GGATAATGGTAATAAAAGTGAAAAATAGGTGTTTTTGGAACGAAAAAGTATAAAAGGTAAAATATTTTAAAAATGGACATAAAATAAATGTCCAATTCGAAAAAATGCGCCAAACTTTTTTTTGCCAAATTTTTCAACTTTTTTTTGTAAATTTTTTTTGTGACCTTAATGGTCTCATTTTTAAAAATGGGTATTTTTGGCGTTTTTTTCTTTAAGTTCTTTTTTAATTATATTATTATAATTCAAAAATAATATAAATAACTAGTTTTATTTTTTACGCGTGGATTTTCTTTCTGGTTTTTTTTGTAATTTTTTTTGTGACCTTAATGGTCTCATTTTTAAAAATCGGTATTTTTGGCGTTTTTTTTCTTTAAGTTCTATTTTAATTATATTATTATAATTCAAAAATAATATAAATAACTAGTTTTATTTTTTACGTGTGGATTTTCTTTCTGCGTTTTTTTGTAGATTTTTTACGTTTACCAGTTCCTTTTCTTTGTTTTACACTTCTATCAAAAGAATTTTTTCTGGTTCTTTTATTGATATTAGCAGGATAAGATGACCTGGGCGGCATACGACTACTTAGATGATCCTTAATATTAAGACTTTCAAGTAGTCTTGTTAAAGACTCTATTTCCTTATTATCTGGCATATATATATATATATATATAAATATTTATTTTTTAAGAGTAGATTTTCTTTTTTTATGTTTATGTTTTTTTGTATGTTTTTTACGTTTTGTTTTAAGTTTTCTTCTTTTTTTTCTTTTTGTTTTGCCCCAACCATATTTATGTTTATCCATCTCAGATCTATATTCTGCTTTTTCTTGGTATGGGTCTTCTTTTATTAATAATTCAGATAATTCACGGGCTGACATAAGAGCACGAGTAGGAGAAGTTCTTTTATTACCTTGAAAACTGTTACGACGACGTATACTTCTAGCGTTTTTTCTCCCTTCTTCATGTTCTCTCATAGAAGATAATTGTTCTTTGTAAGGCATATTATGATACTGTTCAACTATAAAAGAAGGAGCACTTGTACCTGATCCAGAACCTGTGCTATGAAAATCGGCTGCATAACTTGCTTCATCATATTCCTTTTTTTCAGATGTTAAAAGTGGAATCTGAGCGTCTCGCGGAGGTAAACGCATAGGCTCAACTCTATTTTGCGGCAAAGCTGCTTGCATTTGGTTTTGTTGTCTAATTTGTTCTAGTTGAGATTCAAATACTTGTTCTGCAAGTGCTCTTTCTCTATCTCTTTGAACTCGTAATTGTTGTAGTTGAAATGCTACTACTTGTGCTGCTCGTGCTTGCTGTTCTAATTCATCGTCCATAATTTTTCTTTTGATACCCGACATTTATATTATTAATATATTTTAATAATATAAAAATGAATAAAGTTTATCAAGATATATTTTTATATGGATTAAATTTTAGTTATGTTTTATATTTTTTTGCAATGTTAGGTATAAGTTCTTTAGCACCTCAATATCTCTCTTATTTAAGAATATTTCTAAAGATTTATGTGGCATTATTATTAATATATTTTTATAACCCGATTACTTATAAAGAGAAAAAATTTACTGATTTTGATAGAAATTTAGCATTTTCAGCAGGTATTTTCTTATTATTATCAACAACAGCAGTAAACAGTATTGAATTATTTTTAAAAGATAAAACTAAATTTATTTCTAGTTTCTACACGTCCGATTCTTAGTTTGTTTTCTTTGTTTTCTAGTATTTTTAGATTTCTCTCCGAGAAATTTTTTAATGTTGTTTTCTATTTTTTTAGAAATAAGTAAATCAATATTTTTTTCAACTTTTGTTTTATCTACATATTCTAACTCATCATTAGGTAATTTACTCATATAGCTAACAAAATCATCCTCTGTTTTATTAAATTGTTCAAATAACTCCTTGTTTACTTTAAAATATTTTTCAATTATTTGATTATATGAAACATTATATGTATAAGGTTGTACGTATATGTACCAAACATTTTCATGTACCATTTCAGAATGATGCTGATCATCTATAAAGCACATTTGTGTATTAGATGGTAATTTAGTGCAACTCAGAAAATCTCTATATGATTTACCGTGTGATGTTCTACAAACTTCTACTATTTGACCGTTAACTTTAAAAGCTCTAATAATCTGATCAAATAATTCATAATTTAATTTTTTATGAATATAAGACCTAATAATATTAGCCCAATAATTAGGACCATTATTATTAGTATATATCATAACATAATCACAATCACCAGATAGTTTTTTTTTTTTTACATATCTTAATATCTTTAATATGTTTGTTCTTAAAAATTCAGGAAATAAGTCCAAGAAACTAAAAAAATATTTTTCATGAATTGATTCACTATTTAGAAATTTTTTTAAATGAAACCAAAATTTATAAGGTTGACTAAAATTACCTATAGTTTCGTCTAAATCAAATACGACAGCATATTTTTTCTTATTCATTATAATATTTATATTCTAATATAAATAAATATTATAATTATTACAGATTTTATATAAACCTAATATAGATGAAACTATCAAAACAAGACTATATTGATATATTGAATTTTTATTCAATAAATTTCAGTAAAGATTTACCAATTAAGTTACTAAAAAAAATGACTGAAAAAATAATAGCAGAAAAATTATGTAGATGTATTAAAAAGGTTCCAAATAAAGGATTTCCAGAATCAAGAGCAATTGGTATATGTAATTATAGTGTAGTTCAAAAAAAAAATTTAGGAATTTACAAATTTTCGTGTAAAAAGAAAAAAGAATTAAAATTAAAAAATAATTCAAATCCAAATGAAGACAAAATATATAAAACAGTTAATGGAACATTGGGTTTGAAACCAAAAAAACAACCCAAGAAAACAAGAAAAAAGACATAATTATTTATTTAAATAATCTATTGCTTTTAATAAAATTTTTTCTTGGTCTGATATTTTTTGAAATATCAGATTTTCATTTAAGTAAATAGTAAAATATTTATTATTAAATGTTTTTAAACACAAAGACAAACCTTTATCAAGAATTTTTATATCACATAAAACAGCACCATTTGTAATTTTTACATTATCAATATTTTTTAAACTAATCCATCTAATATTATTACCATAATTTAAATCTTTAATATCATCAATATATCTGTAATCTTTTAATTTAGAATGAAATTCTTTTAAATCGGTTTTTTTTAATCCAAGTTGTTGTAAAATATCATTTTTTTGAGCCTTAATTTCTTGAATGGTAGTATTAATTATACTTAAATTATTATCATTTTGTAATGCTTCTTGTAGTAATTCAATATTCATTTATTATATAATTATATATATTATTAAGTATTTTCTAATATATATTTTGTAGCCAATGATATACATAATTCTCGTCTATTTTGTAAATGTTTTTCTAATATTTGTCTTTGTGTAATATGAATACAATTATCAAAAAAAATATAATCATTACAAGTGCAACTCCATTTACAAGGATATTTTAACTGAACATGATAATATATTGGGTCATACATTTTAACTTTTCCAATACCATGTCTAGTATATCCTTGTCTAATTTCGCCCCAAGGAATAGGAGACAAATCTTGAACTATTGCTAATGCTTTTTTATAATAATTTTTACCAAATAAATTTTTAACCCACTTGGGAACTTCAATATCATAATTGGTTTGATTAATAATTGTTTTAGCAATAAATGCTTTTTTTATATGCCTACATACAGATTCATTTAATTTTCTACATTTATATTCATTAATCCAAATACGATCATTTAAATTATAATTAGGAAGCCAATTAATTTCTTCTTCTGAATAACCACAACTACAACTATATATCCAAGCACTAGAATCAGATGGATCAAGACCACTAAATACATAATAACTTTTTCCAGGTACTTCAATATAATCAGAAATTAGTGTTTCTTCACATAAAGACATATATAAAATTAGAAATATAATTTTATATATTTTTTTAGTTAAAACTACTTCACACTCACATTATTTATTTGTATTATTTTCACTATATACTTTTAGAGTTCTTGCACTCGCATCATCGGCTTTTACATATTTAGGCATCCAATAATATTCAATTAAGTGATCCGTGGCTTGATAGTTTTTATTATAAATATATCTATAATATGCCTGTTCAAGTGTTGTTGGCTTATTATTATTAATTGGTAATTTATTGTACATAGTCATAAGAAATAACAGTTTATATTGTAATGTACCATCATTAATACAAAGATTGTTAATTTTTTCAGTGATAATTTCAAACCAAGATTTTGTTAAACTACTAACACCATCACTAAATGCTTCTTTAGTTCGCCATAAAATTTCACTAGGTAGAAGTTCAACTGCACATTCATGAAATGATTTTCTAACTAAATATTTTTCACAATTATCTTTGGTGCTATTAAAACGTAAATTTCTATCAATTGATAAATAAAATTCAACCCATTTTCTATCTAAAAATGGAGTTCTAGGTTCAAGACCGTGTGAAGAAATACATCGGTCACTTCTTAATACATCAAACATATGAATATCTTGAAGAAGACGTTTGCATTCTCTATCAAATTCATAAGCATTAGGAGCCTTTTTAAAATACAAATATCCGCCCATTAATTCATCAGCGCCATCGCCATTAAAGATTACTTTACAATCAGTATTTTCTTTAATATATTTACCAACTAAATAATTTCCAACACTAGCTCTAACTGAAGTAGTATCATAGGATTCAATAGTTTTAATTACTTCAGGTATAGCATCAAAGAATTGATCATCAGTTAAAAGTATTTCGTGATGTTTAGTTCCTAGATGTTTAGCAACAATGGCAGCATATTTAAGATCTTCTGAACCAGGTAATCCAATACTAAAAGTATGTAAAGGTTGATCAGATTTATAAAATTTATTAACCAAAGCAGCAATAAGACTACTGTCTAAACCACCAGATAGTAAACAACCAATTGGTCTTTCACATGTTCCAGATACACGTTTTTCAACTGCGTAATGAAGATTATCAACAATTTTATAATATAGTGATGAAGATACTTTATAATTGATATTAGAACAAGGAAATGAAGTGTATTTTTTATAAAACATGGATTTAATATTATTATTATCAATAATCATAAAATTTCCAGGTGTAAAATGTTGAATATTTTTTTTCATAAGAACTAAAGGATATAATACTTTTAATTCACTAGCAAATGAAACGATATTATTTTCAGTAAAATAATATAAAGGTCTTACTCCATATGGATCTCTGCCAACTATAACTTTATTGATATTTCTATCATATAAGATAAATGCAAATACTCCATCTAAAATAGAAAGAGTAAATTCAATTCCATATTTTTGATAAAGATGAAGAATAATTTCGCAATCGGAATCGGTTGTTAATGCTATAGAATTATCTTCAGCAAGTTTCTTAAAATTATATATTTCACCGTTACAAACCATAATAATATTGTTAATTTCAAATGGTTGATTAGATTCTATATTTAAACCATTAATAGCAAGACGATGAAATCCAATATGTATATTATTATAAACATTTAAGGTTGAAAACTCAGGACCTCTAGGTTTACCTTTATTAAAAGATTTTTGTAAGTTAGAAGGTGAAGTATGACTGTTATCATTAGCATTTAATATGGCAAATATTCCGCACATATTTAGCAATAATATATTATATTTTTTGTCTTTAATTGTTTTCGATTTAATTTAAAATAAAATTTTAAAATATTTAATTATAGTAAATGAATACCAGTGTTAAATTACAAAATTTTGAAAAATTAGATATAATGAATAGAAATTTATATACAAGAAATATTCCTTCTGGAATTATACAACCGAATTTTGATCCAAGACCCGTAAGTACAAAATATTCTACATTGCCTGTAATTGATCATAGAAAAGAAGCAAATATTCCAATTATTAATCAGGATTGTTATAACAATGAAGAAGTATTTTATCCAGGAACAACAAAACCTCATTATTGCGGATTTGCTACAAATGTAGACAAAGAAAGTACATTAAGAAATCAATTTTTTGCTTTACAAACGGCAGATCAAGCAAAATATATACCTTCATCTTCGAGCGATTTATATATCAATCCAATAAATTTTAAAACAGTTCCAGTTGATTTAGAAGAAACGATGTTATTTAGACAACCTGAATTTGCGGATTTTAATCCAAATCCATCGGTAATTATTGGTAATAGAATATTTGATAATGCAACTCGTGTTCAATTAAAAAATTTAAAATAAAAATTTATATTATTAGTTATGAATTCAAATAATAATATAAATAATTATGATTTATTATTTTTAAGCAATAAAGAATTATATAATAAATTTTTGGAAAAAAAAGAGAGAACGCACGTAAATATAATTGAAGATGTTGTAAAATATAAAAAAGAAATAAAAACTAAAATAAATAAATTATTGGATGCTTATTTAGATGATAATAATGATATGGATAAATTACTAAAATCAAAAAATGATAGTGAAAAATATAAATATTTATTTTATAACTTTTTAGTAAGTTTAATAGAAAATATAAAACTTCAAGAAATAAAAAAATCTATAAGTAAAGATTTAAGTGGAGTAAAAAATCAATTTAATTTAAATATGGAAGATATATGTAATAATTTAATGTCTATTGATATGAATTTAGCAGAAGAAAACAATAACATTGTAAAAAAAATAACAAATTTAAATGATTTTGTAAATGTAAAAAATCCAGTTATTAAACCAAAAATTCTTCCAAAAAAAAGACACTAAAAAATATCATTATATATTAATAGTATGGCTAAGAATACAAGAAAATATAAAAATAAAAAATTCAAAACATTAAAATGTGCACCAAAACAAAATAATAAGGTAGTAGATGGTTTAAAAGGTAAATCTTGTTATGGAAAAGAAGAAATATTAAATATGAAAAAAGTTTGGAATAGTAAAAATAGTAAAAATAGTAACAAAATAACTACAAATGAACCTAAGGAAATATGGAAATTTTTTAAAGATAATTTATCAAATAAATGTTATAATGAATTATGTTGGTTGAATGAACAAACATTCAATTCAAAAATAAATAAAGATGTAGTAATGAAGACTGTATTTAGACCATTCTCTCCGGAATCATGGAAAAAAAAACCATATGAATGGTTGTCGAGTGTTGATATAATAAAAGTGATGTCGCAATATGAAAATAAATATAAAAAATTTTCTTTTATTGGACCATCACCAATTGATTTTGATGATAAAAAGTTATTTGGTACTTGTGTTTGGGAGAGATTATGTAAATTTGATTTAAGTAAATATATAGAAAAGAATAAATCAAAAATTGGAATAATATTTAATATGGATCCACATTACAAAGATGGCTCACATTGGATAGCATTATTTGTTGATACAGAAAAAAATTTTATTTTTTATTTTGATAGTAATGGCGATAAAATACCTAAGAGAATAAAAGTATTGGCCGATAGAATAATAGAGCAAGGTCACAAGTCAAATATAAATTTAAAATTTATGAGTAATGAAGGTAAAGAACATCAACGTAAAGATGGTAATTGCGGTATATATGTATTATATTTTATAATTGAACTGCTTAAGGGCACAAAAAATCCAGAATATTTTAAAAAACACAGAATTTCAGATGAAGAGATGAGTGGTTATAGAATAAAATATTATAATAGTAATTAATTTTGTTTTGAATAATTCATTGAAATCAGTAAATTTCACATTACTATTTAAATTATAAACAGTATTATTTAACATTCTATAGTTTTTTTTTCACTTGTCTTGTGTATTTAAAATATTTAATTTATTAATTCTTATTGAAATCCAATTATTCAATGTAGTTTCTAATGAGTCAGATAAATATGGTAAAGAATATAATATACAAATGCAATCATTCGGGAAAATTTGCGTTAATAATTTAGTTGTAATAAATTGATGATGAGAATTTTCATTTGAATAAGTTAAATGTAAAACTTTATTCTTTTCTACTTCTTAATACATTACTAAAACGGAGTTTTGACTTTGGTGAACGTAAACACAAACACTTTCGATAAATGAATACAATAAAGTAAATAAAATTACCTAAAGTTAGTATTTAAAAATAATAATTTAGTATATAATTATGGATTATATACTAAGTGAAAAAAATAAAGGATTTTTATGGAATATTTTATATGAAAAAAATATTTTCAATGGAATTCCTAATGATAATTTAGAAAAAGTAAAAAATTTATTTGAATCCACAATTGTAAATGTATCACAAACTACGAAAAATAGAGAGATTATAGAAATAAATAAAGAAATTTTAAAAACATTACATACAGAAATTCAAAGTTTAAAACATAATTTGCTTGAAAGTAAAAATATTAAAGATGAATTTAAAGATGAAAAGATAGTAGTTTTTGATAAAAAATTAGAAAATCATAAAAGTTCATTGAATGAATTAATAAATCCTAGTAAACCAAAAGAAATAGATTTTGCAGATAAAACTGATAAACCAATAGATAATAATGAGATGAATAGAATATTAGAAGAAATGCAAAAGGAAAGAAATATTGAAACAGATAATATAAAACTTAAAATTTCTGATGAAAAAATAATAAAACCAGATAATATTATCAGTGAAACAAATAATGATGAAGTACCAAAATTAAAGATAGAATTGATTGAAGAATTATTGGAATTCGAAGTAGACGATTTAAATGGATCTGTTAATAAAAAAGTTGATGAATTAAAAACTGCAGACAATAAGTTAAAAAGTATAAGTAAATTATTAGATAATGAATATAAAGAAGAAAATAAATTAAACTTAAATGACAAAGTAGATATTATTAGTGAACTTTTGAATAAATTATTAATAAATCAAGAGAGAATTATGAGGAAATTAGATTTATTATGATTTAATTTTTATTTCTTGTAAATTAAATTATAAATTATTATTAAAACCGGTAAAAAAACAGCAGAAAAACACATAAATATTTTATGTAATTTAATTTTATAAAAATTAATTAAATTAATCATTAAGAACTACTTTATTTTTACCTTTTTCAGTAACTAAATTACCAATATGTATAAGTTCACCTTTAGAATAAGCATCATAATCATATACTTTATTATTTTCTTTATTCAAACCATAATTAGTATTTCTTATTTTGTATAATTTGATTGCTACTTTTTTCTTATTTAATTGCATAACTTTATCTGTATCTTGTTCTTTAATATTAGGAACATACATCATTTTATCATCTGTAGCATTACCAATTGTAAAACAAGTGATTCTTTCTTTTGAAGAAGATCTAGAATGAATACTACAGTCGATAGCAGATTTTTTAACATTAGTTAATAATTCTTTGTTAAGTTCTTCTTTAATAGAAGATATTTCAAATAAAAATTCATCGCTAGTTAATACACGTTTTTTATCTTTTTTACTGACATCATTAAGTTTTAGGTCAATTGAAATAGATTCAAGTTGTTTTACAGTAAATTTCATTAAATATAAAAATACTTCTACAGTTTGTAATTCTTTTGGAAGTTCACTATGAGAACAAATACGTCTGGCTCGCCCAATAACTTGTTGATTTCTAACAGGATGCCAGTAGGGTTCAGTAATATGAACGTATCTAACATTTTTTAAACTAATACCTTCAGCCCCAGAAGATGTAATCATTAAAACTTTAATAACTTCTCCATAAAAATTATTAGGATTAATAGTTTTCAATTGAGTAACAATATTTGATGGAACAACTTTCCAATTACTATTTAATACATTTTTAATAATCTCTCTTTCTTCTGGAGTTTCATCTCCACTATATGAAGCATACATAGGTTTTCCTATATCATCAGGGTCTACTTGAAAAGAATATTCACCAACTACAGATTTTTTTAATTTAAATTCTGCAAAACCGTTTTCTTTTAAAACAAGTTTAAATATTCCAATACCTTCAAGTGTTTTAAATTGTGAATAAATTAAATGAATTCCTCTATTAGAAGAATCAATAATATTATTTAACATAGTTAAAAATTTAGGACTATAAATAGAAAGTTTTTCTTGTGTTAAATATTTTGAAGAATTTTTATCAAGTTCCGAGAGAGCTTGTTGTATTCTAGTTGGATAAGAAGTATCCTTAGCTTGACTTAATTGTTTTCTAATATCTTGTAAATCTTCTTGTTCGAAATTATTATCCATGTCGTCTAATTTATCTTGTGCTTTGGTGTCATCTAATATATCTTCACCAACATTTTCATTATTTTCAACAGCACCAATGGCGGCTTCAATTGAGTCATCTTTATTAGGCATTGGTCTTTTAATATCAGGTTTGGGAAACACAAAGTTACAATATGCGCGAGAAAAAATGCGGTATGTAGACACACTATCGCTATAAATTTCGTCTTTTTGTAATTTATTTTTACCTTTTTTAGATTTATTATTTTTTTCAAGTTTTCTTTCTTGTATTCTGGCTTCTTGATATTGACCAAATTGAAAATCACTCATAGGAATTTGTAGAATTTTAATTTCATCATCTTCATATTTAGGCATAAGTTGTTCTTGTGCACTTCTGAAATAAGATGTCAATCCAATAATACGCATTTTAAACATATCGGTATTTTTCATTTGATTTTTAGCATCAATAAATAAATCTTTAAATTCATCAAAATTATCTGGTAATGATTTGTATGGAATAATTTTAATATTATTACCTTCTATTGTGATATTTTGGGAATTAAGAACTTCTAATAATGCATCTTTAAATTGTGAAACATAAAAAGTTTCACTAGAGAATTCAAGTTTATTGTTAGATTCTTTTGATGATTTAGTAAATCCAAATGGATTTTTAGTAACAGTAAGTTCTTTTGTGAGAGAATTAAATTCAATTGTATCAATATGATTGTATATACCCTTTTTCTGAAATAAATCAATTAAATATTCCTGAGTAACAACTTTGCCAGTAACTTTAGAATCATTAATTTTTGTTTTAAAAGTGTATATATATCCCCTTAAAATATTAAATAAAATAGCAACTTCATGAGGATAATTAATTATTGGTGTTCCAGAGAGAAGTATAATTTTGCAATTTTCAGCTTCCATTAAATAATTGTACATTTTCATAGATAAAGATGATGCTCGTGAAAGTTTATTAACGATTCTACTTATAAAATTATGGGCTTCATCAATAATTATAACTTTATTAGAAAAAGGATTAATAGTAAAATTGTTAGTTAATGACGCTAAATGACTATTTCTTAAACCATTATAATTAATAAATTCATATTTATATGATATCATTAAATTAACTTGTTCATTAATTTTTTTTTGATCTTCAAAGTCGAGAGATTCATAATTAGGTTCTTTTTGAACATTAACAAACCATGCGCCTTTGTTTTTAATAATAGTTTCTTCGGGAATTTTTAATATAGAACTGAGAGATTTAACTAAATCTGGAGAAGAAGAAGTATCAATAAATTCCCAATATTGATTTTTTTTATACAAATAATCTCCACATTTTTTTAGTTCTTCATAATAATTATCTCTCAAAGAAGCCGGTGTCATAACTAAAATTTTAAGGTCATTTTTAATACCTTCGGCAATAGCAATAGAAGAACAGGTTTTACCAGAACCAAGACCATGATAAAGTAAAAGACCTCTATATGGAGTAAATAAATTAATGTAATCACGAACAATTTTTTGATGTGTTAAAAGAGAGAAATCTTTTTTGAGAGATTCATCACAACTAATAGTAATTTTTCCTTCAGCAATATCTTTTTCTTCTTGTAAAAGTTCTTCTTTATATGGTAAGAACAATTTATTTATTGCATTTATGAATATTTCTCTATTATATAAATAATAATCGGGAGTTTTAATTAATATATTAGGTTGTAATTTAGGTAATCTATCTTTAAGTTTAGAATCACCAATAACATCATCTTCATTTGGTTGATAATCAGAAATTAATTTAGATTTCTTTTTATATTCGGTTTTCTTAATAGTTTCAACATCAGGTAAATCAGGTAATTTAGTTTTATCTTTAGTAGTTTTAGCGGTTGCACCAAATGGTAATAATTTAATTAATTCATCAGTTTTAATAATTTCAGTAAAAGTATCTTCAAGAAGTGGTTTGGGTTTTACTAGTTTTTGAACAGGTGGTTTAAATGTTTCTTGGGATTTAATAATTGATAGTTTGTCGGTATCATATATACCAATTTGATTTTGAATTTTATGGATAAATTGTTGAGCATTAATAAGTTGTTCTCCGGTTTTATCGATAATAGTTGGAAGTTCAGAATCTTTCTTTTTTTCAATAAAAAAATTGAAATTTTGATTTTTTTTAGGAAGCGGTTTAACTTTGAGTAAATCCAAATTTTCATGAATTGTCTCCATATTAAACTATATATATATAAAATATAGTTTAATACTATTTAATTATTTATCAAAATATAGATAAATTCTCTCAATTAAATCTGTATTTTTCACCATTTTCTATTCTTCTAAATTGTTTTTCAATTTCATTTTTTTATACTATAAGTCTTTTTGATATAGTTGGATTTACATTTTTTATTTTTTACATTTACCATAGTATTTGTTTTACAAGAAACACAACATATTGGAGTTTTCTCTCCTGGTTCATTATAATTAGGCTGTGATCTCCCGCATTTACAAATTTGTGAAGCATATTTTCTATCTTCTTTATGTTCTTTACATCTCTCAAAACAACCATATGTAGAGCCAAAATAAGCCCTATTTCTACAATTTTCAAAATTACATATATTAGGCATTTCTAAATTAATAAAAAATTTATTTTTAAGTCATTTAAAAATTGAGTCCCAACTTTTTAAAAGTTTAGACTTAATTAAAATTTAATTATTATATTGTTCTATTAATTTAATAGCGTATTCACATGCCAATTGTTCTGCTTTTTTTTTAATTTTGTGTTCTGCTTTAGTAATAAAGACTAATAATTTAGGATTAATTTCAAGTCTATTATGTATTTCCTTAAATGATTTCAAATCTTTAAACATTACAGCATTATTAATATCAGCATTATAAATATTTTGTCCAAAACTAATGTAAAGTCCCATAATGTAAATTTTATCAGTTTCATTTTCAAATTTGTCTTGTAATTCAACATAATCTGGAGTAAGTTTAAATTCTTTTTGAACAATAACTTGTAATTTATTTTTGTAATTATCATCATTAGCAATAAGTTTAGTCCAATCAACGTGTTTTTCAAATACGTGTTCAACAAAAACTTGAGCCATTTGTAGTCCAGGACCGCAATTAAATATATTTTGAAACCATCCATATTCATCTTTAATGTCTATACGATTATAATCTAGAAATATAGCACCAATAAATGCTTCAAATAAACATCCTAATTTTTTAAGATTAGTTCTAATATTTTTTTCTTCTGCATGTCGGGAAATAATGTAATGATGATGTAAACCTAATTCAAATGCGAGTTTTCCAATATGTTCATTTTTAACAAGAGCAATTTTTTTTTCAGTCATAAAACCCTCATCTGCTTTAGGAAATCTTTTATATAGATAATATTTAGTAATACATTCAAGAACACCATCGCCAATAAATTCTAATCTTTCATTAGATTTAGTTTTAAGAGGTAAGCAATCTTCTGGTTTTTCAACAATTATAATATTAGATTCTTCATTTTCAAGTTTAGGTTTTTTAGTGTATGATCGATGTATAAATGCTCTTTTGTAAAGTTCAAGGTTAAATGGTTTAGCGAAAATTCCATAATTATTTAGAATTTCTTGAATATTAGTAATTTGAATTTCTTTATTTAATGGATTGTATGGATTAAATACTAACTCTTCAGAATTAATAATATTATCATCATTAGTAATATTATTAGGTTCTAAGTCAGATTCATTATCACTATTGTTGTCTTTAAGGCACAAATTTTCAAAAGCAGGTTCTAACATAATATAATTTATTTAAGCATATTGTTTTTAATATAAATTAAAACAATTTTTAATAAAATAAAAAAAAATATAATATAATATTATAAAAAAAGATGCCACGAGTTAACTTAATTGGAGCAAGCAATAGATTAACAAATAATACATGCGAATTTGGTTCTATGGCTGGTTTAGCACCAACTACAAATGTAAGACCTAACGTTACAGGAATGCCAGGTTACAAAGTAACACTAACTGCAGGTAATCAATTTTTAGAAGGACCAACTGGCGGAGTTGCAGGACCATTGCCCGATAATACAATATATAGAATGTGGGGTTGTGGTTTAGGTCTAAATGGACAATCAGCCTGCTCAAACGGTGAGAAATGCTTAAAGAATCTCAATTTATATAGTGGTTCAAATACTATTGGAACATTTGCAACTGGTCGTTCGAAATTACTTGGTTAAGTTGATAATTATTTTTCTTAATTATTATAAAAATAATTATTTAAAAGTTAATGATTAATATGTGTAATGAAATTGTATATAGATAATAGAGAACCAAAACAAATAATAAATTATTTAAATGTTTTAAATGAAAATAGAAAATATACAATAGAAGTTACAAATTTAGAATTAGGAGATTATTTAATTTACGATGAAATAAATGAGAGAACATTAGTAATTATTGAGAGAAAGTCATTATCAGATTTAGAATCTAGTATAAAAGATGGAAGATATAATGAACAATCTTTTAGACTGGATGGTAATTCATTACCAAATCATAATATATATTATTTAATTGAAGGAAATATAATAAATTATAGAAATGATAAATTTAAAGGAACTTTGTATTCATCTCTCGTGTCTATTAGTTATTACAAAGGTTTTTCTATTTTAAATTCAGTAAATAATATAGAATCAGCTGAACTAATAAATAGTTTTGTTAACAAATTATTGAAAGAAAATAGCAAATCATGTTACTATAATAATATTGAAAATCTCTCTGAACAAAAAGAAGAATATGTAAATGTAGTAAAAACAACCAAAAAAGCAAATGTAACACGAGACAATATAAATATTATAATGTTAATGCAAATACCTAATGTAAGTCATCAAAGTGCAACTGCTATAATAAAAAAATTTAAAACATTAAAAGATTTGACTAATGCCTTAGAAAGTGATGTAGAATGTTTAGATTCTCTCAAACTTGAAGGCTCAAATCGAAAAATTTCAAAAAATGTAATTCAAAATATAAAAGAATACTTATTAAATTAGAATATATATTCTAATTGTATATATAATAATGAATTTTACAATGGAAATGTACAAAAATATTGCATATGCTGTTTTAGCATTTTTATTTATAGTAATAATTTTTAGTTGTTTTAATTTTCAGCAACGTGTAGTTCAAAATTTATCTTTTAGAGAAGTAACTAATTTAAATTCAAATAAAGAAGGGTTTACTAGCAATCGTAATTTAAAAGAAAATAAATACAAAACTGATGATAATTTATTAAAAATGATTGAAAATAAGTTACGAGGTTTAACAGAAGAACTAGGTGGTTCTGAAGGTAAAAAAGAAGTAAAAACTTTATTAACAAGTACAAAAAAAATCGTAAATTTAGAATGTGCAAAATGTATGATGAATATGTTAGATAATAATAAAGGGGCAAAATCAATTAATGTAGAAAGTCTAATTGAAGATGAAAATAGCGAGAATTGTATAAAATGTAAAAAATATACAGAATTATCTGATACAATAAATTCTATGATAAATAATTTATAAAATATTAATAATTAGTTAAATAGATTTATATAAATATAATTAACTAATGAAATATTCTTTATTAATACCTATGGTGGGCCATGGTTCAACAGATATTATTGATGAACCACTTAAAAGTATAGTTTTAAATTTAGGTACAGGATTAATAATAAAAAATATGAATTTAATAAATAGAAAAAGAATTTTGGTAGGATTTTCAATATTTCATATAGCCCAAGATATTCCAAATAACTTTAAATATGCTATTTCATCTTTATTACATTATATATGGATAAAAAAACCATTTATAGCAAAATTAAATTTATTATTAATACATACACCATTACATTATTTAAGAATTTATTATAAAAGAGATAAATGGAGAGAAAAAATATTTTTAGGATTATTAACAAGTATAATTGGTAGCATATTAATCGAAAAAGAAATTGATTTATTATTGAATAAAAAATTAGACGAATTATGGTGGGTTTCTCCTGTAATAGCACATATAATTTTAACAGAAATAATAAATCGAAACTTTGTTAACACAAGTAATATTTTTAATAATGCAGTAAAATTAAAAGTTAGAAACATTCATCATTTGTTAAAATAATATTTTTTGAATATCTAATAATGTTTATTTTTATATTTAGTGTGATAATATCATTAATATTATCATAATAAGGATCACTTAAAGTACATTTATATTTTTTTAATATATTTTCTAAAGTATCATCAAGTATATATTTATATGGGTCATTATTATCAAAATAAATATATGCCTGTTTATTTACTTTACCTGATAAACTAACTTCTGAAATTAATTTTTTTGTGCGTTCAAATTTTACATTTTGTGTTCCAATTAAAGGAATATTTATTGAAGTATAATATTTATTACCAATTGGAGGTAACATATTATTTAATGATAATACAAAAAAAATACTCGCGATCATTATATATTAAGAAGTGTAATTTTTAAATTATTTAAATACGTATTATATTTTTATAATACGTATTATGCACTAGCCGAGAATCGAACTCGGGTCACTTGCTTGGAAGGCAAGTATGATAACCATTACACTACTAGTGCTTATTAAATAGATAAAATAAATTATCTTTAAATAATTTTTAAATTAAGTTGTTTAATTTAACATAGCTTCAGTTATTGCATTAAGATAATTTCCATTATGTTTTTTTAGATAATATACGGCTTCAAATTCACTTACATTAGCCCTATTCATAAATAGTTTTATAATTTGTTGATTTAAGCCTTTTTCATTTCATTTAATTTAATAATAGTAACTATTGGATCAAGATTATTTTTTCTAAGAGCCTGAACTGCTTTGCCCTTTTGAACTCCTGTCATTTCCATAACATGAGCAATATCCTCAGGATCTATTCCTTCAGGATTAAATTCATTAACTTTCGAATATATTTCTCTCCTAATTTGTGGATTACTATATCTTTCTTCCAATGCACGTATTTTTTTTTTTGCTAATTCTAGTCTATCTGACTCTCTTTGAGAGATTATAATATTATTAAGTTTGGGGTTTAATGGATTAAAATAAGGATTATTAACAAGTGTATTTGGATTAGGAGGTCTAGTAGGCAATCTTGTATAAATAGGTTCAGTTTTATTTTTTTTAGTAAAAATTTTTTTTAATGTACCAGCATTTCGCTTAGATCTTAGTTTTTTTAATTTACGAGAATTTTTAGGTAATTTTTTTTTATAAGTTCGTTTTTTATTTTTTTTACGCATAATATTATACTATATAAATATTTTAATTATTTAAAATTTCACTAAAATTAGTTTTAATTTGTGGGGTATTATATCTATATACTTCTCTTCCTTTATAATCTCCATCATCTAATGCCTTTTTTGTATATTCTTTTCCGCCCCAATTAGGATCCATGGGATTTCTAGATTGAGGAGTTTTTTCATTATATAAAAAATCTAAAGGAGTATTAACTCCTATATTTTGATTATATTGGTCAAACCCAGAATACATTCCAGTATTAAATTTTATATTAGAATTTGGTGTTGAATCTAAAGTAGCATCAAGCATTTTATTTTTTTCAAAATAATCTTCAGATGTTTTTCCTGGTAATGTATTAGATTTGGTGCTAGATAATCCACCAGAATTTTCAAATATTGAAGGTTTAATTTGAAATAAATCATTATTTTGAGTATCAGTTGTATATTGAAGATATAATACAGGACAATTAATATTTTGAGATTTTTGCCATTCAATAAATTCTGAATATTCTTCTAAACTATTAAATTGAACCGGATTAACACCAGGAACAGCAGCAAGTTTAGAATTAAATAATAATATTTTTCCATCTTTTTCAATCAACATATTAGGACATCTATAATTATTCGGTTTTTTTTGTTCGGTATTATTAGAGAGATTTTCAAAAACTTTTGTCGAATTGCTATAATAAATTAAACCTAATAAAAAAATGAATACTATAGCTAAAATTTTATAATTAAATACCATTATTAATTAGATTATATAAATATAATATATTTTTTAAATTTTATAAAATATATTATAATATTATATGCTAATAATTGAATTAAAAAATGGTTCTTTTGATAAAGAAGTGATAAAAGATTTATTAGAAAAAAAAATTTGTTTAATTGGAGTATTCAGTAAATTATGTATTCATTGTAAAAATATGAAATCGCAATGGGAGTTTTTAAAAAAAAAATTAAAAAAAATGAATTGTAATAGTATATTATTAGAAATAGATGCTAGTCAATTAGATTATATAGATTTTAGTTCGTTAAAAAGTTCAATAGATGGTTTTCCATCAATAATGGTATTTGGAAAAGGAAAAAAAGTAAAGAATTATCAAGGTAATAGAAGTAGTAATGATATGTTTAAATTTTTTAAACCATATTTAATAATTAATGATAAAAAGAAAACAAAAAAAAATATTAGTGTTTGCAAAAAAGTAAAAAAAGGTAAAGATGGTTGTAGAAAATGTTGTTCTCAATTTAAAAAAAGAAAAACATTTAAATTATGTAAAAAATTATGTATGAAAACTTAAGCTCTTAAATTAGGATTAACACATATATCCATAGTAGGATAAATATCTCCAGACATACATTGTTGACGTTCATTAACTTTTGCACAATAACGAGTATCATTTATTTTACCAATGTAACAATAACCTTGTTGTAAAGCTTGTGTTCTAACTGGTTCTGGATGAGAATCGGTTTTATCTATTTTTTTATTAACATTATTGGTTAATATATTATTATTTTCTGGATTAACAACAGAACCAGTTTTTTTTAAACGGTCTTGTAAAAATCCAATACTAGATGTAGTTCCTGTAGCAGCGACATCTATAACATTTTTGGTAGTATCTGAACCAGTTTGTACAATTTCTTGTGTTCCAGTCGACGCAGTAGATACTACATTTTTTGTAGCATCACCAATTACTTCTCCAGTAGTAGAGAAAATAGGTCCAAATAAATTAGTTAAAAAATTAGTTCCATCACTTAAATAACTAAAAATATTTAATCCTAAGAAAGATAATAGGATAATTAATAAAACAATGAATAATATATTTCTGAAAGTAAAAATAGAAGTAGTAGTTTGAATAGTTTTTGAAGCAATAGAAGATGCTTTTTGAGATAAAGAAGGTTCACCTAATGATTTTGTAGTAACCATAGAATTAATTGGAGTATTAATTAATGTTTCTAATTGAGTTTTAGGTTTATTTTTAAAAAGAGATAAATTAGGAGTTTGTGATTTTTGAGAAGTAGCAGATTTAATGTTTTGAGTCAATTTATTAATTGATTTTCTAATAGATTCAGCCATTATATAATTTAATAATATTTTATAATTATTAATTTATTGCTAAAAAATATCTTTAAATATATAAATAATGAAAACAAAAAAGAAAGAAATATATAATAGATTAGTTAAAAGTATAAAATCATCAAAACCACAAGGTTATCGTAGTTCATTTACAGAAAGAAAAACACGTAAAACGAAGTCATTTTCTCCAAATATAAATAGAGAATTAGATGTTAAACAGTTGAAATCATTAAAAAATGAAAGTGTAAATTTATGTAATAATTTATTACAAATAAACATTGGAACAATAAGTAAACCAAGATGTTTGAATTTTAATAATTTATTAGTTAAAAAATTTTTATTAAAAAATTTAATGGCTTCAAAACATTTAGATCCAAGTAAATTTATTGCTCCAAAACAACTTTATTCAAATTGTTGGTTTAATACTATGTTTGTAACATTTTTTTTTAGTGATAAAGGTAGAAAATTCTTTAGATTTTTTAGAAATTTGATGATAACTGGTCGTAAAGTTGATAAAAGTAGATTAGAAGATCAAGAATTAAGAAAATTATTATTTATATTTAATTTATATATTGAAGCATCATATAATCAAGATTCAAATAAATTAGTTAAAAATAAAGTAAATTTGCATGAACAAGTAAAGATTTTAACATCAAATTTGGATACAAATTTTTTAATAAAAAGAATATATAATAGAATAAAAAAGTTATCACCACATTATAGTTTACCAAATTTGGATGAGGCAGGAAATCCATTAGAATTTTATAAAGTAATAATGAGTTATTTAAAATATGATATTTTAAAAATTTTAAATATAGATGTGGATATAAATTTAAAAAAAAAATACAGTACAATTGAAAATATGTTAAAATTTTTTTTTACAAAAGAACAAGATATAATTATATTTGAAGACCATGAAAGTAAAATAGATTATAAAATGAATTATGAAATAGAAATAAATAGTAAAAAATATAAATACAAACTAGATAGTATAATATTAACAAATAAAGATCATTACAAACCACAAGCAAATAGTCATTTTGTAAGTGTATTAACAATTAATAAAGAATATTATAAATTTGATGGAAGTAGTTATTCAAAATTATCAAAATTTGATTGGACGAAAATTTTAAACAAAAATGTAGATTGGACATTTAAAGAGAATCCAGCTTATTATCCAGAAAAATATAACTTTAGGTATGGATACAAAATTTTATTTTATTATCGTAGTTAAATAATTTAAAAGTAATTCTAATAAAAATACAAATGGAAAATGAAAAATGAAAATTGAAAAAATAGATTAATTAAATACTAATCCTTGAAATTAGTTTAATTTATATTATAAATTTGAAGATACAAATAAAAATTATTATGGTATTTGTGAATTAGAAGAAATAGTGAACATAATGCTTGTAATTTATCTTTCAATGCAGTAAAAGAGAATATAAATAGATATACATTAGCATATAATAGTTACTATGAAAAGTAAAATTAATATAATAAAATAATATAAATAAAAATTAATAATTTATATTATTATAATGGTAAAACTAGATGAAAATCCAATTGAAGATTATTATCGTGAAAATGCAGGTAAGAATTTATCACTAAGAAAAGTAAGTAAAAAATTAGGTATAAAATTAAGAAAAGGAGTTTTTTTAGCAAATAATTCAAATGTATTAAAAAAAGTAGATCCATTTGAGGTTGGTAGTGGTAAGAAATCTATTCTACTTTTTAGATGTGATTAGTTAGAATGTTCTACAAGTTGCATTCCATTATGTTGATTTGATTGTGTTTGTGATATTTTTAAGTGAATATAATGTTGAATCTGATTTTTTAGATCTGTGTTTGGAGTAAGAGTAATATCGTCTAAAACTAATCCAGTAAGAGGAGAAGTATGCCGAGTTTGAAACCAACGTTCAATTGATGATCTATCATATGTATGATTATCATTTGTTTTAACAGGGTCAATCATAACTTCTTGGCTAATACAACAGAAATATTCGTGAGGAATCTCATGTGTTTCTACAAGAGTTGATAAAATAGCAGGATCAAGAGGTTGATTATTCATCGCCTGTAATTTTTCTTTTAACTTAGCAATAGTAATAACAACTCGTCGCACACAACGAGATTTGCGATTAATAATATCTAATTGTGTTCCAAAATAATTATTTTGATTGAATTTAATTCTACGAGTGGAATTATCAGTAGAAAGAGTAATATCAACATGTTGTTCAGTTTGACTATAAGCATTTTCAATGATTTCATTTTGATGTTGCAAATATGGAAGCCACCATTCTTCGCCCAAAGTCATTAAATCTCCTTGACGTTCTGGAATTCCTCTGCACCACTGCCATACAGCAATAAGTTTATCATCTTGATTTAGATCTTCTGGCTTCCAGAATGTATAATTTTCATTAATTTGTTCAGTTCCATTTACTATTACATCTGAAGGAATTTTGATGTTAAATGTTTTTTCAGCCAAATCAGAATGATTAGTGATTCTCCATTCACCGTGATGTTTTTTAGCATAAATTTTGAGGTCAGACATATGAGAATTTAGTTGAATTCTTTTTACACTTCGCATTCCAGGATGTTTATATCCATTTCTTCCTAAGGAAATACCGGGTGTAGTTTGATAACAACCATCACGATGATGAAAATGAATAGTAGAATTAAAGAAATCCCTACCTAATACAATATTAGTTGGAATGGTTTTTTCATAAGGAGAACGTTGAATATATCTTTGTTCAATTCTGGCTGCAATAGCACGAGGATAGAAGTTGATTTCAAGGCGGACAGGATCGAGGGAAAGCCAGACAACCGAAACGTTTGCCATAATTAGGAAGTATGCATTTATAAAATAAAAAATATTAAAATCAATTTTTTTTATAAATTATTAATTATTTCTATTTTTTCAATAGTTTTTTCCATATTAGACTTTTTAATATTTTTGAATAGATAATCAGTATTTGGAGAGACTTCATTTTTTTTGATATCTCTATACAGATTATTTATTTTTTCAACAATTGCTTGTATTTTTTCGATTTCATTAGTAATATTTTTATTAAAATCAATATTATCAGTAAGTATGGAAAATGCATAATAAATGATATATTTTCGTTTAGATTTAAATGTAGGTTTATATTTAATAGTAAATAAACTGTATAATGATTTAATTACTTTGTTAATAATTGGTAAAAAATAAGTATTTTTATTAAGAGAATTAGTTGGTTCACTATAATAAAATAATATGTCCCATACAATCCAAATGATATCATTGTGAGTTCCTTTAGGAGCATAAGTTCTGCCTTGACAGATACATTTTTTTTTCTTTTTTTTGCAAATGTTTTCATATTCAATAATCCATTCATACCAATAGCAAGAATCAATAATATTTTTAGTAGTAATACTATAAATAAGTTCATTAAAAGGTATAAATAATTCTTTTGGATCATCTTCTTTAAAAATATTTTCAACAAAACTTACATTAGGTGCTTTAAATTTACTACTGATATTAGTTAAATCAAATTCTTCTCCTTTATTAAGTTTAACTTGTTGATAATTGTGTTGTTTATTAGAATAACATAATATGCATATTATTTCAGAAAATAGTTTTCTAATTTTACTATTATTACGCAAGACGATTATATTAGTAGAATAACCAGAATTAATTATATTACAAAAATTATCATATCTCATATTTAAATAAATAGGTAATTTAGGATTTCCACAATGAATATATTTAGTGGCATATAAAATAATGATATCCCATAAATCTAGAAAATGTCCGGCACATATAAATTCTGCACTCCAATAATTAGCATTTTCAATTTTACAATTATAAATACAATTAATTAATTCTTGTCTAGCTTTAAATTTTTGGAAATTAGAAAAAGTTATATTTTTAAAATCAGTTCTAACATCGTCAATATTATCTGGATCCATATATTTTTTATAAAATAAAACATAAAAAATATAATATAAATACATATTAATGGTATTAACAAATTTTTTTAATAAAACATATAGAAATATTAATAATACATTAAATTCATTTAATAATCTTAATATGATAAATAAATTGTTTTTGATATTTTTAATATTTTTATTTATGATTGTAGTATTTAATAGTTTTAATAACATATCAGAATTTTATTCATTTGAGGGATTTGAAAATAATGAAAATAATGAAAGATATGTTAAAAAGGTAGATGCTGATGCATATGATAAATTATATAGTAAATATTATGATGCAATACATTTGAATAAAAAAAGACATGAATATGAATTAGAAGAAATAAAAAAATTATCAAAAAAAGAAAGTAGTAATAAAATTTTAGATATAGGTTGTGGAACAGGTTATAGTGTAAAAATTTTTACAGATGCAAAATATGATGTAATAGGATTAGATAAATCAGAAGCTATGATTTCTAAAGCAGAATCAAATTATCCTAAATGTGAATTTATTAATGATGATTTTTTAAAAAGTAATATGTTTGATTATGATAGTTATAGTCATATTTTATGTTTAGGAAAAACAATATATGAGATAAAAGATAAAGAAGTATTTTTTGAAAATTGTAGTTCTATATTATCAAAAGATGGATTTTTAATTATAAATTTAGTTGATAGAGAAAATTTTAAACCTTACGTCCAAAATAAAGATAAAGATACATTATATGATCCAGAAAAATATGGTAAAAAAGTAAATGAAATAATAGTAAAATTTGATGAAAATAGTGAATTTATGTCAAAATATAAAGTAAAAGATTTGCAAAATAATGATGCAATTGATTCAAGTGTTACTCCATATGCAGTTTATAATGAGAAATTTTCTAATTTTAAAACTCATAATATAAGAGAAAATGAAATAAATTTATATATGCCTACAACAACAAAAATTCTTAATTTAGCTAAAGCAAAAGATTATAAATTATTAAAAAAAATAGATTTAAAACCAGTTGGTCATAATTATGAATATTTGTATGTATTTAAAAAATTAGAATGAATTATATTTATTTAAAATTAATAAATATAATTAATATTATCTTACATATTTACTAGCCCTAGCAAAAGAATCTAATACAAAAATAATAAATATACCTAAAAATAAGTATAAAATAAGTTCTTCTGTTATATGATTAGTTTTTTCATTATGTTGTTCTTCTAATAAATGGATAATATAGTTTAATTTTGTAATTAGTTGATTATTATCATAATTAGTAGAAACTTGAGAATTATTAAAACCTTGTTTTTCATTTAAATTGTTTAAATATTCTAAATTTGATTTATAGCTATCTTGGAAATTAGAATACTTAGAATTAACAGCACTTCCTAAAATTGATGAATAATTTAAATTGTTATCAGCATGAGAATTCATTTTTTGTAATTCTGAATTAATTAAATCTTTATTTGTATATTCGTTACTTACATTAGTCATTTTTTCAGTAACATTAAAGTTATTTTCTTCATCTTCTTCATCATCATTATCATGTAATTTTGATAATAAATTGTTAATATTTGTTAATTTAGTTTTATTTTCAATATTTTCATCTTGAGAAAAGTTAACTGTTTTTCTATTTTTATATGTTTTATTATTGCTATTTAAATATTCTTTAGTATTTTTTTTTGGAACAAATGTTTCTTTAGTTGTTTCTATTGATGCTGGATTTAATTGATACATTCTATTATAAAAAAAGGAGATAATAATATTTTAAAAAACTACTAAAATTTGAAATATATTTTATCTAAATATATTAATGAGTTATAGTAAAACATTTCAAAATTTAATCAATACAAAAAGTTTTAAAGAATTTAGTGTAAATAAATTTTTAAATAACATTAGCACAAGTAAATTATTTATTGGGTTAATGATGATTTTTATGAATTTAGGTTCAAGATATATAGAAATTAAATTAACTAAAGGACAAGAAATGATCTTAAAAAATATTGCACGAGAAGTATTAATTTTTACAATAGCGTTTATGGGATCACGCGATATTTTTATTGCTTTAATTATTACTGCTGTTTTTATAATTTTAAGTAATTTTGTTTTTAATGAAAATAGTAAATTATGTATTTTACCTGAAAAATATAAAAAGTTTGTTGATGTAATGGATACAGATGGGGATGGTAAAGTTTCTCAAGAAGAATTAGATAGAGCATATGATATTTTAAAACGTGCTGGAGAACAAGAACAATTACACAATAAAATAAATATGTTAAATAATATAGCACAATAAGTTCTATTAATTATTATATAAATATAATATAATATAATAATTATGAGGGATACTAATACAGAACCTAAAGATTTTATTGTAAAATTAAAATATAAAGTAGGGAGTGAATATCATTATACTACATTAGAAAAATTTGACTTTGATACAATAAGAGATTCAAATATGTATGATAGAGAAAAACAAATTGTAAAAGAAGGTATGCAAAAAAATGGAGAAACTTGGACTAATAATATGAGTGATTTTTTAACACTAAAAGAACATCTAAAAAAAAAAGATAAATTAAATTATCAATTTAAAATTCCATTATCAACTTATTATTTTACTTTTGATAATCTTCAAGGTTTTTTAAATCAAAAACAATCTATCTCTCCTTCTCAAAGGAAATTTTCAACAAATGTTGATGATAATAGAGAAAAAATGGTTAGAATCAATGAACTATTATCTAAAGATCAACTTCGTTCAAAAATTAATAATTATATAGAAGTTCAAACTAATACTAATAATACTAATTATGTTTATTCATTACAAAAGTCGAAGGATAATTTAGTGGGATTATTTAATCTAGAAAATTTAAAAAATACTGGATATTTAAATGATCCAACAAATAAAAGTATTGGTCAGGGTGTTGATTTTATTTACAGATTTTTATATTTTATCTTTTATAAGGATTTACAAGATTATTTTCAAAGTCAAGCAAATTCAGAATTAGATATAGTTTCAAATGATGATTTGTTAACACCTAGCGCAAAAGAATTTTTAAAAAATTGTGCAAATGATAAAATAGTTATAGTAAAAAATCTTGAAAATTTACAAATCATAGTTAAAAATATGTCATATTTAAATGATATATTTAAAAATACAAAAAGTACAACTCTTATTCCTAAAATAAAAGCGTTAAAAAAATTTGACGAATCTGCTATTAATAAAGTTATTAAAGGATATACACACTATAATAAATATAAGAATAGTAGTGATGATTCATATAAAATTTATGACTTATTAAAAAACTCTAATCAAGGTGTATTTATAAATGAATTTATTAATGATAAAGTAAGTAAGGTGTTAGCAGATATACAAACAAAATTTAATGATGAAATACTAAGTCAAGGAAAAATATATGAAAAATTTGAAAAAAATATGAAAAAATTTTTTATTACTCCTAAGGTAAGTGAGGCGTTATATGTAACAGAATATTTTAAATTTTTAGAAGAAAATTTTAAAGATAATGAAAAATATAAAGATTTGCGGGGTGTAAGAATTGATAGACCAATTCCATATAATACAGATGACGGAAGAAAAAAAATAGTAAAAGATTATGGAAAATATATATTAGGTGATGAATATTATGAAAATTCTGATATTGATAAACTTTATTCTTCATTAAAAGCAGATCAAAGAAGATTATCTTACATAATTACTTATTATAATATCTTCAAAATATTAGAAACATTTTATTTACCAAATGGATGTATATTACATAATAAATTTTTCAGACAAGAAATTAAACAACAAGATGGTGCTCCTCAAATCAAAAAAAGTAAAGATAAAATTTATGTAAAAGTTAAGTCAATTAAATGCATTAAATATAATGAAGAAATGTTACGAGATTCATTTGAACAAGATGTAATTTTAAAACCATATTATGAAATTGAATTTGAAGAAATACCAACCTATTCAAATATAATATTTTATATAAATTTAATTGATAGATTGAATCCTAAAACACAATTAGAAGATGCACTTGAAAATTACAGCCAAGAATTTCCAGAACCACACCAAAAAAAAACAATACGAGAAATAAATTCAGAAACATTAATTTATAGAAGACATACTAATGATATGTTTTCAAAAAATAAATATATAGATAAAAGTAATAATAAAATTTTTATTCAGAAAAATTTAGATATAAAAAAAACTGTAAATAGATTTGATATTATTAAAAGTAATAATAAAATTTTTAAAAGTTTACAAGTTGAAACAATAGAAGATGCATTAATGATAAGTGATACATTTACAGCTATAAAAGAAGAAAAAGAATTAATAAACGAAACAAATTCTAATGATGATGTTGCTTCCTTTATATTTAAATATTATATTGAAAGATTTTACTTTGAAATAGATAAACACCTTTTTGTTGATGGTAAATATGCCCAAATTAAAAAAGTAACACTACGTGTTCTTAATAGTATGAGTTTTAAAGATTTACAAAAAAATAAATTAAGTTCAACTACAGAAACTGAACAATTTTTACAAGTTTCACCTTCAAAAACTACACGATTAGCAGTTAATGGTGTAGATAGTTCATATTATGTATATTTAGATGTTGAAGTAGTTTTTAAAAATTCACCAACTGATAGAATACCAATAAAAGACCAAATAAATTATGGTAATGATTGTATAGGAAAAGCAACAGTTTTGGACAGATTACTTTGGGGTGTATTAGGCATAGATTATCCAAGAAGATATCTTGAAAATAAATTGAGAAAAAAAAATAGTTCATTTGATACTACAAGAAAACAATCAGTATTAAAATCTATTCCATCAGCAGCAAAAACAAATAAAGAACCACTAAGTGAAAAATCTCAAACAGGCGGTACTAATAAAAATTTAACAAGAAAAATAATAAGTAAACAAAAAAATAAAACTATGAAAAATTTAGTTCATTATTATACTATTTAGAGGCCAAAGAATATACCAAATATGTTAAAAATAAACCATAAAAATTTTTTGAAAAAATATCTAATATATTGTAAAAAGCATTTTTTATGTTAAATTTAAATAATGCCGCTATACCATAAATAGACCAAATTGATAACATAATAAAGAAAATTAACAAATTTGAAGATGATTTTTTAGCATAATATTCATAAATTTTATAAAACATTAGTCCAAAAAATAAAAATCCAAAACCAGTTGATAGTAATATATTTATTATACCAATTTCTTGTAAATATCCAAAAATTAACATACCAAAATTATATGAAAATATTTCCATTATATTTTCTTTATTAGTTTTTATAAATTCTAATAAAGTTAAACTTTCTTCATCTGTAGTTTTGGTATTATTATAATGAAAATATGCAATAGTAGATAAAATCATAGTTGGTGTAGTAATAAACCAGTCATAATATCTATATTTTGCTATATCAGTTTTATCTACATTTTTTATATAAAATAATATGAACCACAAATAAAAAGAACCTTCAACAAACTGAACTATATTCTCAAGTGCTAATGCATTTTTTAAAATTGTATGTTTTTTTGCTAATTCTAAAAATTGTGCACTTACACCCAAAAATAATGTAATAATTTGTGTAAAAAATGAAATAATCATAGTATTTTTGACTACAGTCATTATATATTAAAATTTATTATTTAAAAAATTGAAATTTGAAATAATAATTTATATAATGAAGACGATGATTTTACATAATTTATTAGATTTAGAAGAAGTTAAGATTATTTCACGACCATCAAAAATATGTAAAACACCATATGTTGCTGATGTCCAATTAAAGGATGGTTCTATAGTTCAAGCACATAGTGCAAGTTTAGGATGTTGTGGATTATGTGAAAAAGATTGTATTGTTTTAGCAAGTCCAATTTTAAGTAATAGTGAAAATAGTAAATCAAAAGTTTGTTCTTACAAAATTTATTTGGTAAGTATTTACGAAGAAAAGATTATAAATGAAAGTAAATTTATTAATAAACAAATTATTGGAATTGATCCTAAATTAGCAGAAACATTAGTTAATAATGCTATATTAAATAATTGTTTTGAAAACTTGCAAAATGTAAAAAAACTACGCAGGGAAATTAAATTAGGTAATTCTAGATTTGATTTTGGTGGAATCGATAATAATAATAAGTATTTTGTTTTAGAAGTAAAAAATGTACCATTAGCAGATTATGTTGATTGTGATAATAAATCAAGAAAGAAAATGAATTTTGATAATATTGAACCACTTAATAAAATTTCATATTTTCCTGATGGATATAGGAAAGCGAAGAATCAACTTGTAAGTGAAAGAGCATTAAAGCATATAAATGAATTAGAATTAATTACTCATTCAAAGATAATTAGACCTATTATTTGTTTTGTAATTCAAAGAACTGATTCAAGTAGTTTTCAAGCATCAAATTTAGACCCAATTTATAAAAACGCTTTTAATGAAGCAGTAAAAAAAGGTGTAGAAGTTTTTACATTAGTAGTAAGATGGGATATTAATGGAAATGCTAATTTTGAACATTCTAATTTATTTATAAATTACTAAATTCAAGATGGAATGTTTGAATAAAATCTTCAACTAATTCACAAGGTATTTCTGAAAAACAAACCAGTTTTTTATTTAATTCATATCTTTTTTTTGCACCTTCACTTTTTTCTAATGCTTTTAAAAATAACTCATTATTTTCATAATATTTTTCTGTGGTTTTTGGTCCACAACCAGATAAAATTGGGGGGATACAATCAGATTTATCTCCTAAAACAATTTTGTAAAATAGATTTTTATCTGCTTCAGGAAATACTTTTTTGTTGTCTAATAAGTTTTTGAATTGTAAATTAAATATTTTTGTATTTTCATCACAAAGTTGTAAATAATCTTGATCGTTAGTAATAATATAAATACTTGCTTCAGGATATTTTTTTCTAATATAATTTTTTGTAATAGCAACAATATCATCTGCTTCTAATTTGTTATACTTAAAAATATATTCAACTCCTGCTTTTTGTAGAAAATCATTTTCATATACTAATTTGAAAAATTCCCCTCCCATAAATGCATCATCTTTATATCTGCTTTCTTTATATTGAGGATAAAATTCATTTCTCCAAATTTCTTTGCGAGGACAATCTCTGGCTGCAATTACTCTACATTCTTCTTTATGAATTTTTAGTTTTTTTTTAATATTAGTTATTTGTTCTAGAAATAATTTTGTAAATTTTTCAACAAATTCTTTACATTCTGATGGATTTTCAGGTAATTCAACATCTTTTTTTGCTAATTTCCACCATTGAAGTAAAGCAAAATATCTGTAAAAGATAATATAACTAGTATCAAGTAATAAATACTTCATTAATTATTATATGTAAAATATTTTATACATATAATAATTCAATTTTTTATTAAATTTCAAATAATTTATTTATTTGATTAAAAGATTCTATAATTTCATCTTGATACCTTTTTAGATTTTCTTTTTTACATAAAGTTTCTCCTACTTTATTTACTACTTGTAATGATAAACATATTTGATTAAATTCTTTACTAAATGAAAATCCATATACATTTAGAATTTTTGAAAGTTTTAAAATAAAATTAAAATCAAAATCTTTACCTTTTACATATTCACTCAAAATTATAATAACTTCTTCTATTATTTTATTTTTTTCTGATGAACTTTTAAATTTATCTTTTTCTTCAATAATACAATTAGATAAAATTTCTTCTAATTTATCATATTCTTTATCTATTTGAACATTTTTGAAAAATTTATAATAATAATTTTGATTTTCGCGTGAAGGAAAAGATACAATTCCAAAATCAATAAATCCTAGTTGATATTTTGGTTTATTAGAATTTTCTTCATTAATATAAAAAAATAAATTACCTGGGTGAACGTCACAATGTAATGCACTATTGTATAATATACTTATGAAGCCAAATTTAACAAGAAGTTTTCCAAATTCTTGTTTTATAACATCATCATAATTTTTTATATTATTATAGGTTAAACCTGTTATATTTTCCATAACAATTACATTATTATATTCTTCAGTAATATTTACATAACATTTTGGAAAAATAAACTCGTTATTATTTATATTAATATTTCTAAAAACTTCAATGTTATTTGCTTCATTTTTAAAATTAGTTTGCTCTAAAAGTAATTCTTTATTATCTAGTAAAGTTTTTTTAAAATTAAAATTTTTAATATATGGAATTATATTTATAAGTTTGAGTAAAAATTCTATTTCTTCAAATACCTTTTCTATTCTTTGTTTTATATTATTTTTTAGAATTTTTACTACAACTTTATTAGAATCATTATTATATATTCCTTTAAATGCAACACTAACTATTCCAGAATTTAATGGTTCATATACATCTAGTCTTACATTATATTTACTTTCTAATGTGTCTAGAATTTCATAATCAATATCGGTTGATAAAAATGGTACATGATCTGTATATTTTAATAAATAATCTTTTTCTTCATCATATAAAATATTTTTATGTAAACATAATGATTGAAATATTTTTACATATACTATATTTACTTCTTCTAGTTTTTTTGTTATATTTTTTATTAGTTCTAATCTTTTTTTACGAGGATTTTGAGTTAATATTAATATAAAATTATTCCAATTAAATTGTATATAACTTCCTATCAAAATATAAAAAATATGTAAGATTCTCATATATAATTTTATACAATTAAAAATATACTTAAAAGAATTGAATTTCATAGTTTCTAATTCTTTAATTTTGTAGTACATATTTATAAATTATTATTTTAAATTGTCTATAAATACTTTTAAATTATAAAATATTTTTTTAATCATTAGTCCAATTAAATTTTCCATATAAATCGGTAATTTATCTTTTATAATTAATTGAAAATGTGTTTCAAAATCTGTATTAACTATTTTATTTGTATTATTTTCATTAGATAATTCTAAAATATTTGTATTTGTTAAAGAAATTTTTATTGTTCCAAAGTTATATAAAATTGCTTCATATTTGTTTTTTTCTAAATTAATTGATTGCAAATATTCTTTAACTAAATTTTCATTTATTAAATTAATATCTTTATTTGTAAAAAATATAGAATTATTTTTATAATCTATTATTCTTTTAGTATTAAAAATTATATATTTTTGTTTTATTCCTATTTCTTTAGCAATATGTTTTAAAATCATTAAAATATCAGCCTCATTATCATTATAAATTTTTAATATATGTATCTTTTCTATTAAATCTGGATTAATTTTATCTAATAATTCATAAATATTGTGACTCAAAAAATTAGTTAAATTTATTTTAGAACTATCAATATTGTTCATAGAAAATGTCAGTTTATAAGTTTTTGTATTATCTTTTAAATATGAATATAGTAACATATTTCCTTTATCGCAAACTAATGTATTAGTTACTTCTTGAGTAATCTCCATTAATTATTTATTATTTAATTAATATTTTATTTTTAACTTATTAAATTTTTTAAATAAAAAAAAAACTAATAAATAATCAATAACTTCATTTGCTGTGTATTCTTTTTTAAAATATGGTAATTTAATAATTTTAAATTCTAAAAAATTACTATAACTTTTTTCTCCTCTTAATGGAAGAGAGATAATATAGTTGTTTATTAATTCAATAAATTTACTTTTTGAATATAAAGATAAATTATAAAAACTATAGCCTTCTTGTTTAACTCTATTTAAGCTATTTTTTTCATTTGTGTAAAATAAATTTGATTTTACTCTGTATTTATTAAATTTTAAAAAATTATGTTGTATAAAATCCGCGTGACTATATATTTTAAATTTTAAGGTTTTTTCTATTCCTTTTTTTGAAATTAAATATGCTGCAGTGCTTCCACAAATATAATGTGTATTATAAGTTTCATAATTAGGAAAAAATGCATCACTATGTAATTGTATAATATCCCAGTTTTTATCTAAAATTATTATTTCATTTAAATTTTTATTTAATAAATTGTAAAAATCCTTTTTATTGTAAATTGGAAAAGCATCATCTTCCATAATCAAAAAATACTCATAATTATTAATATAATTATCATAAATATATTTACAACATAATACATGACTTAATGCACATCCAATTATAGATAAAGGTTGAAAATTTAAAGCAAATTCTGATATATATTTTTTGTAATCTTCTTTTTTATGTTTACCTTTTAATGCATTTATTCCACTGAATCGTTCTATATTTAATCCTATACTTTCCAAATATGGTAATTGTGTATTATAATTTTGAATATAATCATCTAAATTAACAACTAAAGTTTTTAAATTTGAATAATCTTTATTCATTAGTTTATTTTTATAGATTAATTCTAAATAAAAAATATATAAAAATAATAAATTTATATATTTTATAATGTCTAAAAAAATCACTCTTGTTATTCAAAAAGACAAAATCTCGACGATTTCACAAGTTCCTTATAAATGTCTTTCTATGAAACAAAGACAACATTTACTACAATATGCTTTAACTTTAATTAGTTTAAAAAACAATGGTGATTAATTAGATATCTAATGATACTATATTTTTATCTGATTTTTGTTTTCTTTTTGATTTAGGAACTTTGGCATTTGTTAAATCTTTTAAGTCATCTATACTAATTGTTGATGATTCTTTATTATCAACATTTATTTGTTTTGTTTTTAAACCACTTAATAATGAATTTATTTCACTTTGTCTTGATGATGGACCTTTCATTTCAGGTCTTGAAATTCTTTCTTCAATAATAGGATCTCCTTCAGTTTCGTTAATTGAAACTCCTCGAGCAGACATTATATCTGGTCTATTTGGTAAATTTTGTGTTCTTCTACTTCTTTCTGGTAATTTAGTTTCAACTGGTGGTGGCGGAGGACCTTCATTTACATTTGGAGGCATGTCTCTTCTTATAGAAGGACCAAATCCTAACCCAGAATCATTTTGTTGAGAACTAGAACCTCCTCCTCCAAATACATTATTCATAAAACCTGCAAAACCTGGATTACCATTATTACCCATTGTATTAACTGCGGCAGATGTAAATTGTTTCATTAATTCAGGATTTTGTCTCATAATTTCATCCATACCAGGCATTGCTGATTTGAAAAGTGTATTAGACATATGAACCATGACTGCTGAACCACCTAATTGGAAAAGAAGTTTTAATTCAGGAGACATTTTTGCCTTTGATTTGTATTTTTCGTGTAATTCCCCAAAAATTTCATCATATTCTTCAATATTTTCATTTAGTTGTTCGGCCCAACCTTCTAACTTAACATCAAATGGATCAAACTTATTGTTTAAGAACTCTAAACCAGTCACAAACGCCATTAACATTTTTCCTTGAAATTTCATAGAATTTGATTTTTCTTTTTCAGCTACAATAGTTTCATATTCTCCAATCATTTCTTGTAAATTTGAATCCATATTGTAGCGTTTGCTTAATGTTACTCCTTTTCTCTCTAAATCTTCTAATTTTCTTAAATATTTAAACTTTTCTTTTAATTCTTCTTCTTTTGTTAATTCTGGTTTTTCTTCAACTTTATCTAAATTTACGGGAACATTATTAAATTTACCAAATCCATCCCAAGTTTTATTTTCATTCATATTTGATGTTGCTTTTCCTAAATTTCCTTTTGTATCATCATTTTGAGTTACTGTTTTAACATTTGAACCATCTTTTTTATCACTAAATAATCCACCAAATATACTTTTACTAGATGATGGTTCACTTATTTTTTTATTTGTTGTAGGTTCTGGATCGATTGATTCAGATAAATCATTTAATTCATCTTCTAATCTTGCAATATCATCTATTTCTACATTAGAATTTCCTTTTTTTTCAGTCTTTTTATCATTCATTAATAATTCTATTCCACTTCCAAAATTAACAGAAGGTCTAGGTTGACTTTCTTCTACATCTAATTGTAATCCTGGCTCATCAAAATCTCCTAATTCAATTATATCTGGATTTAATTCTATCACGTCCATATTATTATGTTTTAAATAGAAGTTTAATTTTTAAGTAATACGAAAAATAAATATATTATTATTTAAAAAATTAATATATTTATCTTTTTTTTGTTTTCTTTCTTTTTTTGGCTCTTGTTTTTTTATAATATTTTTTACTTTTTTTATGTTTTTTCCTTCTTCCACCTCTTTGAGACGTAATGTTCCCCATCGCCCTATCCACCTCCGCCTGCCTTTGCGTTGTCGGCTCCCCCTGGGCTCTTGCCGCTGGCGCCCGCTGCCGCTTCGTCGCCGCTGCCACCCGTGCCTCCCGAGGGATACTCGCCGCCGCCTCTGCCTCCGCTGCCATATCCTTATTAAGCGTTCCCTGGCTTAATGCCTCCGTGCGCATGCGACGCTGGCCAAGCTGCTGTCTCGCCGCCGCCGTCTCCTGCTGCTGTCGCTGTCGCTCCGCCTCCGACCCCAATTGTCTCGCCCTCGCAGCCGCCTCGTCATCACCGCCGTCGCTCTGCTGCTGCTGCCGCGCCGCCACCGCCATGCCCTCTATCGCATCCGCATGTGCCTGCGCCTCTTGGGCTCGAGCCGACCCCCTTGCTACCGCTGCCTCTGCCGCCGCTCTCCTACGCTGCTCAGCCGCCTCCTGCTGCTGCTGCTGTACCGCCGCCGCCGCTGCCGCCTCCCTGCCCGCCGCCGCCGCCAAATGCCGAGCCTCTGCTTCCGCCCCCGCCGCCGCCGATGGTGCAGCCGCCGCTGCCGATGGGGGCGTCGCCTCCGTCAAATTGGGCCAGGCGAGCGGTTGATGAGTATTAGATTGACCTAATTTAAAATTTAAATCATCAATTTCGTTTAAAAAATTTACATACTGTTGTCTATTCATATTGCTTGTTTTTTTAAGTTTGAAATACAGTTTAAAATATGAGTGTAAAATAATATAAAAATTCTTAATACTATTACCTTCTTCATCTTGTTTTAATTGAGTAATTTTTTTTAATAAGTTATCTTTTACCTCTCCAAAAGAACTTTTAATATGTGAAGTTATAATTGGAAATTTAGAAAAATTTTTACGATTTATACCTTCACCATTTATGTTTTTTTCAAAAGAGTCTGAAATAGTATCTGTTAATTCATTAAATTTTTCATCTATTCTAGGTGTTTCTAATTTCGTTAAATCTTGTTCTTTTTTTATTAATAAACTCATATATATAATTGTAATAATTTATTTTTTAAATATAAAGTTTATTAAAAGTAGAAAGATAATATATACCTTGCAAAAGACAATCAGCTAAATCATCTTTTTTATTATTTTTATTAAAATATTCTAAATGATTAATCATATTTTTTTTTAAAAGTAATTCTTGTGTGTATTGAATTCCTAATTTTTTTCTTTCAGAATATGTAGTTTTTTTATTATTACTATTATTAAAAAGTTTTAATTTATTAGCCGCAGACATAAATTCGATATTATAATTATTACAATCAATGAAATATTGAGCAATCATTCCTTGTATTGTTTTCATTCTATTTGCTATTGGACTAATTTGATTTTCTAAAATTATAATATCTATATTATGTAAATCAATATTTGTAAATAATTCATTAAATTCTTTTTTTAAATTAATGCCTAAATCAATTAAATTTATATCATTAGCATTTAATATTTCTATAACATTTAAACAAGTATTATTAATATGGTCTTCAATTAATTTTATTAATTCATTTTTGGAAATAGTCTTTTCAAATTCTATATTATTTTCATTTGCTAAGGATATAATATTTTTTAAATTTTGTTTAGGTAAATTTTTAGTATTAATTGTTGGAATTTTAAATTCTGTATTCTTACTATGTTTAGTGCAAAAAAAATTAGAATCTTTATAAAATTTGGCTGGTTTATGACAATTAGAACAACTAGGTATTTTATTACAAAGATTAATTACATCCCATTTTTCTATATTAAATGCTTCTTTATTTTTATCGTGTTCAAGAATACTATATGCCAAATTTTTTATTCCAATATCAATACTAAGAACTTTCATTAATATTAATAAATAATTTTATTTATTTATTAATATTGAAATAATATATAAATCGCTGAAGTAAAAGAAAAAAATTAAAACTAATGAAATTATTTAATTTTTATACTTGCAATAGTAATTATAATTTATGAAAGCAAATAAAAATTAATAAAAATCAGAAAAATGCAATAAACTTTATTACTAATAAATACTTTCTTATTTCATTTATTGTAAAAATAATTTTTAGTTATTATGTTATGTTTGTATTATATGAAAATGATGTAGAAGGTGATGAAAAAGATTTAAAAAATGAATGAGTAAAAATAGACACCAAAGATGCAGTAATAGCATATGTAATTGCTATTTTTACTCATATAGATTCAACTATATGGCTCCATTTTTATTAGTATGGGTTATGTTTTATTTACTAGATGTTGAATAATTTACAAAGCTTTGATGCAAATAGAGTAAACAATTCTGTATAAATAATACATGAAGAACATGGTTAATGAATTAAGAATTAGAAATAAACCAGTAGTTCTTGATTTTTTATCTAAAAGTTGATAAATACCATTTAGAACTGCTAAAACTGCAAAAAATAGTGTTAAAAGTCCAAGAACATAGTATACAGTGCAATGTTCTTTACCTAAAGGCGCCATTAAAGTGTCTAGAAAAGCCATCGGCATAGTTTTATAATATATTCATAGATTTTTTCTTTTTAATTACAAAAATTAATTAAAAAGAAATTTTTATTTTTCTTCATTTGGAATTCTAAATCTAGGAGCATGCATCTGGGCTTCTAAAACTTGTTTTGATAAATATATATTTTTTAAATCACTTGTTTCATAACCATATGGTTGAACATCTGAAACTATAGAATCAAAAATATATGGTTTAGTTGTTGGTAAATTTTGAGTAGTTAACGAATAATATGGAGAAGTGCAACAATCATCACAAGCACTTAATTGATTATTTTTTATAATTAAATCTGCATTATTTTGTAAATATTTTCTATAATCACTATTAGTTTTTATATTTGCTTCTTGTTTTAATTTATTATCTAAACTAGCACCAGCTTCATAATTAGAATAATTTCTTCCATCATTCATTAAAGGTGGAAAATTAAAATGAATATTATTTGAACCTTTGTAACAAGTACCCCAAGTCATTTAATATATAATTTTATAATATATTTTTTATTATAAATTTATTGTAATAATTTTAGTAAATCTTTTTTTTGCATTTTTTGTGCTTCTTCAGTACTAGTTAAATCTTTAGTTACTACTAAAGTTCTTAGTTCATCTACCTTCATTCTACTATAATTTTTTTTTTCATTTACTTTTTCTGTAGGTTCTACTTCTGTTTCTGTTTCTGTTTCTGATGTTTCTAATTTAATAATTTTTGAATGTAAATTTAATTCATTTAAATCAATTGGTAAATTTGTTAAAAATACATCTTCTGGATTTTCTTCATTCTTTGGTTCAAAAGTATCATTTTTTATTACTAAATCTTCTTGATTATTGTCTTTATGTTGTTCATGACCATTATCATTAGTTTCTTCATCTAAATTTTCATCACTAGTATCACTATTATTACTTTCTTCATCATTATCTTCATTTTCTTCTTCATCATCTTCATCGTCTTCATCATCTTCATCATCTTCATCATCTTCATCATCTTCATCATCTTCATTATCCGATACATTAATTCTATTTTGATTTTGTAAATTTATAGTTGATTTAGATTCTAAACCTCCTAGTTGATTTTGTTGAGTAGCCAAAAATTGGTTATTATAATTTACAATAAAATTTTGTAGAATTTTACCATGTTCTATTAAACTGTTCTCCAAAATATTTAAACGTCTATAACAATATAACATAACTGCTCCAGAAACTAATAGTAATAAGCCTAAAGTAATTATAAATCCTGTATCCACAAAATTTAATAAAGAAATCATTAAATTTTATTTTTATTTTTTTTAACAATGTTAAACGAATATATTTAAAATATTCAAATATATAAAATGAAATTTATAATATTGGCTGGCTTTAGTGCTTTATTTTTTGTTATATTAGAATTATTATATAAATTTTCTAATTGTGGTTCTATTAATCCAGACCTATTTGTTACTGCTTGGTTTATTATTAGTGGGTTTGTAACTATTCCTTACTTTTTATATAGAAATTATCATAAAGAACATATTCCTAATCAAATAATATTTATTATTGTAATTATGGGATTATTATCATTAGTTGGAAATTTATTTTATTGGAATGCATCTAAAAATATGAAAAATCCTGGAATTACTAGAGCTGTATGTTCTGGAGTTATTATAATGTTATTATCAATTTTAACTGCTATTACATTAAAAAAATATTTATCATATATTCAATCATTCTCTATCTTATTAATTATTGTTGGTATTTCATTATTATTAATCTCAAGTGATGATTAATTTTTTGATAATTTATCAATTATAGTTTCTGGGTATTCTATAATTTATTAATTATTGTTGGTATTTAATTATTATTAATCTCAAGTAATGATTAATTTTTTGATAATTTATCAATTATAGTTTCTGGGTATTCTAAATCTCTCAATACTTTTAATCCACCTTTAATTTTACTTATTCCTTTTTTAATTTTATAAGTAAATTTAAAATCATCATTGTTTTTATTTTTTTTAATTTCCATATGATAATTTTTTGAAACATTTTTATCTAATTTATTACATAATTTATAATAATGTGTAGTCAATATGTAATTTACATTTTCTTTTTTATTTATATGATTTAATAATGCAGATGCGCTTGTAATTGCTTCTTCTGGATTAGTTCCACTATATAATTCATCAAAAACACAAAAATGATTTTTATCACTATTTTCTTCTATTAAATTTAATATTTCTTTACATCTTCTAGCTTCTGCTTGAAATAAACTATCTCTCCCTGATGTATCGGGGATATTTATATAACAATGTATAAAATCATAAATTCTTGATTCCGCTTTATCAAAAAATCCACAACCTATTTGTTGAGATAGTAAAATATTAAATAATGTTGATTTTAATAATGTTGTTTTTCCGGCTGCATTAGGACCCGTTAATATTAAATTATTATCTAGTTTATAACTATTTTTTATTATATTATTACTATTATCTCTCAAAAGTTCACTATAATATGAATTTGTAAAATTTGTTTTTTTATCATTATTTACAAAATTTGTAAAATTAATTTCATTGTTTTTTAAATGTTTTTGAATAGAAACTAAATTTTGTATATAACTGTTACAACCAAATGAAAAATAGAGAGAACTTATAATATTTTTATCATTATGTAATTTATAAAAACATTTCATTAAATGTCCCAATTCAAATAATTTGCTAAAACTCAAATTATATTCTTTAATTTTATTCAAATTAAATAAATAATTATTTAAAATATTTATGTTTTCATTTAAATATTTATTAAAATTTTCATATGTCACGAGAGATTCTGTATATTTTAAAAGATTTTTGAATTTATTAATTGAATTTGTTATGTAATCTCTTAATTCAAATAATTTCTCGTGTATATATTTTATATTTTTATAAAATTTACCACAACTTATTACATTCTGATATATTTGAAACATGTAAAAAACTATACTTATTAATAAATAAATCTTTGTTGATAATGGTGCATCATAAAAATCATTAAAAAATTGACCAACAATATGATTACTAAAGACGTTTTTTAAATGAACTAAATAAGATTCTAATGTAATCTCATGTCCTTGAAGTTTTATAATGAAAAATGGTAATAATAATAATAATATTGGTGCTAATAAACTTAATACAGGATTAGCCAAATTAAATATTGATAACATTTGCATACACAATTCATCATTGTTGTATTTATTAAAATATGGTAAATCTATAAATTGATATTTTTCTTTAAATCCATTATCTTTTATTATTTCTTCTGAATCAGTAAAAACATTTTCATGTTTACTTGCTTCATTTTCAAAATTTACATTATTTTTAAAATTTTTTAATAATTTTTGAGTTTCAGTTAAATAATTTTTATCATTACTATAATATTTACCCCATTTATTTGCTATTGATTGTTCTAGAGTATTTTTTGGTTCCAAAAGGACATAATATAAATTTTCTTTATAAAAATTATTTGAAATATCTACTTCATCTTTTAATTCAATTAATTCTAAATCATTTATTATATTTTTATTTATTTCTATTTTATTTTCGATCATTTCAATAGGTAATTTGAAATAATTATTAATTTTTATATTTTCTAGTTCATCATTATTTTTATCTTGCGCAATTAATAAATTTAATATTAAATCCATTATTAATAAATTATATATTATTTTTGTGGTGCAAACGAAATATATATAAATATAATATAAAACTTCATTATAGTTATATATATATATATGCCTGCTTATGACATAAATTTTATAAATGAATTATCAAAAAATATGAGTTCTCGTAAATTAAATTCTGATGTAGAAAATTATTTAAATAATATACTGATTGATATCAAAAAACCAGTATATAATATTGTTCCCAATTTTTCTTCTAATTCTTTCCATAAAAATCAAAAAAATAAAAATATGCGAAATTATAAAAATTCTAGAAGAAACTTTAATAGAGATGAACTTGATAAAGATTTTAATGAAAAAATGAGAATTGATAAGGAAGCAATTAATAATTATAAAATTAATAGAATTAAGGATATTAATAATAAATCTGAACATGATATGGTTGTTACTAATATTAGAAAAATTTTAAATAAAATTACTGATCAAAATTATGATAAATTAAAAAATGAATTTTTATGTTATTATAAATCTATATTTGATGATAAAAAAAATTTAGATAAAATAGATATAAATAAAATTAATATATATATTTTTGATTCTTTAGTTTATAATAATATTATTTTCAATAATCTTTATTCAGACTTATTGTATAACTTAATAAATATTAATTCTGATTTTTCAGATATATTAAACAATTATTTAGAGATTTTTTATAATATTTACAAATTTATTAAAATCCCAAAATTTACTCATAGTTATGATGAAATAACTGAAATTAATAAACATAACGACAAATACAAATGTTTATGTAGATTTTATATTTATTGTCTTAAAGTTAATTTAATACCATCAGAAATTATTACAGATGCTACTTCTAATTTGCAACAAGAATTATTAGACAATATTAAATTAGAAGAAAAAAAAGAATATAATGAGTTATTAACTCAATTCTTATTTTTAATATGTTCAAATTTTAAATTTACAGATGAAAAATTAATTGAAAATTTTAAATACATATCTAATTTAAAAAATAATTCATATCCAAGTATTAGTAATAAAATTATTTTTAAACACAAAGATATTATAGAAAAGAATTTATAAAATTAAAACTAAATTATTTATTATACGATCATTATTATCTAATGTAAAAACCTGTCTTTCTAATTCTTTTTCTTTATATTTTAATTTTATTTGTCTTTCTATTAAATAATATTTTTCATAATCTGATTTAAATTTTTCATAATCTGATTTAAATTTTTCATAATCTGATTTAAATTTTTCAGTATATTCTAATTGTACTTCTAATATATCTGATATTTTTACTATGCATAATATATCATCATTTATAAATTTATATAGTAAATAATATAATTGTATCATTATACTATTTATTGAAATAAATTTTAAATAAATATTTATTAATTTAAAGTATAAAATTTTCTTATTTTTATAACTTATATATGGTTCTATCAAAAATAGATCAAAACATTAATTATTTAGAATCTAATAATCTTGATAAAAACGATGAAGGTGAAAGTTATGCTTATAGAGCAAAAATATTTGGAAAAAAAGTTAAGTTTGTACTTGGAAAACCCAATTTTCAATTTATTGATAATAATATAGTTTATTTTAATATATATTTAGTTAAGAATACTGAATTAGTTTCTAAAATTGGTATTTTTGAAACTAAAAATACCTCTTATAGAGATTTGTTAGATGTTGATGGAAATGTTGTTATAGAAAAACTTGATTATCCACTTTTTTTTTCATACGCAAAATCATACATTTTATCTAAATATAATTTTCAAGAAGATGACATTGATTTTGATGAAGATGCTGAAAGTGAAAGTGAAAGTGAAAGTGAAAGTGAAAGTGATAAAGTTACTAGTGAAGATTCAGAAATTACAAGTGATGATGACGATGAAGAAGATGTTAAAGAATTTGAAGATAAACCTATTATTTTAAAAGAGCAAACAAAAGAAGAAAGTGATTTTGAGATTCAAAATTTTACACCTAACGACTCAGATAAATGGGTTAATAAATTCTTAAAAAGTCATAAATATTCTATTGTTGATAATGAAGCCGGTGGAGATTGTTTTTATGCAGTTTTAAGAGATGGATTAAAAACCTTAAATTTAGAAAAATATGCTAATATAAGCGTTAAAAATATAAGGAAAAAATTAGCCGATGACTTAGATGAAGTTCAATATAATACATATAAAGAATTTTATGATTTTTATAAAGGAGGATTAAAAAAAACTCAAGAAAAAATTACTGAATTAAAAAAACTTCATAAACGTCTTAAAGTTATGATTGGTGGTACTAGTAATACAAGTGAAAAATCTAAAATGTTAGAAGAAGCAAAATCTAATTTACAAAAAGTTGTTGATTCAAATCAAGAAAGCAAAGAATATCAAGAACTTACAGAAGAATTTGAATTTATGAAAGATGTTAAAACTATTGATGATTTAAGAAATGTTATTAAAACTAGAAAATTTTGGGCTGATGTTTGGGCTATTTCTGCATTAGAAAGATTATATAATGTTAAATTTATTATTTTGGCTGAAGAAAATTTTGATGAAACTCAAGAAGTTAATCCATTTGTTTTACAATGTGGAGCAATTGATAAACAATTGGAAAAAAAAGATATATTTGACCCTGATTATTACATTATCTGTAATTATCAAATTGGAAGTCATTATAAATTAATTACTTATGATAAAAATATTGGAAAAGGAGCATTTAAATTTTCTGAACTACCATACAAATTAAAGGAAGAAATTATTACTATATGTATGAAAGTTGAATCATCTTTATTTTTCAAAATACCTGATTTTAGGGATTTAGCAACTAAACAAAATGTTAAAATTCAAAAAACTTCTAAACCTAAATTCGACTCTCTTGTTGATAAACCTAAATCTCAATTATATGATGAAACTATGGTAATTCAAATTTATTCTAAATCAGTTCATAAAAAACTTGGTGAAGGCAGTGGTGAAACTATAACTAAAGAACAAAAAACTTTACCAAGTGTATTAAAGTTATTTAAAATTAAAGACTGGAGAAGAAAATTAGATAATAGTTATCTACTTAATCAGGACAATGAAAAATTAGAAATTAAAGGTAATTTATGGCCCTCTGTTCAACATTATTTATATGCTGTCAGATTCTCTAATTTACCAGATATTTATAATAAATTTACATTATCAAATGAGGAAACTTCTTCATCCGAATTAGCCAAATCTTTTTATGATAAAATGATCACTACATATAAATCTAAAATTATGTCTGATGCAGATTATAAAAAAGATTATTCTAAATTTTTAACAGAAGCACTAAATGCTAAGTTCAATTTGAAAAAAGATGGTTCCAAAATATTTAACCAAGAACTAAATGATATATTATTACTAACTGGAAATTCTAAAATTAATATTTATAAAGCAGGAAGAGGTGGAGGTGTTTATGAAGCAACAGAATTAATGAAAATTAGAGAAGTTTTAGCAAATTAAATAATTTAATATTTTTATTATTATACAAAATATTAAATTAAAATCTATAATTTAATTATAATTACTTATATATAAATGGTATATACAAAAAAAAAATTATCTAAAAAAAAAAATAATTCTACTAGAATAATTAAAGAAGGTTCATTTATAAGGGAAACTACACGTCCTATTAGTACAATTTCACCATCCCAACAAGTAGGTGGTGGTAGTGATGATCCTGGAACTGCTGCTACATTTACTGGAGTTGTATTGCCTCCTACATCATTTTTAACAGAAAAATTTTCTGCTGATACTATGACTGATTTGGGACCTTCGGGTATTGGTACTGGTGCCGCTACATTAACTGAACCAATTGCGGCTGCTGTTGGTGCTGAATTATTTGTTTCTTTTAATACATATTCTGTTATCGGAAAAAAAAGAATTAAAAAACGTATTAAACATTTCATTAAGAAACAAATGTTAAATATTTTAGATGATATCAATAATAAATCTAAGCAAGGTAACTTAGCTGATACTAAATATCCGCCATTAAAACATTATGATAGTTTTAAATCAAATGTTAAACAATTTTTTATTGATTACAAAATTTTTGATAAACTTGCTGAAATATTTATTTCTATGCAATCTAGTATGTTTCATTTTTATTCACCAGAAAAACTTATGTTACCTATTTATTTTCAACAAAAAAAAGAAGATGAGCCTGATAATGGTATAAATCTTGATTTAAATGATGAAATATTTAAAAAATTTACTGTTGGTTCAAACTTTTACTGTTTTTATGATTATTTATCTACATATGATTATTTATATTTTTATTGTGATCAATTAAATGATGGAATTACTAGACAATTTGTGAGAGTTAAATTAAGTTCTAAATTTATGACTTCTAAAACACCTGAAGAAATTTGTAGATATTTCACAAAACGCTTAAAATACGTATCTAATGCTACAGATATTACACCTATTGATACTAAAGAAGTTTTACTACAAAATGGAGGTGCATTTGGTTTAACTAAAAAATATACTTTTGATGTTCCAGATATTCCTAAAGTAGACACTGACGGATTAATGGGTCTTACTGTGGATGAAACTGATAGAAAGGGTACTTTAGGTGTTGCTTTTGCACCTTTTGTTATTAATTATGTTGGATTAACTAAATTATTTAGATCTAAAATTGTTGATGTTGTAACAATAAATAATAATGATGTTAAAAATTCTAGTCGTGCAATTTCTAAAGCTGATTCAATTACTACTCAATTTGCTATAAATGTTATTTCTTTAATGCAGTTTCCACCATTTGTTAAAGTCATTCAAAAACAAATTATCGATTTTAGAACATCTTATTTAAAGGATTTCCAAGCAGAAGCAGATAATGAAGATGATAAAATTGATTTAACTCCAACACAAACTAAAGAAGAAGCAAAATTAGAGGCAGAATTAGAGGCACACTTAGCGAAAATAGCGGAAATGCAAGAAGATTTAGAAAAAACACAAACTGAACGAGATACTGTTAAAAGTGAAGCAGATGCATTAAAAGAAAAATATAAAGAAGATGAAGACAGAGAAAAATTGGAAAAAGAAAAAGATGAACAATTAATATTTGATTTAGGTATCCTAAATAAAGAAAGAGCAAGAACTTTGAGAGAAAATGACTCAATACAAAGGCAAAAAGCTCGGCAAGCTGCAATAGATACTAACGCAGAACAATTAATGGAAATTCAAAGCGATCAAAAATATACAGGACCGCCCCTTCCAGAAAAAAAACCAACACAAGTAAAAGACGAAAAAGGTAAAGGTCAAGCAGGTCAAGCAGATCAAGCAGGTCAAGCAGGTCAAGCAGATCAAGCAGGTCAAGTAGTTCAAGCAGGTGGTGCATTATTTGGACCTTCAATGAGAGCAAGAGGAAATGTAATTAAAAGTTCTAAAAGTAAAATGTTTCAAGGATTAAGAACAAGAAAATTTACTGAAGATGAAAAACATCTATTTGTAGAATTTGTTTATTATTCTACTTATGCATTTTACCATCTATTTTCTAAAACATTAAAAGTTCGTGAATCTGAAATGAAAAAATTCTTTGGTGATTATATTGATGATGTTATGGAAATGTTCAAAAAGAATTTCTCAACTGTTATTAACAGTTTAAGTATTTATATTGCTATTGCTAGATCATTAGCAATTACTTTTGAAAAGAAACTTGGAGCAGCATTTAATGTTAAATCTGAAACTGAACGATTAATGGCAGGTGAACAGAGTATCGAAAATATAACAGCAACTGATCAAAATAGAGGTTCTACTTTAAATCAGGCAGGACAAATTGAGAATCAATTAAACCAAGAAAAAATATTTTCAAGTGATTCATTTTTTAATTTAAAAAATAAAAAGATAAGAGACTTCATATTAAAAACTTACAGAAATATCAGAGACTTAGAAGATGCAATGGATGACTCTAATTTAAGTAATAGACAATTTAAAGTTGCATCTCGTTTAGATTATAGATTTACTGTAGAAATATTAGGAAAAGAACCTATGAAACAAGGTTTAATTGAAAATGCACAAGTTCGACAAGTCCTTGCTAATGTATTTGCTGGTAACTTTGGTATGTTTAGAAATGTCTTAGAAGGTATAGATAAAGCAATTGATGAATTTGATGGAATTAGTACTGATAAATTACTTGGTAAACTTCAATTAACATTACCAAAATTAACATCTTTAGGACCAGAAGGTATTGTATTCCAATTTGATGAACGTTTATTAAAAATGGGAACTGGACAAGGTGATTTATTAAGTCAACAAATAGAACAAAAAAGAAAAGAATTGAGAGAATTAGAAAGAAAACAAAGTAAAGTTGCTAGTTTAATAGGAAGATAGTCTTGTTCCTTAGATTAGTCATATGTAAAAAATATTTTTACAATTTTTGTATAAAAATATTTTTATATATTAATCAAGTAATGTTAAATTTATCAAAAGAATCTACATTTTTAATAGATTATTATGATGAACTAATTAAAAAATCTGATGGAAATTTATTATTCTCTCAACATAACAAAAAAACTTCTCTTTATATTGATTTTCAAAAACAAATCTTCAAATTATTAGATAGTATTTATGATTTATTAGATAGTGATTTACAAAATATTTCTAAATTTAGACGAGTTTTTGATAATAATACGAGAGAATATAAAACTTTAATTGAAAATGTCTATAGAAGGCACTTCATTAATAATAAGTATATAGATGTTAAAATTAAAGAATACATTAGAAATAAACAAGGTTCTCTTGTAATTTATCAACTACCATTTAAAGATAAAACTATCTCTATTAATCTTATTAAATATTCAAAAATCTCTCCAAAACTTCTAACAAACTTTGATAATTTGATCAGAAATATGATGGCACAAATATATTTAATTGCTACCTTAACTAAAAATAATACATGTTCTGAAGATAGTTTAAATATTTATTTATTTTTGACTCCATTTAAGAGAGAATTAGAAAAATCTCAAGAAAAAGTATTGGGTGCGTGTAATGCAAATGGTGGATTTTGTTATGGATGTATATCAAACGGAGAGATTGTTGTGTATAGACAAGAAGAAGTATTTAAAGTATTCTCTCACGAATTAATACATAATTTTGGGCTTGATACATATATTTGGGATTTTATGTCTCAAGTTAGAGTTGAAAATTCTAAACAAAATAAAATGTACAACAAATTTTTAAATAATTTTAACTTGCCTAGAGAGAATGAATTGGGAATACAGGAATGTTTAGTAGAATTTTGGGGAGAATTCTTTAATAATGCTATATATTCATTTATTTATTCAAAAAATTGTAATCTCTCCACTTACAACCAAAAATTTAAAATTTACAAACAAGTTTTTGAAACTATCATGAAATTTGAAGTAATTCATTCCTTTTTACAAAGCACCAAAATTATTTATCACAATCGTATTACTTATGTTGGATTATTTTGTAAAAATCAATCTCCTATTTATAGAGAGAAAACTCATATTTTCAGTTATTATACCTTGAAATTGTTTTTACTATTTGATTATAAAGAATTTATAAATTCACAAATTTCAGTAAGTAGAGAGAATATCTTATTATTCAATAAATCTCTCCAAAATATGCAAAAATTCTTTGATTATATAATTTCAGTATCTAAATATGAATCATTTATTTTGAACTTCAAATTTATGAGAGAAGTTTATATGTCTATAAGAGTTGCAAAAGGTAAAAATATTAACTTTTTATTTAATAATTTGCGAATGAGTGTATTAGAATATTATTAATTTTTTTTAATATAAATCATTAATCTCTTTCAAAGTATTTTGAATATGTGGCTTATTAAATCTACCAGCCAGTCTAAAATCATGAATTGGAACATGACCAAACAAATTCATATTTACCATAGAAAATACTTCATCTTCTAATCCTATAATCATAATCTAATATATTACAGATATTTATTTATAATGATTTTAGTTCATTAATATTGTAAAATTTTAATTATTATTTATACTATAAGAATAATTAAATAAAGAAAATATGTTATGTATATATAATGATAAAGAAGTATAAAAAAAGCAGAGTATCTGATTTAAATATAGAAACCCAAAAATCTGATGAAAATATTGTTATTACAAAAGAAGAAAATATTGTAGAATATTTTTTAAATAAAGAACTGCCATTAGGAAAAGCCAAAACTAAAATGAGAGATGATGATTTTGTTGTACCAAAGTTATCTGAATATTCAAATTTACTTACTATAAATTATAATATTCAACAATTAAAGAAAATTAGTAAAGAATATACTATAAGAGCAACGGGTAATAAAGATGAATTAAAAAAACGAATTTATAACCATATGTATTATTCATATTTTTCAAATTACATTCAAAAATTTGTTAGAAAAATCTTTGTTAAAAATTATATTGCTTTACATGGACCAGGATTTTACAATAGAAGCAGATGTACAAATGATTGTGATTTTGCTACGCTAGATGAATTAAAATCTATTCCATATAGTCAATTTTTTAGTTTTGAAGATGAAGATAAGTTTATATATGTATTTGATATATTATCAATATACAATTTGTATATAAAAAATAAAACTCAAGTGATTAATCCATTTTCAACAAAATTAATACCAAAAGATGTATTTAATAATACAATAATGTTTATCAAGTATAGTAAAATGTTAGATATCAAAATAAATATTGACTATGATAATGTAGAAAAAATGAATGATACAAAAAAATTAGAAATGAAAATATTAACTTTATTTCAACATATGGATAGTTTAGGAAATTATACTGATATGCAGTGGTTAAATAGTTTAAATAAATATCAATTAGTAAAATTTTTGAGAGAATTAGCGGATTTATGGCATTATAGAGCAAATTTAACTCAAGAAGTTAAGAGAGAAATATGTCCTCCTTTTGGAAATCCATTTAGAAGTGTAAATATTAATATTAATTCAATTCATAATTACAATTATAGTATAATTAAGAAAAGTGTAGTAACAATAATTGAAGAATTTATAACAAAAGGAATAAATAATGATTCAAAGTCTTTAGGGTGTTATTATATTTTATGTTGTTTAACTTTAGTTAATGAATCAGCAGCAGAAGCGATGCCTTGGTTATATGAATCTGTAAATTCTTAGATTCGTTAAAATATTAAATAAAATTAAAAAGTAAGTTAAAAAATAAATTCTTTAGCATAAATGGGGTTTAAAATATATTTTGAAGATAAATAATATATTTTAAGCATAAAACAACTTAAAAGGATAATTATATACATAATTATAAAAAGATGCCGTCCAAAGCTGCTGCGAAAAAAACTGCCGAAGCACCTGTTGTTGAAGTTGCCCCCGTCGAAACCAAGAAAACAAAAACTACCAAAGCAGCTACTGAAGCTGCCCCAGTAGTGAAAAAAGACACCAAACCACGTTCTAAGAAAGATACAACTCCTATTGAAACCAGCCCAGTTGAGAGTCCAGCTGCTGAGAATGTTGTTGTTTCGACTGATACTGAAACATCGATTACTGATAACTTCACTGAATTCATCACCAAATTCCAAACTATGCTATCTCAGTTCAACTCCCTCAAAACTGAACTCAGAACCCTTGAGCGCAAAACCGTCAAACAGCTCAAAGTTGTACAGAAACTTAACAACAAAAAACGCAAGAAAGGCACGCGTGCCCCAAGTGGCTTCGTCAAACCATCTCTTATTAGTGATGAACTAGCCACTTTCCTTGGTCGCGACAAAGGCTCTGAAATGGCGCGCACAGACGTTACACGTGAAATCAACAAATACATTCGTGCTAACAATCTTCAGGATAAAGAAAATGGTCGCAAAATCAACCCCGACAAACAGCTAATGGAACTACTCAAAATTGATGACACCGTTGCGCTCACATATTTTAACCTACAAAGGTACATGGGACCGCATTTCCCTAAACAGACCAAAACTGCTGAGGCCTCGGCTTAAATAAAAACAAAAAAATAATACCATAATTTCAATTTTAATTAATTTTTAAAATTGAAATAAAAACTATTTATTAATATTACCATTAATGGCTAGAAATACTCCAGAATATAATAGAAAATATAGAGAAAAAAATAAAGAAAAAGTAAAAGAAGACGATTCATTAAGATATTATGCTAATCCAGAACCTAAAAAACAAGCGACAAAAGATAGATATGCTGCTAATCCTGAAGCAAAAAATGAATATGATAAAGCATACAATCAAACACCACAAGGTAAAAAGAAAAATAGAAAATCAAAATGGAAAAAACGAGGAGTAATTTTTGAAACAAAAGAAGAATTTGAAGCAGTATATAAAATATATCTTGAAACCGAATTTTGTAATTTTTGTAATTGTAAATTACACGAAGGTAATGTAGGTTCTGGAAAAAAAACTTTAGACCACGATCACACTACAGGAAAATTTAGAAATATTTTATGTAATAAATGTAATATAACTCGTAAATAAATTAAAATTGATAAAAAAATTAAAATTATTTTTTTTATTAATGAGAAAAATTAGACCTACTGATAATTGCGATATTTGTTTTAAAGAAAATGAAGAAATATTTGGAGATTGTTGTGGAATAAAAATGTGTATTGAATGTGATAGCAAATTAGGTGGATTATGTTCTGTATGTGAAAAAGATGAATTAAATTTTTGTTATGAATGTTATGGGTGTTATGATGATGTTCCCAGAATGAATACACATATATGTCAGATTTGTGAAGAAATATTTTGCGAAGATTGTTTATCTATAAATGATGCTCCTTGTTTTGTTTGTTTAAGAGATAAATGTGAAAATAAATATTATGATGACTTCATAATTAGGGCTTCAGAAAAATTATTAAAAAAAATATCTACTAAAAGAATTCAAAGAAAATGGAAAGAATTTAAATCTACTAACTAAGTATTATGAATTATGTGAAGGAAATACAGGTCAAGGAAAACGAGTATTAGACCACGACCACGCCACAGGAAAATTTAGAAATATTTTATGTAATAAATGTAATATAAGTCGTCGTTAAAATATTTACTTTTTAAACTTCATTACAAATAACCTATTTAATGTTAACATAAATCCACAAACCATAAATCCTACAGAATATGATAATGAAACATTTCTCATTCTCATTAATAACATATTTGATTCTAAAACTTTACTTGAATCTTTAAAGTTAGATATAAAATAAATTGGAATTATTAAACCTACGCCAAATATTAACGTATATAATATAAAAAGTAAAAGTTCTTTATAAAAAATATTTTTGAAAAATGATTTTGTAGATACTGCAATTGCGAATACCGCAGTTGATATTTGCATAACTTTATTATTAAATAACATTGCTAATGTAATTGGTTTAACATCAAAATCAACTTCATCAGTAGATTCTACAACATCATCACCAATTAAAAAATAATTAGCTGCTAATATAAAAATTGTATAAAAATAACCTATTAATATAATTGGATATCTTTTAACTAATCTAAATGGAACTAATATCCAAAAAAGTACCACCCAAATTATTAAACCATATAAATTGACATTTTTAGATGTATCTGGATCCATATAAACTAACACAATATAATATTTTACATATATCATATATTTTATGAAAATATTTCCTAAATTATTGATAAAATTACCTTACCATTTACGTAGTCAAAAAAATAAAAATAAAAATAAAAAGTTTATAATTTAAAAAAAATTGATTTAAAGACAAAAACATATTATTAGTATTATTAAATAACCATGGCTCAGCAGCAAATCCTCTCCGGTATTGACTTCGATCCTGCTACCGATTTTACCTTCACGAAGGCTAAGATTAATGCAAATGGCCGTAAGCAGGTCGGAATCCTAAATTCTAAAAGTAAAAAGGGTGTCCATATTGCGACTCCACTTATGCTAACATGGGGTATTAATGAATATGTTGATGATAAAACTGGAACAAAATCTTATGATATGGCTCTCCAGTTCCCAAATGATGAATATAACAATCCTGATTGTGTTTCATTCCTAAGGAATATGCAGGCTCTAGAACAGCGTATTAAGAATGATGCTATTACAAATTGCAAGGACTGGCTTAACAAGACCAAAACTAGTGCTGATGCGATTGATGCACTTTGGACTCCTATGCTTCGTTATCCTAAGGATAAGGAGACAGGTGACTTTGATTATTCTCGTGCTCCTACTCTTAAGGTAAAGATTAATTATTGGGAAGGTGAATACAAACTTACTGAAATTTATGATGATAATTCGGTAGCGCTATTTCCTAATGATAATGGTATTGTTCCTTTTGAACTAATTACAAAGGGTTCTCATGTTGCTACAATTCTATCTTGTGGTGGAATTTGGGTTGCTAATGGTAAGTTTGGTATTACGTGGCGTCTATTCCAGGCTGTAGTAAAGCCTCGTGTAAGTCTTGCTGGTAAATGTCATATTAGTCTTTCTACAAAGGATAAGGAAACAATGAGTGCTAGTTCTGCTAATCAGGTAGAGGTTGATGAAGAAGATGAAGTTGTAGTTGAGCATCTTGCATCTACTACAGTTGCGGATTCTGATGATGAAGTCGAAGCAGCCGAGTCAGTTACTGAAGCAGTAGTTGATGCTGCAAAGGTAGAGGTTAAAGAAGAGGTTAAGGCAGTTGTAACTGAAGATGTACCTAAGAAAAAGCGCATTGTGAAGAAAACAAAGGCAGCAGAGTAAATATAATCACATAAAACCACAAAAAAATAAAATTTATATTTTTTTTATAAATTTTATTCTAAATGAATATGAATTAATACATTTCCTTTTGTTTTATTATCCAATATATCATTTGTATTTATTAACGGTATACCTTCATTTTTAAATATCACTACTTGATTTTTTTTCAATCTTAATTCTTCCAAATAAACTTTATAGTTATTTATTTCTATAAATTTTATATCTTCTTTTATTAAATTCAACAAGTTTATAAATCTCTCTTCATATGTTATGTGCATGTTATTATATTCATCTATTCTTATATTATCTGGTAATATTGGCTGAATCTTTATTAATATATTGTCATATTCCATTTCTTGATGCCATAATGGAACATAAACTATATCTTCATCTATTTCTAATTTAAATATTTCACTTTTCATAATGTTATCTAATGATGGCGTAATTATATACATATTGTACTTCATTAATTTTTTATTTATTAAATCTTTTATTACATTAATCATATCTTCTGATAAACCCATCGAATTTTTTACTATAAATTTATATATATCTTCTAACACATTCAAATTTATTTTATCAAATAATTGATCTAATAATTTATTCGTATATTCTATACATTTTTTCTGAAATTTATTTATCTCTCCACTATCCGGTTTTGATAATAACATTTTTAATAAATTTATCATTAAATCCGTATATGGTGTATCATATATTTCTTCTTCTGTATTATTTTCATATATATTATTAATGTTCGAATTTATTATATTATGCAAAAATGTATAAGCCTCACCTACTTCCTGAAATCTCTCTTTTGCATTTATTTCTTTATTTTTATCTGGGTGATAATTCAATGCCATTATATGATAACTTCTCTTTAATTCCACATTTGTTAATTCTGTTATGTTTTTTATATTATATTTGTTATCCAACTTTAATTTACTTAGTGCTATTTGTAAATTCATCTTCATTTACTAACTTTATTAAATATAGTATAAATGCCTCTAAATGATAAATTGGTCTGTAATTATTATTGTAATATTTAAATAATATACATGTTCTTACTAAAATCTTATTTATAAAATCTGGATCCATTTTTTCACCACTTGATTTTATTTTTTTTGATATTACATTATTTACTATATAATACATACAATCATAAATATTTAAATTATAAATCAATATATCATACAAAATATTTCTTATATTATTATAATTTATATTACTTGAAAATATCATATTTATTGTCTTATTACATATTGACGTCTTCAAATTTATTAAATTCTCATTACTATTATTCAATTCTACATATTTTAATAAATTTATGGAAGATATATTCGATAAATATTGACTATTTTTATCAATTTTTTGTTTCTCTGATAAAATTTTCTTATTATTTGCATTTGATAATTTTATATAATTTGAATAACTTAATTTTGAATAATATAATATTTTACATACATCTTGAATATTTGTTGGAACAAAACTTAAATGCTCTGTTAATATTATAAATTTTAATATTAAATTATCTACTAGATTTTTTTGCATATAACTATAAAATATCTCAATTATTTCATTATTTATTTCATGAAAATTTTTACATAATATTATTCCCTTTTTATCTTTTGAACTTTGTATCGCATCTATTATATTATTATATATATCATTCAATAAAATTTTCGAATTACATGTCAAGTTCTCTAAATCTATCTCATAATGTATATCACTTATTTTTATTATATGTTCATTTTTTGATGAATTTATTATCATCTTTTTCTCATATTTTAAATAACTTGGACTATATCTTTCTATTATTTTTAATGCCTCACTATACTTTCCTGTACCACATGGTCCATATAATATAAAATTTGATGTATTTTCTAAATTATCTGGTAAATTATTGATATATTCTGTATATTTATTATTTATTACATTTGAATTATTTTTTTCTATTAATGTCACAAAATTATCTTTTAAAATCATTATTGTATTTTAATAATTTAGTTTTAAATATATAAAAAATGTTTAAAGTTTATTTATTAATTAATTTAGTTTAAAATGATCGCTGAAAATGTCGAAGATATTAATCTCAATCACATTATTATTTGTGACCCTATTAAAAATAGTGTTATGCAATACAGTAATTTTTATAAAATTGTTTATTCTAATGAACTTATATCATTAAATGGACTTTACATATTATTTAATTTAAATAAAATTAATCAAAATAAGGAAAAAATATTATTTCAATATACAGACAATAAAATCTCTATTGATAAAATCGCCAACATCGAAGAATATATTTTGAATTTAATAAATTCTAATAAAAATAGAATTTATAAAATTACAGAATTACTTAACAATGGATATATTAAATATTGCTATAATGATAACTCCATAAATAATATTACATCTAACAACTTTAATAATGTAAATAAATCTTTAATTCTTAAAATTTCTGGTCTTTGGGAAACCAAAGAAAATATTGGAGTTACTTTTAAAATTATTTTAGTAGAAAATACTATCTCATTTAATTAACCATCTGTTGAAAAAAATGCCAATAATATATGTAAAATTAATACAAAAATATAATTTATTGTTGTCACTATTAAACTTAATCCTTTTAATATTGATTCCTCATTTTGTTTTTTTGATTTATCACCTGTTTTTGTATTTATAGTATTTAAAATACTAAACATATATTTTATTATTATTCCTATTTGAATTACTATCAATAACGAGGAGAAAAATGAATATACTGGATAACTTGAACTTACCTTATTTGAATTTATTCTTGTAAAATATATGAAATTTAAAATAATTATATATACTACTATTCCCAAAGTTAAAATTACAGGTATTGCACCTGATGATAATATTTCTAAATAATACATTAATATATTTGTATCTTTTGCACCTCGCTCTAGTAACAAATTCCCTTTTTGTTCTGATTCTTTTCTCGTTAAATATATAGCCATAAATATCATTAAAACTAACGCTATTGAAGTTAAACCATAACCCCATATTGTAGTTGATGCTGGACCATTATTTCCTAATTTAGTATAATTTTCTTCAAAAAATATTTTTACAATTATTCCTGCTAATGCTAAAACCACTAAATTCATCATATCTAAATTACTGTTTGCACTAAAACCAAAACCAAATATTCCTTTTCTATCTACCATTGCATCATACCCATCTTTTGTTGTTGTATTTACACTCATTATTTATCTAATATATATAAATATATTTTGAGATAAATATATTTATTTTATTTTATTATTATAATTATAATTATGGAACAATTCTTAATTGAAAGACTTCAAAATTTCACTTTAGACAGAAAAATTTTATCCATTGATACTAATGATCGTGATAAATCCAGATGGCCCGATGCTAATGAATTTGAAGTATCAACTCCACGAGTATATAGCAACGTTGAATCACTTAGATTAATTAACGTTCAAATACCTAATCAACTATATAATATTAGTGAAAATTTACAAAATAATAAACTTATAATTACTACTGGTTCTAACAAACAACTTATCACAATTGATGATGGATATTATAGTAATCAACAACTTTGCAATGCACTTCAAAATCAAGTTCGTAAAAATTTTGCTACTATTGGTGATGATTTTTATGTTTTCCTTAATAATGTATCTCAAAAACCACATATTATGAGTGAAAAAAATGATTTCTCCTTAGTATTTCTTGATGATGACATTACCTATTCTAGTTCTACTAATTGTGTTAGTAAAGTTTATGAACAACATTCTAATTGGGGTTTAGGTTCTATATTAGGATTTGATGATAAAATTTATGTTAGTTCTACTCCTCAAATAGATCCTAATAGTTCAGAATTATATTTTTATCATAATAATATTCAAAATTTACCTTCTGCTGATGGAGTTATTGTACCTCCCAATAAATTAAATCTAGATTTCAACCAATTCATTTATCTTGAAATTGATAAATATAATACTTCCGATGAAATTAAACCATTCATTAATGATAGACTTAATAATACTAATATTGGTTTAGTTAATTCATACTTTGCAAAAATACCAATTAGGTTTAAATCTGATGGCGTAAATCAAAGTTTATCTTGCAAAGAAGATTTTATTGATTCTTTTAGTTACTATCAACCTGCCATAGAAAAAATATCTAAATTTAAGATTAAATTACGTTATCATAACGGAATACTCGCTGATTTAGCTAATTATAATATCTCTCTCACTTTAGAAATTAATCAAATCCGTAATGAAATGAAAAATTATGATGTTAGAACACCTTTTAAATTTTAATCACCACCCCCTTTCTTATTTAACAAATTCCAACAATTCTCACATAATGGAATATACTCACTTCCACCTATTAAAACTTGCGCATTATTATCTACTAATCTATGTGTATATAATGATGCATTTTCACATTTATCACATTTTCCTAACATTTTAAAAGTTTTTGTTGCTACCATAGTTAAATCCATCATCTCACCAAACTTCTCTCTCTTAAAATCTAAATCTAATCCACATAAAATTAAATTCTTTTTTAATGTATTCTTCACATACAAAACCCAACTTCTTAAGCCTTTGAAAAATTGTGCTTCATTTATAAATATATATTCTGCTTCATTAAACTTATCCAAACCAATTGTTAATTCCTCTAAATCTTGAATACATACACAATCTATTGAAACTTCATCATGACTTACTATATAATTTCCATTTGTATATCTTTTGTCAAATATATAATTTACTGCTAAACATTTATATTTATCTTTTAATTCATTATATCTATCAATCAATTTACTTGTTTTTCCTGAAAACATACATCCATAAATTAATTCAAGTGTTCCCATTTTTTAACTACATATAAAAAAAAAATATAATTGTTTCAATTTAAAAATAATTATTGAAGTATATTATTTAAAATGCAGTTGTGGATTCTAATCACTGGAGGAATATTTGCATTAATATCATCTATGGGAATAGGCTCTAATGATGCAGCTAATGCATTTGCTACATCTGTTGGGTCAAAAGCACTTACTTTAAAACAAGCAGTAGGATTAGCTGTTGTATTTGAAACCAGTGGAGCCATTTTGATGGGAAATCATGTAACTGAAACAATTAGAAAAGGAATTGCTGATTATGAATGTTTTGAAGATAACCCTGAACTATTAGCCTATGGATGTATGTGGGTTGTAGCCGCTGTAGCAGGTTGGTTATTTACTGCTAGTTATTTTGAAATGCCTGTTTCTACAACTCACTCTTGTGTTGGTGGAATGATTGGTATGACTATTGCTTTAAAAGGTGCTAATTGTGTTATTTGGACTAAATCAGTAGACACATTTCCATATGTAGGAGGTGTTGGAGGAATTGTATTATCTTGGTTTATTTCACCTGTATTTTCTGGTATTATTGCATCTGGAATTTATTTAATTAATAGATTTTTTGTACTACGAAAACCATTTAATTATAAACGACTTACAATTATGTATCCTTGCTTGGTTGGATTTACATTAATTATTAATAGTTTTTTTATAATTTATAAAGGTGCTAAAGGTTTGGGACTAAATAAAATTGAAGTTGGAGAAGCATTCGCTATCTCATTTGGTATTGGCACTGCAGGTGCTTTAATTACTGCTCCATTTATTCCAAAATTATGTAAATATGTTGAACATAAATTTACTATTACGTCTTCAATTGAAATGTCTACCAATTTTGAAAATAATAGAAGCGAATACAATATTAATTCCACTAAAGAACTATCTACAGTTGTTAATATTCATAATAGAGCAGAAGCTTTTGACCCCAAAATTGAAGAAACATATAAATATTTACAAGTTTTTTCTGCTATATGTGATTCATTTAGTCATGGTGCTAATGATGTTGCTAATTCTATTGGACCTTTTGCTGCAATTTATGTTATATATAGAGATGGTGGAACATTATCTAAAAAAAATGATCTTGGCGATGATGCTTATTGGATCCTTGCTGGTGGAGGAGTAGGTATTGCTATAGGTTTATTAGTTTATGGTAAAAAAATCATTCATGCTTTAGGAGATAAATTATGTAAAATTACACCTTCTAGAGGTACTTGTGTTGAATTAGGTTCTGCATTAGTTATTATCACTGGTAGTAGATTAAAAATACCTTTATCAACTACTCACTGTCAGGTTGGTGCGGAAGTTGGAGTTGCTTTATGTGAAAAACATCACTTTCAAGCAATTAATAAAAAAATTCTATTTAAGACTTTATTTGGGTGGATAATTACTTGTGTTTTTGTTGGTATTGTTTCTGGTGTATTAACTGCACAAGGTGCTTATAGTCATTCACCAAAATTACTTAATAATACTTGCTGATGCGGGGAGATTACCCATCACGCATTAGTTCAATAAATAATAAAAATAAATTATTACTTTGACTAATAAATTAACGACATTAAAATTCAATCATAATTATTTAAATAATTATTATGCTAATAATAAGTATTTAAAAAATTATCGCGTGATGGGCGAACTCCCCGCAATTTAATGAAATTCATTTATTAGTGCGGAGAGAAAATCTTCTTTTCTTTCATATTCTAATCGCATATTTACTAATTTTGCTGGAGAGATTACAAAATTTACTAGTTTTTTTTCTACATCATCTGGAATTATATCACCATAATAATGATTATACATTTCTTTTATTGTATCAATACTACTATTTTTCATTTCTAAAGTCATATCTATTCTTCCTGGTCTTACTAATGCTGGATCTAATGATTCATAATTATTACTTGTAATTATTAATATTCTACCAGGCGTCTCTCGAATTCCATCTATAATATTTAAAATATATGATAATGTTATCTTATCATCTTTTGATTTATCTAAATCTACTACTAAACTATCTACATGATCATCATCCATTTTTTTTGCTATTTTATTTAATAACTTATTTTGAACTAACATATTTTTATCTTGACTTATTTCCTCATCTACTATTACACTTGACTCATTTGTTTTTCGTTTTTTTACTATATCTGACATACAATCTATATCCTCAAATACTATTATCTTATTTTCCCAACTTAATTTTCTACTATTTGCTCGATTATAATATTGTTCAAAAAAATATTCACTAAATTCTCTCTGTGTCTTCACTTTACTTAATGGAATCACTATTATGTGACGATTTAATTTATTAGCTATACATTTTATAATACTTGTTTTACCTGTTCCTGGTGGACCATGTAGTCCTAATCCAAAAGTATGTGGATGACCTTCATAATCATACCAAGCTTTGTTATTTACAAAAAAATTCAATTTACTTATTAACTTCTTTTTATCATCAAAAAATAAATTATTAAAATTTCTTGAACTTACAAATTCGCATTCCTCCCATTCATTTTTTATTTCTCTCTCACTATAAAATGAATCATTGTTTCCTGTACCAACTAATGTATAAATAAATTTTTTATTATTTCGTTTCTTTACTAAATCTTTTCTAAAATTATCATAAATATTATCCAAATATTTCGTCAAATATTCGAGAGATTTATTATAACTATAGATTTCAATTGAAATATTTTCCATCTCAAATTTCCTTTTTTCATCTCCTTTATCAAAATCTCTATGAACTTTACAATAAATATTTTCCTCTATTTTAAAATATTTTAACTGATCTACTATAAATATATCTGACTGTATAAAATTATTTTCCTTTTCTTCTTCATCATCTAACCCTTCACTCGATTTATTTCTTCTACTATTTTTTGGTTCTCCATAATCATCATAAATATTTGAACTATTTGCATATTCTCTCACAGAATATATTGTTTTATTATTTAAATTATTCTTTGATATATAATACCAATATGCTGTAAATCTATTACTAAATAAATTATCCGTTTTTGTTATATATCTTGAAACCCTTAAACACCGTTTTCCTTCTATAAATACCGAATTCTTACGTGGTCTTAAAAAACTAAGATTCTCTCCAAATGATCGAAAAATACCATCCAAAAAATCATTATTTTCATTCGACAAAAAATATGTTAAAAAAAATAATACTACCATTCCAAATATTTTATCATATAATGAAATATCTTTAATATTCATTATATACATCATCTTCATCGAATCCAAGAGAGAATATAAATTATTATTCAAATTCATTTGTTAATAATTTATAATGAATAACATTTAAGTTTATTTCTCAAATAATGTTTTTAAAATATCTTCTACTACATCTGAATTATCAACTAGTAAAGGATTATATTCTACTAAATCCATAGACATTAATTTATTACTTTCTTTTATCATTTTTAATTTCTCTCTTACTTTTTCCATAGTTAAACCATTCTTTACTTTCGTATTCACACTATCCATTATTGATGGATCTAAACAATTCATATCAAAACTTAAATGAATCTTATCAAATATACTTATCCATTCTTTAAAATCTCTCTCCGAATCTAAAATATTCATATTATAATATTGAAATCTATTTAATTCTAAACTATCAATATCTCTTATACCATAAAAACCAAACTGACACGTCTCCAAGTTATTACCATAACTTAATTCATTCAGTGTATGTCCACATAATACCGCTACCGGAAGTCCATGAATATTTCCACTTGGTGATGTTTCTATTGTATTAAAATCTGCATGAGCGTCAAACCACAACACACCTAACATCTCTCTTTTTGTAATACAATATTCATTTGCCGCATATACACTACTTATTGCTGTTGTATGATCTCCACCTACTAATAATGGAAAATTACCTTTATTTAATGTATCCCAACAACATAAAAAACAATTTCCTAATATATCTCTCACTTTTATATTCTCACAATCTATAAAATTTACATTATCAACATGTAAAAAATTTAATTTTGATTGTAATTTTAAATATGCATGTTTAGAACCTTCAATATTTCCTCCTCTATCATAAGGTATATTTACTATATCAATTAATGCACCTAAATATAAAGCATTTAACCACATTTTATAATCATAAAATTTTATTTTTATATTCAAATCGTATATTTTTCTTTTATCCAATTTCTCAAATATTCTAATGAACATGTCTTAAAATTATCATCAAATCCTGTTAACTTCATAAATTGTGGCTTTTTCATTCGCGGTGTTTTATAAAATATATATGGTCCATATCTTCCATTTCTAATTGATAAATTATCATCTATTTTTCTTAATAATGAATTATCTACTTGACTCGCATCTTCTAATATACTTATCGCATCTTGTAATGTTATATTTTTAAATGGAATATTCATCTTTACTGATTTTAATGATTTTCTAATTTCTCCACATTCTAAATAATATCCAAATTTTCCTAGTTTTAAATAAACTGGTAATCCATTATGCAAACCTAAATCTTTGATATTATCTTCTTTGACTACAATTATTTCTTCTAATTTATAACCACCATTTTTTAATTTTTCTAAATCAATATCTAATTTAACTCCATAAAATCCTGCTGTCCCATCTTCTTTTAAAAATTTAATTGTTGGTCCATTCTTACCAATTAAATATGTATGTTTTTCATCTATTTTAATATTTAATTTATGCATTACTGATTTTATACCTTTTTCTAATAAAGAATTTTCACGAACTAAATTTTCAATAAAATTATTACAATCATCACATAGTAAATGATATTCTTTTAATCCGCGAGCAATTAAATCTAAATCATCTTCCATTTTTTTTGTATAATCATATTCAAATAAACTATTGAAATATTTAATCAAAAATTCAATTACCAAAATTCCAATTTGTGTAATTACTAACTTATTTTTCTCATTCCCAAATTCTTTTGAACCTTTTTCTTCTTTTATATTTCCATCTTCTAATGTATAATCTACTATTTCTAATTTTTTACCTTCTACATTTTGTTTTTTAACATATTCTCTTTCTTGAATCTTTTCAATCAACGATGAAAATGTTGATGGTCTTCCAATACCTTTTTGTTCTAATAGTTGAACTAATCTTGCTTCTGTATAATGCGATTTTAAATCTTTTAATGTTTCTTTTGAAATTACTTTCTTTATTCCAATTGGTCCTTCTTTTAGATTTTGTAAATATGAATAATATTTATCATCATCTACACCCTGAACTGCTTTCCATCCTGGAAATATATTTTCTTCAGCACTATATTTATATAAATGATTTTGTGGTGCAGTAATTTTTACCACTAATTGTTTATAAATAGCAGGAGCCATCATACTTTCTAATGTATTATTCCAAATTAACTTATATAACTTTCTATGTCTAGCAGTGAAAATATCTTCATCTTCTGGAATAGATTCTACTAAAATATTTGTTGGTCTAATAGCTTCATGTGCTTCTTGAGCATTATTATTTTCTTCTTTCTTTTTCTTTGACTTTTTTTTCTCTTCTTTTTTATCTTCTCGTTCAAGACTTTGTGTAATTAATCCCATATTTGGATTAATATAATCTTTGTTATAGTTTTCTGTAATATATTCTATTCCTTTTTCAATAAATTCTTCACTATAAACTTTACTATCAGTTCTCATATATGTAATATAACCACCTTCATATAATTTTTGAGCCAAAGCCATTGTATCTTTTGGTGAAATATGCATATTATTATTAGCAGCCTGTTGTAAACCACTAGTAGTGAAAGGAGTAGGTGGATTCTTTTTTGTTTGTTTCTCGAGTTCTTTTGATAAAACATGTTTATGTGTTTTTGATAATTCTAAAAACTCTTTTATTTCATCGTGGGAGAGATGATTATAATTTAATGGGAATATTATATTTTTTGCAGTAAATATTCCAGTTGTATTAAAGCTTAATTTACCTGGACTTACTTGAATTTCTTTATAATTATCATAAACTAATCGCAAAGCAGGTGTTTGACATCTACCTGCACTGAGAGAATTCTTAGTATTAGAAACAATATGTTTCCATAAAATTGGAGAGATTTTAAATCCTACTATTAAATCTAAGATCTGTCTTCCTTGTTGGGCGTAAACTAAATTCATATTAATTACACCTGGATTAGCCAATGCATTTTTTACTGCTCGTTCTGTAATCTCATGAAATATAATTCTTTTTGTAGTTGTAGGGCATAAATTGAAAACTTGAGCAATATGCCATGCAATTGCTTCACCTTCTCTATCATCATCTGTCGCTAATATGACTTCTTTTGCTTTATCAATTGCTTGTTTTAGTTTATTTATTTGATTTTTCTTTGAATCTACAACTTGAAAATTTGGTTTATAATTATTTTCAAACTCGATTTGTTTTAAGTTTGAGAGATGTGTAATATGTCCAAAAGAACCCAAAACTTTATAACCTGGTCCTAAATATTTTTCTATTTTTGTACATTTAGCAGGTGATTCTACTATTAATAATGTATAACTCATTATGTTTTACTTAATAAAATATATTTATACTATTTAAATATCAATTTTATAAAAAATTGAGTTAATATTTTTTTAATTTTACTATTAGTATATTTATTATGGATACTCAAGGTTTCATAATTATAAGAGATGCTATTGTTTATCCTTCTTTAATACTCAGAAGGTTAAGAAAAGACGATAGAGTTCATTCAAAAACTATGTGGAAGCTACGTTTTGAAATTAAAAAACATTACGAAAAATTATGGAATACCCAAGATTTAGTATCTTGTTTTGGAGGTAACGTTATTGATAGTGAAAATTGGACTCTACCTTGGCATGTTGATCAAAATCAAACACATGGAAATACTATGAGATGCGTTCAAGGAATATTAGCATTATCTGAATCAACCGCCACACAATTAGTTTCTGGTTCTCATAAATATTTTCAGTCTATGTCTCAAAGATGCACTTCAAAAAATCTATATGAATGGGAATATTATGAAATTCCAAGCAAAGATTATATTTGGAAAAAAGGTTTATCAATAGTTACTCCACATTTAAATGCTGGAGATTTATTAATATTTGATTCAAGAATTATACACAGAGTTATTCCACAAAAGAAACGGTCAGTAGCATATATTTCTATGGTTCCAAGACACTTTCTATCTAATTTAATTGAAAGACAAAGAAAAAAGGCATTTAAAAAAAATATTATGACTACTCATTGGTGTGAAAAATTAATAATAACCGGTCAAGATAATCCCATTCAAACAGATTTAGAATATAATGAATTAGTTTAAGTTTAAAAATAATATATATTAATTTTGAACTTAAAGAAAAATGCCCAAAAATCGCCTTTTTTTCTTTGTGACGCTATTACATAACAAAAATATTCCTTTTTTAAAAGTGCATTTTTTTGAAAAATAAAATTTGTAAAAATTTTTTGATTTTGGACAAAAAAAAATGTCCAATTTTAATATTTTGAGGGCTTTTATAAAATTCGAAAAAAACACAATTTTTTTTGATGAAAATTTTTGAAATCATAATGGTTTGATATATTATATATGTTAAAAACTTAAATTTACAGGAAAAAAATGAAAATTTACTACGAAAAAATACGAAAAAATACGAAAAAATACGAAAAAATACGAAAAACATACGAAAAAAAAGTAGTAAAAAGTAGGAATAAATAATTTGAAAATATTTATATACATATAACTATATAAAGCAAATAATATTCAAAAAAAAATTGTCATGTAAAATAAAAAATACGAAAAATACGAAAAATACGAAAAAAAAAGTAGTAAAAGTAGGAAAAGTAGGAAAAATTCGGAAAGAAAAAAAATATAAAAAAAAAGGATTTAGGGATTTTTTTTGTAACTCAATATATAATGACGATGAGTGACGAATTAATCCCAAAAATCCCAAAAAATCCCAGAAAATTTTCTTGTATAATTTGTGACTATTATACTGATAGTAAAAAAGATTTTGAAAAACATTTAGCAACCCTAAAACATAAAAATAGGATAAATAATGACGAAAAAGTGACAAATAATAACACAAGGAATATAAAAATCCCTGAAAATCCCAAATATTGTTGTGAGTGTGGAAAAGAGTATAAATATAGGCAAGGATTATTTCAACATAAAAAAAAATGTAATTATGAAGAAAAATGTGAAGAAATATTAGAAAAAAAACCTGATAAAGAATTAGAATTAAAAGATATGTTTTTGACTGTTGTTAATGAAAATAAAGAATTACGTAGTATGATGGTAGAACAACAAAAAACGATAATGGAACAAAGTAAACAAATGACAGAAATAATACCAAAAATAGGTAATTCAACAACAAATAACAATACAATAAATAATAATCAAAGATTTAGTATAAATGTATTTTTAAATGAAAAATGTAAAGATGCTATAAATATGAGTGATTTTATCAAGTCAATACAAGTATCATTAGAACAATTAGATTTTACTAAAACTCAAGGATTAGAGAAAGGAATAAGTAATGTAATAATGGAAAATATGAATAAATTAAGTTTGTATGAACGACCGATGCACTGCACTGATACAAAACGAGAGACTATTTATATAAAAGATAATGATACTTGGGAAAAAGATAAAGATAAATCAAAATTAAAGAATGCAATACGTAAAACATCAAATAAGAATTATACGGCATTAATAAATTGGACAAAAGAGAATCCAGATTTTATGGAAGATGATGAGAAACAAATGTTTTACGCACGAGCGATGTCTACTTTAGGAAAACCGATGGATGGAGTGGATGATAAGATAGTGAAAAAGATTTGTTCAAATACTTATCTGAAAGAATCTTTGAATAATGAAGATTAATGTTTTCTTTGTCTTCTTTTTCTGGTTCCACCAAATGGACCTTTAGGTTTAGGGGCAACTCCAGGAATTTTACTAACAAGTTTTTTAGGAGCAGCAGCCATATTTTTAACTCCAGCACTAACACCGGTGACAACTTGTTTGGGTGCAGCTTCGAGAGTTTTTACGCCAGATGCAACATTATGTTTAACTTTTTCAGTAAATGTTTTCTTTTTAGTAAATCTATTCCTTAATCCACTAAAGAAGCCTTGTACTTTTTGTCCAATATTAATATCAGTTTTTAAAAAATCTAAAAAACCTCCTCCTTTTTGTTTTCTAGTAAAATTTTGTCTACGTCTTTGTTTCAATGATAGGGTCATAAATATATAGTATAAATATAAAAAAAAATTATTTAAATTATATAATGGAATGTCCTATTTGTTTTGAAATAATTTCAAATAGTTGTTATGCAAGTTGTAGCCATCATTTTTGCTACAAATGTTTGAAACAATGGTGTTATAAAGGAGGAATAAGATGTCCAATGTGTAAAGGTAGAATGTTTCAAATCATATTAGATACAGAATTTGATTTGAAAAACAATCCTAAGTGTAAAGAAAAAATAGATAAAGAACATACAAAAACAATATATGTAAATTTTGATGATAAAATAGAACCCGGAATAACTGTAGAAAAAATAATACCGTCTTTCATTAATGAAATTAGTACCCTGGGAATATTAGTAACTAATTTAGAAAAGAATAAAAAATTAAAAAATTTTTTAAAACCAGGTGATATAATTTTATATTTAAATGGTGTTCCTTGTATAAATTTAGCGAATAGTATAGATATAATAAAATATTATTATGAAACAGAAGGAATGTTAAAAATAGAAATACAAGATAAAAAAATTGAAACACGATTTTGTTGTGCTGATATATTTTTCAAGAAAAGAATAAATAATATTAATTAACAGGATATTCATGATCGGCAGGTAGAATATTAGGTGAAGTAACTAATACTTCTTGTATTTTTGGTTTATTATTAACAAGATGAAGAATTTTATTTGAAACATATTGTCTGTATTCTTTACGAATAGAAGGAATAGTATTTTTACTATCATATTTCCATTCTTTGAAAGTCATAGTTTCACCTTGGGCTGTACCCCATAAATCAGTTCTTTTAGCAAGATTAGCCCATATATCATCAAGAATATCAGGATGGCCGACTCCATCATAAATTTCACTATTAACGTCGCCATTAATTTTAAGTTCTTGCCATGTAGGTAAATCTAATTTAGATTGATATAATTTTTCAGATTTAATAACAACAACAGGATAATCAACACTAACAGAGCGACCTTCAATATTATTAAGTCCGCCTGAAAGAATGCCATTAATATCTAAAGAAGGAATAACTATAGGATCAATAAGAAGAGCATTATTAATTCTATCGGTTTGAAGAAGGGTAGGATTAAAAGAGGAATGTCCCACATATGTAATAGTATCAACTTTAAGAGTATCGGCAAGGTCAATAATATCTTTAGGCATAATAGGCATAACACCATCTAGTGTAACAACAGTAACATTATGTTTAAGATTTTTAATAACTTCATTATAAAATTGTTGAGGCATAGTTCCAAAAAGACCAGTTGAAAACAAAACAGGTGGTCCACGACCATTCAAAGTAGCAGTTCTACCACTTGAAAGTTTAACAGATGGATTAAAGAAAGCGGAAACAGAAGCAAAAACAATAATCATTAATTTAGACAACATAATTTTATAATAATATACTTATATTATAATTTTTATATTAGTTTAAAAAATATACTTTTAAACTAATAAAGATGAACTATGAGAATTGGTTAGAAAGTATAAAAGATGATCTGAAAGAATTATTAAAATTTAATAGGGAGGTTTATGATAAAACTGATTTTAATGAAAATTGTGATAAAGAAACACAAAATTATTTATATGATTATTTAAAGAAATCCAAAAGATGTAAACAATGGTATATTTTTAAAACGACCCCAACAATAACACATTGGTCGATAAGTCATAATAGAATAATGAAATATAGTGGAGCACTAGGATATTAATTTTGCATTTTTTTAAAATCTTTGTAAGATATATTTTTTTCAGGTACGGTAGGTTTTTTTTGAACTTTTTTCTTCCGTTCATTAGCTTCCATTTTTTGTTGATTTCTCATAGCACTATCAATGTATAATTCTTTTAGATGTTGACCTACAAGATATGAACCTTCGTGTTGATCTAATTCACCGTCTTCAATTCTTTTAAGAATATTTAAAAATTTATCCATAATAGTAAGATTGAGTGTATCAGTTTTGATTTTATTAAAAATATCAGTATAATTATTAAATAGAAACTGACATTGGCTAACACATATTTTATCAAATTCATTAGGATTAGATTTAGCAAGACGTGTATATTTTTGTTTTAAGAAAAGTAATTGTTTAATATCAGTTCTAATAAGATTGCTTTGTTTATTTTTACGTATTTGTTCGGTAACATCTTCAGTTTCATTAGCGTTAATCATATTTTGAAGATCAAGTTTTTGTTGTTTATCAAGAATTGACATTTATATATAGAAAAAGAAATATATATTTAAGTAATAAAATATATATTTTGTAAAAGTTTTTAATAAAATAATATATAAATGGTAAATTTAAAAAGAAGTTTAGAGTCAATTTTAAATAGTAAAAATTATAAGTTTATTATTTATTTATTAATGGGATTAATAATTGTATTTTTAATATGTGGAAATTATAATTTAGTAGAAGGATTAACACAAAAAGGCATGTCAAATCATTTAAATAATATAATAGCAGATACAGAAGATGGTTTAAATTTACAAAATAAAATAAATGGATTATATGAAAGAGAGAATAATAAAAGAAAAGATAAATTAGATAATGAATTAGCGGGTATGACGAAACCAAAAAATGTAGTAGAAGGTTTTTTAGAAGGTATGCATCATTGTACGTCAAATTATAGTAATTTGGGAGTAAAAGGAAATAAGGCGAATTTAATGGTAAACTCACAATGTGAAAGTTTAGAACATTTAAAAAATAAAAATAAATCAGTCTTAAATGAGGCTCATAAAGAAAAATTAAATTACTATTAATATAATTAAATTGTATATTTATAATAGGTATATAATTTAATATGACTAGTACATTTGGAGATTTAGGAAGCGCAGTAGTAATTATATTCATTTTTAGTATATTACATGGAGTATTAGCACTAAGCATTGGTATAGCAAATATAAAAAATAACTGGGAATATTACAAATGTAATCCATCAATAATGCCATTTGCAGCTGTGTTTGGACATGATGTTGGAGAAAATTTCAATGAATGTGTTCAAAAAAATCAGGTAGATTTTATGAGTTCATTTTTAGATCCAATATATCAATCATTGAATTATTTTGCACAAAATGGAGCAATATTTGCAGATATGTTCGAGAAAGTAAAATTATTTGGAAATACTCAAGATGATAATATGGGAAGTTTTGCAGCAAATGCAAAAGGAAGATTATATAATATGACAGATGGTGCAAATAGAATTTTTATAGGCGTATCTGATACATTTAGTAAATTAACATCAACTGTAACAATATTATTTTATACGATTCAATCAGCATTAGTGGTAGGAGAATCAGCATGGGAGGAACTGCCAGGAACACTTATAAAAATAGGAACTTTAGGGTCGGTGGATAAATAAAAATTTATAATTATATATTAACATGGACGAATTAAAAGATAAAAAATTACAAGAAAAAATAAAAAATTATTTTGAAAAATTATCGTATGGTGAAAAATATAATTTTGATATAGTAATAACAATATTAGCGATACTTTTTGTAGTATATGTAGTTTTTTATGTATATTTTTCTTCTAGAATAAATTTAGAAAAAATTAATTGGGAAAAAAATAAGTGTAATCCATTTTACATGCCTTTTGCACAAGTAGTTAATGATGGAGGGGAAGGATATAATGGAGAGAATTTAAAAAATTGTTTAAATGATTTAACATCAAATTTAGCATTTGACATATTAGCACCAATAAATTCGATAGTAAATTTCTTTTCAAAAATATTAGGATTTTTAGCAAGTATGTTTTCAAATTTATTAGCTTTTATAATGCATTTATATAATTTGCTAGCAAGTTTATTTAGAGAATTGATGTTAAGAATAGAGAGAATAGTAGAAGGAAATATAACAATATTTAGCAAAATAAATAATTTTATAGCATCAGTTTTAGGTTTTATTAGTTTGATTTATTACCAAATAGTAATATTAGTAGATTCAATAAAACTAATTTTTCCAATGATGGCTTTATCATTTTTAATAGGAGTAGTTTTACCAACATTATTAGCATTAGTAATTTCTTCAATTCTTTTAGCAGTATTTTATGTAATAGCAGTAACACTAAGTCCAGTATTTTGTATAGGTTGTTGGGCGTGGGCTCCTGTAGCAATATGGATAATAGTAGTAATATTGTTAATGATGTTTTTTATTTTTATTTTGGTTTTATATGTAATTTTTGCAAATATGTGTAATGATATATTGGTTAAAATACTAGGACCAATAACCCAAGATGATAATGAGATGACTTTTAATAAACCACCATGACCTTAAAATAAAAAAATAATTAATTATTATTTAAAATATTTAATTATTTTAATGAGATTAATAGAAAAACTAAAAGAAAGTAAAGTTTTTAAAATAATTTTTTCGATAATATTGCTACTAATAATATTTGATAAAGTAGTAATATTAGGTATGACATCATTATATTATGGATTTCAAAAATTTATAATGAAAAATAAAGTAAATGGTCCATTAGAAATGATAAAAAAATATACAAATAAAAAAACTGAAAATTTTAATAATTTAGATTTAAATAGTTATCAAGAAAATATAGTGGGTTCAATAAGTGAAATATATAAAAAAGATAAATATAATTTAGGCGAGTATCCAAATGTTGAAGTAAAAGGTGGACAAGAACTTTTTAAACATAATAAATTTTTACCAGAGTGTTGTATGTATTATTCACATTATTCAAGTGATAAAGGTTGTCCATGTATAACTCCAGAACAACAAAATTATTTACAAAGAAGAGGAAAAAATAGATCAAGTGAATCATTTATTCATGAATTTGATTTAAAAAATATGTTTTTTTCTCCAACAAATACTTTAAAAGGCAATAAAGATGAGATATTTATAAAACATGATACATATATAAAAAAAGATCCAGAACCATTGAGTGATGCAAGTAAAAATTTTGTATTTTCAATATTAAATTTACAAGAAAGATAATTAATTAACTGTATTAGAGCGCTTACGCTCCTCGTGTGCTACTGTCTTCCATCGCACAAGTGCCTGACGTCGAAGATGAGCAGAATAATTGCGACCAAGTTTGTCATACTCATCACCATCGCGGTTGTCACTGACAGCCAGAATCTCGGACCACATAGTGTATTTGATATAAAGAATTAAAAAAAAATAAAATATTCAATTTTTTTAAAATAAATAATTTTTTTAAAATAAATAATTTTTTTTTAAATAAATAATTTTTTTTTAAATAAATAATTTTTTTTACACCTTGTCAAGATAATAAAGGAAAGATAGAAGAAGTTGTTGAGAATATTATAATAAATAAAAAATTGATTCCAAATTATACTGAAAATAAAATTATAAATACCATGGACACCAAGTTGCCAAAACATCCACAACAAAAACTCAATAAGATTAGTAATAATGTTTCGCTATATATTAACGATGCGAATGATATTGCTGATAAACTAAATAATATAGATTTTATCTATATGGACCCTCCTTATGATACTAATCGTGATTTTACATTAAATAGTAAAAGTGATAATACAGGGTTTAGTGATAAATGGGGTTCAAATAGTTATGAATCATGGTTATCAACATTAGTCTCTAATCTAAAAAAAACTTTATCAAATGAAGGGACATTGGTTATTCATATCTCGTCGGAAAATAGTTTTGTAATAGAAAAAATATTACGAGACAACTTTAAAAATATTGAAAAAATATATTGGAAAAGATGTCATGAAAAGAATACAGTTAAAAATAAATTCGGTGCAGTAATAGATATATTATTTGTTGCTTACGATAAAATACGTATATTTAATGAAGTGCATATTCCTATTGAGGAAGATTCTGTATGGGCTTTTAAAAATAAAGATGATGTTGGTTTTTATAGTCTGGGTGCGTTAAAGCATGACAGGACAAGAAAAGGATATATTTATACAATGGAGCATAATGATATACAATATGAAAATGAATATGGTTGGAAATTATCAAAAGACGTTGTTGAAAAAATGATCTCAGAAAATAGGATACACTTTGTTCCTAAAAGTAAAAATATGTATATTAAGGTATATAAACACGAACACAAAGGCAAACCATTGTCTAATTTATGGGACGATATACATTCAATTACAAGAACAAGTAAAGACCCTCGTTTATATCCAACACAAAAACCACAAAAACTATTAGAGCGACTAATTCAAATATTTACAAATCCAGATAGCACAATATTAGACCCCGTATGTGGTTCTGGAACAACGGGTTTTGTAGCTGATAAACTAAATAGAAAATGTATTTTAATTGATATAAACGAAGAAGTTTTACCAATAATTACCAAAAGATTTGAAGATAAAATATATAATATTTAAAACTTTATAATTTCAATATTTCTTTACAATATGTTTTAAATTTTTCTATAAAGTGAGCGTTTTAAAATTCCAAAGGTGTAAAATATTAATAGGAAATAAATTGATTAATATATAAAAAAAATAAATTTAAATGTATAAAGAAAATAATATTATAAATATGAAATTAATAATATTATTTTTAGAATTAACAAGAGGTTACATAATACCAAATATGATGATAAATACTAGAAAGGGATTAAGAAGTCGCACTATAGTTTTTATAGAAGATAATTTTTTAAATAATAATACATTAAACTCTTCATTAGCAAATATAAAATCGGTAGATTATGATGAAGAGGGAAATATGTGGATAATAGATTTAGATAATTCAGAAAAAGATTCATTTCCGTCATTTGAGAAATTTTTAAAGAAAAAAAGAGAAAGAGATGAAAAAGTATTAAAATATTTAAAACAGGCAGAAGAGAAGGAGAGAATAATAAGAGAACGTTATGATAATATAGAGCCAACATCAAAAGATTTAAAACTATTAAATAATGTGGCGACAATAGAATGGACAAAAAATTGGATTCATGATATGGTAAGTTATGGTAATAGTAATAGTTTTCCAAGATTTATGTATCAAGATATGTTTTTAATGAAAGATTTTGCTCGAGAAAATGAAACAAAAAAATATTTTTATATTGGTTATTTTCCAAGTGATATACGATTAATGCATGGGCCATATTATATAGGTTCTTTTGAGTTGATCCCAAAAATGAGAGAACTTCAAACACATTTAATAATTCAAAATCCAAATTATATGATGAAAGATGAATTAGATACACATAGAATAGTTAATTTCAAACGTGAATTAATGAAAATGACAAATGACGCGATGGTATTTTTTAAATTTAAAAATTTAAAAAATTCATCAAATGAAAGATATTATTATAGTTGGTTATATGAAGATAATTAGTTATACATTCCAAATGGAAGGTCATTTTTATCGGATTTGTTGAGTAATTTATTAATTATTTCTTTTTTAAGTTCAAATGGAAATTCAACTTTTTTATCTATTTTAAGTGAAGTTTCAAATAGATTTTCTTCAGGTTTCATAAGTCGATATAAATTTAATTTAGTATAAATAATTTCTAAACATCGCTTTAAATTTCGTACACCAGATTCATTTTCAGTAAAATCTTTAATAATGTATTCTAATATTTCATCTGTAAATATGACATCTTCTTTTTTAAATTTGGCTAGTTCGTAGATTTTAGGAAGTAAATAATCTTTACAAATAACAAGTTTTTCTTTGATTTTATATCCTTTGGTTTCAATTTTATACATTCTGTCTCTAAGAATAGGATTAACTCTGGATTCATCATTATAACTGAAAATAAGAAGTGCTTTAGAAATATCTAAACTAATTTCAGACATATATTTATCTGCAAAATGAGAATTTTGTGTAACATCTGTAAGATGAGTTAAAACTCCGGTAATTTCTTCGCCTTTTGGAGTATCACTAATTTTATCAAGTTCATCAAATAAGATGATAGGATTCATGCAGCCAGCTTGAATAAGAATATCAATAATTTTACCATATTTACTACCTTCATATGTATAATCATGACCGTCAAGAAATCCACTATCGCTACATCCTCCAAGTGCAACTAAAGCGAAAGGCCTATTTAATATTTTACTAATACCATCTTTAATTAAAGTAGTTTTACCAGTTCCCATTGGTCCCTTAATAGCAATGGCACTACCTACAGCATTAGGATTAACTAACCATAAACCAAGTAGTTGCATGATTTGGATTTTGGCATCATCAAGACCAAATACTACACTATCAAGTGTATTTTTGGCATCTTGCATAAAAGAGTGGCATTTTTCAATTCCGTCTGCAAATGTAATAGGTAGATTATTGTATTTATTGAATGGTATTTTAATAAATGCATCGACCCAAGATTTAATTTTATAGTATTCACTATTTCCAAAACCTCCAGCCATTTCACGAAGCATATTAATTTTTCTTAAAGCACAAGCTTTATATACATCAGGAATATCAATTTTAATAAGATGAATAAGATAGGGTGTTTCAATAGATGTGAGATTTTTAATAACAGTTAATTTTTCAATAGCATTTTCTTGTTCTTTAACAGACATTTGTTTTTTAAAGTACTCAGATTCTTTATCTTCTTCTATTAAAATTTTAGAGAATTTTCTATAATTTCTAGTTGAAACATTTTTAGGAGGAGGAACAATAGTATTATCTTCTTCATGATCCATATTATGTTTTTTCTTTTTATAGGAGCAGGGTTTATTATAGTTATCTTTATCTTTATCTTCATCTTCATCTTCATCTTCATCATCTTCTTTAAGATCTTCGTGTTCATTATTAGGATAATATAATTGAAAGTCAGGATTAAGATCGGGTCTAGAAGAATTGGGATCATAATTTATGATATTATTTTTGCCGCGTTTCATATTAAGAATAATATTAATATTTTTGTTATGGTTATCATTTTCAAATAATTTTTTAAGTCCTTCATATTTGAGTGAAGAGTAAGGAGAGTTATGATGTTCATAGTCTTCATCTTCATTGTCACTATAATCATAATAAGATTGAATAGAGTTATTAGATTTTTTGGAAATATTTTTTTTAGTTTTAAGAGAATTATAAAGTCGTTGTCGTTTAATTTTATTAATTTTAGATTTGCTGTAATTAGATGGAAATAATTTGTTTAAAAATTGATAATATTGTAATTTATCTTTAGCTAAAATTTTGTTTTGTAGACGTTCATTATTTTCCATATCATCTGGCTCAGAAGATGATTCATCGTCGCTGTCAAAATCAGAAGCAGATGAAGAATCGTTAGATGAAGTATCATAATAATCTTCTCTGAGGTTTTTACGTTTTAAAAATCCACTTTTGAGACGGGTATTATGTTTATGGTAAAACGCAGACATAGATGATATAATATATATAATAAAAAAAATTAATGAAATCAATTTTAAAAAAATGAAAAATAAAAAATGAAAAATAAAATAATTAAATGTAAATATTTATATTAAAATTGAAATGAATTTAAATATATATTATTTATAATATAGTAGTATGACTATTGATGAAACCAAAAAACCATCAAAAATTATAGGTATTCAATTTAGTCTATTAAGTCCACATGAAATACAAAAAGGTTCAGTAGCAGAAATAGTAAATAGAGATACTTATATCAATAATAAACCAGTTTTGGGAGGATTATTTGATCCTCGAATGGGTATTTTAGAACCGGGATTTATATGTCCTACAGATGGTTTGGATTATATTCAAACTCCAGGATATTTTGGTCATATAAATTTAGCACGACCAGTTTTTTACATTCAATATTTAACTACATTAATGAAAATTTTAAGATGCGTGTGTATAAAATGTAGTAAATTATTAATAAATAAAGAGAAATATTCATATTTGTTAAAGTACAATGCAGACGAGAGATGGAATAAAGTATTTGCATTAGCAAGTAAAAAGAAAAGATGTGGAGAATGTTCACATAATGGATGTGGTTGTTTACAACCGAAATTAAAGAAAGAAGGTTTGGCAACATTAATAGCGGAATGGAGTAGTAAAGATGAAGAAATAAAAAATTATGAATTTTCGAAAGAAGATGGAACACTAGTAATGAAATTGATTCCAGAGTTGGTAATTAAAATTTTAAGAAAAATTTCAGATGAAGATGTAAATTTTATGGGATTTAGTCCAATATGGTCTCGTCCAGAATGGATGATATGTCAGACAATGGCGGTTCCACCGCCAGCGGTTCGTCCGTCTGTAAAACATGATTCGCAGCAAAGAAGTGAAGATGATTTAACTCATATAATAGTAAATATAATAAAAGCAAATAAAACACTTCAAGAGAAGATAGAACAAGGTGCAAATTCAAATGTAATAGACGATTGGTCAACAGTTTTACAGTATTATGTAGCAACATTAGTAGATAATAAGATTCCAGGAGTGGCAGCAGTAGCGCAGAGATCAGGAAGGCCATTGAAAGCAATTAAAGATAGATTAAATGGAAAAGGTGGACGTGTAAGAGGAAATTTAATGGGAAAACGCGTAGATTTTAGTGCACGGTCGGTAATTACTCCAGATCCAAATTTATCAATTAGTGAGTTAGGTGTTCCATTAAAAATTGCAAAAAATTTAACAAAGCCAATTACAGTAAATGCAAGAAATAAGAATTATTTAATGAAATTTATATTAAATGGACCAGATGTATATCCAGGTGCGAAGATATATGAGAAAAAGAATGGAGATTGCATTAGTTTAAGATATGTTGACAGAGAATCAATTAAATTAGAAGAAGGAGATAAAGTTCATCGTCATATTTTAAATGGTGATGCAGTATTATTTAATCGTCAACCAACATTACATAGAATGTCTATGATGTGTCATATAGCCCATGTCATGATGAAAGGTGATACATTTAGAATGAATGTAGCAGATACGAAGCCATATAATGCAGATTTTGATGGTGATGAGATGAATTTACATATGCCTCAAGATGAAGAATCAGAAATAGAATTAAAATTACTAGCAGCAGTAAAGAATAATATAATAAGTCCAGCAAATAACAAATCAATTGTTGGTATTTTCCAAGATTCACTATTAAGTGTATATTTATTTACACGAAGTGGTATAAATTTTGATTCACGAACAGCAATGAATTTGTTAATGCATTGTAAAAAAATAGATATAAATACGATAGATTTTACAAATGCCGATATTTCAAGTTTTGAAATATTAACTCAGATTTTTCCAAATTTTAGTTTAAAATATAAAACAAAAAAATTTAAAGATGAGGAGGATTATGAAACATCAAATAATGTATTTGAATTAAATAATGGTAGATTAGTACGTGGTCATATTGAGAAAGGTATTTTAGGAGATACAACACGTGGATTATTACAAAGAATTTATAACGATTATGGAGTGGATACTTCACAAGAATTTATAGATGATTTACAAGATATAGTAACAGAATATATGAAAATTCATGGTTATAGTGTTGGGATTAGTGATTTAATTGCTGATAGAGATACGATTGAAAAGATAGTAGATGTAATAACAAAAAAGAAGATGGAAGTAAAATCATTAATTGATGAGACTCACTTAGGAATTTTTGATAATAAAACAGGAAAATCAAATATAGAAGAGTTTGAAACTCGTGTTAATAATATATTAAATAAGGCATCTTTTGAGGCAGGTAAATTAGGAAGAACAAATTTAGATTCAAATAATAGATTTGTAACAATGGTAAATGCAGGTTCAAAAGGTAGTGACTTAAATATTTCACAAATGATATCTTGTTTAGGACAGCAAAATGTAGATGGAAAGCGTATTCCTTATGGTTTTGAAAACAGAACATTACCTCATTTTACAAAATTTGATGATTCTCCTGAAGCGCGTGGATTTGTTGAGAGTTCATTTATTGGGGGGTTAAGACCAGAAGAATTATTCTTTCATGCAATGGGCGGTCGAGTTGGTTTAATTGATACAGCAGTAAAGACATCAGCAACTGGTTATATTCAGCGTAGATTGATTAAAAGTTTGGAAGATTTAGTAATTGGATATGATATGACAGTAAGAAATAATAAGAATAAGATAATTCAATATAGTTATGGTGATGATGGTTTTGATCCAGTAAAAGTGGAATCTCAAGGGTTAGGATTCATTACAATGTCTATTGAAGAAATATATGGTCATTACCAGATGCCTAATGATAAAACAAAAGATTCAGTATATACAACATTATATACAAAACAGGCATATGGTAGATTTAAGAAACAAAAAACAGAAATGGATAAAAAATGTAAACAATATATTGATTATATTATTGAATCCCGAAAATTAATAGTTGAAAAAGTATTAAAAAATATATTTAAAGGAAGTGTAAATCTTCCTGTTTCATTTGTAAATATAATAAATAACATAGCAGGAAACCAGGAAGAAAATGTTATTGTAGATATAACTCCATTAGAGGTATTCGAAATGATAGAAACCAATTTAGAATTATTAAATAAAATTCATTATAATAAACCAGGTGATTTATTTAGAGTATTATATTATTATTACTTGAGTCCAAAAGAATTAATTATGCATAAAAAATTAACAAAAAAATCACTGGAAGTATTACTATTAACAATAAATAATTCTTATAAAAAAGCGATTATAGCTCCAGGAGAAATGGTTGGTATGATTGCAGCACAGAGTATTGGTGAACCAACAACTCAACTAACTTTAAATACTTTCCATTTTGCAGGTGTGGCATCGAAATCAAACGTAACTCGTGGAGTTCCAAGAATTGAAGAGATTTTATCTTTATCAGAAAATCCAAAAAATCCATCTTGTACAATTTACTTAAATGAAAATGATAAATATGATCAAAATAAATCAAAAGAACATATAAATAGTTTAGAATATACAAAACTAAGAGAAATAGTAGAAAGTTGTGAAATTTGTTTTGACCCAGATGATTTAAATACATTAATTAAAGATGATGAACAATTAATGAAAGAATATAAAGAATTTGAAGAATTATTAGATGAATGTAAATCAAGTTTGAATGAATCAAAAGAAAAATCAAAATGGATAATTAGATTAAGTATGAATAAGATTGAAATGTTAGATAAAAATATTACTATGGAAGATGTGCATTTTGCATTAACAAATTCGTATAATAACATATCTTGTATGTATAATGATTACAATTCAGATAAAATAATTTTTAGAATTAGAATTAATAAAATTATTCAAAATGCTAAGAAAAAGAAAGTAAAGAATATTCCAGAAAGTTTAGATCAATCAGATGAAATTTATATGTTAAAGAATTTACAAGATGAATTATTAGATAGTTTAGTATTAAGAGGTGTTAAAAACATTAAAAAGGTTTTACTAAGAAAGATTACTGATAATTTTGAAGAAGTAGATTTAAAATATGTAAAGAAAGAGTTGTGGGTTTTAGATACGGTTGGAACAAATTTATTAGATATATTAGCATTAGATTTTATTGATAAAAGAAAAACAATAAGTAATGATATAATTGAGATTTATAATGTTTTAGGAATTGAAGCAGCTAGACAAGCAATATTTGATGAATTTTCAGAAGCGATTGAATTTGATGGTGCATATATTAATTATCATCATTTAACAATGTTAGCAGACAGAATGTGTTGTAATGATAAGATGGTATCAATTTTCAGACATGGAATAAATAATGATGATATTGGTCCAATTGCAAAAGCATCATTTGAAGAAACACCAGAGATGTTTTTAAAGGCCGCAAAACACGGAGAATTAGATATAATGAAAGGTGTTTCAGCAAATATAATGTGTGGCCAAGAAGGATATTTTGGAACAAGTAGTTTTAAATTATTAGTAAATATGAATAAGATGTCTGAAATTAAGGCAGAAGAACAAGAAGAATATGAAGAACAAGATATATTAAAACAATTAGATGAAACAGATGAATTTGGAGAATGTTCTACAAATAATCTAAAAATAGACTCTATGGTATCAAATCTAAAAGGAATTAAAATGGGCTCAAGCGATGATTATGATTTAGATTTTTAAGAAATAATAAATTCTTAATAAATTCTTAATAAATTCTTAATAAATTTAATTAAAATATAAAAATTTATTAAGATGATAATATAATATGCAAGTAGTAATTTTTTATCAAATTCTAGCATTAAATATAGTAGATAGTAATTTGGAAATAAATAAAGTTAAAGAATTAAAATTAATATCGAAAATAGTAGATACTTATACAAAATATAAATATTATAAATACAAATGTTTTTTGAAAAATCAAAGTACAGTAGATATTTTTATTAGATCACAAAAGATATTTACTTTAGTGATTAGATTTTGTAATAATTTGAAATATAGATGTGCTAAAATTTTTAATAATGAAGATTTATTAGGAAATGAAGTTTATAATAAATTAACATTTGATATTTATATTAATAAATTTATCTATAAATTTACATACAAGGATTTGATTAAAATAATAAAAAATAATTTGTTAAACTATGATTCTGATACTACAGGTGGAATGATAACAAATAATTTTTTAACTCCATTAGAAATTAAAAATCCATATACAAATATCCCATTTAAAAAACATGTTTTGTATAATTTTTACATGTTTTGTAAAAATCATAATTTAAAAATACCAACATATTATCATATGAATTATGAATCAAATTTTGAATTAAAGGATTTATTTTTATTACATGAAAATTATTTAACTTTAAATTCAATAAAAAATTATATAAATAATTTGGATAATGAAACTAAATATAGTTATCTTTTAAAAAGTAATATATTATTTTGTGATTTTTTAACAAAACATTTTGATAGAATTGTAATACGTTATTTATGTAGTACATTTAAAAACAAAATTTTTAATTTGGATTTAAGTATTTTAAGTGATGATTTTAATGAAATAATATTTAATTATTTATCTTTGATTTATTATTACAAATGTAATAATTCAAAAAACTTTGTAAGTTACAAAATTAAATTAGTTATGAATTATTTATATAATAAGAAAATTTCATTTATAGATGATAATATAGTTAGTAATTTAACCACACGTGATATAATTGAGAGAATAAACGAAAATATAGAAATAATAATATTAAAAGAAATTGATGACTATAGAATTATAAATAATATTGATGCAATTTTAAATTATCAAAGAAATAATGAAGTCACGGAGGTAAATGAGAGAAGTATAGAAGAAACAAAAGAATCAAATACTGAAGAAAATGAAGAAATAAATAAAGAAAAAATAAAAGATGAATGTAAAAGAAATAAAATAATTTTATTTAAAGAAAAAATAAAATTAAATATTTTTAAACTTAATGATTTATGCGAAAATAGTAAAGTATATGAAATATTTTATAAATTTACAATTTTGAATATATTTTTTATAAACTGTTATTGTAATATATTTATATTAAGGCAAGCATACAGATTACTTTTTTAATTTTTTAATGAGTTTTTTATTTTTTGGATCAACTTTTTTAGAATCAAAATTAATAATAGCATTTAAAATTAAATCTTTATAATTTTCTAATTCTAATAATATTTCTGTTTTAAGTTGTATTTTATCAGTATCAACTAAATTATCTCTAATATTAATAGTAGAAGAATTACGGAAATATAATAGTTTATAATTTTTCACACCTCTATGATAAGTACTGGGAACTTTAATAAAATAATAATTATTGTTTTGAGTATTTTTATTTAAAATAATAAATGTTTTTTCAGTTATTGATAAATTAATAACACTATTGCAGATTAAAATAATAGGTAAATTGAATTTTTTAGCTATTAAATAAATATCCATATAAGTAATAAAAAAGTCAGGACTATTAATTAAATCAGATAATAATATTTTAAATTCCTGAGTTTTTAAAAATGGAGAAGTTTTAAGTTTGTTTTTAATTATGGTTCCTATAGAAGATGAATTTTCAACAAGTTTCTTATTTATTTGTAAAGTAGTTAATATAAATGCTTCAGTATATTCATTATTAAAATATTCTTCAATTAATAAATTTTTTAAATCTAAAATATCAAGTTCAGTTAAATTTAATTCAGTGGATTTTGAATAAAAATGTTTTAAAATAAATAATATTAATTCAAAAGAACAAATTTTATTAGAATCTATATCAAAATAAAATTCATATACTCTATCAATAAATAAATTGTTTAAATCTAATTCTTTAATAGCATTTTTTTTATGTTTACAATTAATTGATTTGACATATTCATTAATTGATTGATCAATATTAACATCCATATTAAGTTGCATTTTAGGAGGAACTTCCTCAAGTGGAGGTAAATCTTCTTCCAACTCTGGTAAATCTTCTTCCAACTCTGGTAAATCTTCTTCCATTTGTTTTTCTTGTAAATATTTTTTTTCCAATAATTTAATTTTTTCAACTTGTTCTTTTGGTAATTTTAAAATAATTTTTTCATCAGTTTGTATTTTATCTAAATCAAAATCTTCATATTCTGTAGTAATTTTAGAAGTATCAACTTTATTAATCTTAGTAGAAGATTTGATATTATAAGTATCAAATGTATTATAATTAGAATAAGGGTCTTTAAATTGTAATCCAGTAGATTTAATTTCCTGAGCCAATACAGATTCCATTAAAATAATTTCGTCTTCATTAATGTTGTATTTTATATTATTAAATGAAATAAAATTAGATGAGTTAAATAATAAAAGTTTGGTTTTATTATAACGTGTAAATTCATCAGAAAGTTTAGTAAAGTAAATGTTATAATTATCATCATTAGTAATTAAATTAAATTTTGGTATAATAAGATTGCAAATATTAGTAGAAGTGTTAATCATACAAAAATCAGTATCACAAGATGAATTGTTAATACATAATGAGAAATTTTTAATATTATCAAGTATATTTTGGTCATATTCAGCAAACATAATATAATCTTGGGCTAGAATTTCTAATTCATCACGTATTAGTTTTAATTTATCAAAATAAATAAGAGCATTATTTTTGATAATATCTTTCAATTTAATATTAAATTTATAATTTCTATATTCAGAAAGAAGTTTTAAAATAGTATTTCTAAAAGAATTATAAAATCCTGATTCTAATTTTATATTATTAATCATTTGTTTTCTTTCTTCATCATTATTAAATTTATTCTGTATGATTATATCAGTAAACAAATAATTTTTATCAGAAATTTCTGGTAAATCATCTTTTACATATACTTCAGGTTTATTAATCATAACAAATTGATTAGCATTAGTTAATATGCCTATTGTTAAGTCTTGATCAATAATTTTATAAAGAGGTTTACATTTTATAATTTGATTGGTTGAATCATATATATGTTGTAAAAATTCTTTACTTGAATTATAATCTGTAAAAAATTCTTCTGTTAATTCATCAATAAATTTAATTGGAATTTCATAATAATCATAAATTTTAGATGGATAACAAGGGATGTATCTGTATCCTTCATAATCAATATGATTACTTACAATAACAGCAATAACTTTATTTTCATAATCCATAACTTGGAAGTTAATTTCATAACCTAATTTATTTAAAATATTAATAATATTTTCAAGTGAAATATTCTTTTCAAATTTCATATTTTTTGATTCATTTTCTAAACAATTATTATTTAGATCCTCTTTAATAAAATTAATAACTTTTTTAAACTCATTTAATCTAGATTCGCTTGATTTGGATGTAAAAGAAATTAATGGAGTAATAATATCAGTAACTTCAGTTCTAATTAAGTAAAGTGGTTCAAAATATTGTTCTTTCATTAATAAAATAAGATTTTTTCTACTATCATCTACAAATTCATAAGAATAATTTTGTTTAGGACAGATTACTTTAACATTATCAGTTAAATCATAACTTGTTATATCTAATATAATTAAATTAATACCATTAGGAAATAACAGTGGATTAGGTTTGCAAATAATGTCCCATAAATACGAATAATCAATTAAATAATTATTACCTTTTAAATATAGTTTAAAATTTTCAAAGGAAATTAGTATTCTTTTGTATAAATTTATATGATTATAATTACTTTTATCTAATTTATTGTAAAAAATACTATTATTTTCAAACTTTGAAATATCAAATGACTCTAACATTTGTTCGGTAATATTTTTATTTAAAAATATTTGTACTAAATTAGCATTATTATAGGTAATAAAATTATCAACTGTTAATGATTTAATTACAATATTTTTCATTTCATCAATTGAAATAGTAGTATTAGTTTTTAATATTTCTTTAGAGAATGCATCAGCAATACAAGCTAAAAATGAATTATTTTTATCATTTTGTACTCCATATCTAAGTAAACAAGTATATTTATATTTGAGATTATTATTATCAGGATTAATACAATCATCAGAATCAAATTGTAAAAATTTTTTTACATTAATAGGAAGATGTCCGACTTTATATTGTTCTAATGGAAATTTATCGGATCTAATAATATATTTAATATCTCCTTGCTTAACTACTTTAGTTGTAATATTGCATGTACGATTACCTTTATCTTCATTTGGTTTTTTTAATTTACTAAAACAACAAGGTAAGCAAAATTCATTACCATATTCATCTGCTACTGTGTCTTTTAAAAAGGCTGGTTCTCTATCTTTACTTTCAAATTTATATATATTACCTTTACCTTTAGAGTAAATAGTTCCATATTCACCAGATTCTACCTGTTCTTTTGTTAAAGTAGAATTTTTATCTAAATCCCAAAATTTGGGACATACATAATAATATTTTTCAGCAGGATTAGTAGAATATTCTAAAATATCATTAGATGTATATTTGGGGTTATCAATTAAAACTTTTTGTTTTTCTTCTTCATTAAGAATTACAGGTTGACGGGCAGACTGACATAATCTTGAATAACTAACATAATTTTTATTTGTATCTTCTTTCGCTAGATTAGGTTTATAAGTTTTGACTTTAAAGAGTCCAGGTTGTAATTTTTCTAATCTGTTTAAGATAGGATTACCTCTAGTAGATTCTTTAAATTTTTTAAATTTTTCTTCATCTTCTTCTACTTTTTCTTTAATTGATTTTTCATTTTGTTTTATTTCTTTTTCTTTTAGTTCTTCTTCTTCTTGTACTTCTTCTTCTTCTTCTTCTTCTTCTTCTAGTTCTTCTTCCAGGTCTTCTTCATCGTCTTCTTCAAGATTAATTTGAATATCTTTTGGTGTAAAATCTTTAAGTTTTTGAGGCTTAATTGTATCATTATCAGGTTCAATTTCTAACTCTTCTTCATCTTTTTGAGAAACATCTTCTTTTTCTTCTTCTTCATCATCATCATCATCATCATCATCATCATCATCTAGTAAAATATCTAATAGATTATTACCCTCTTCATCATCATCAATAGAACTAGCGACATCGATTGCATCATCAAGGTCAATTTCTATAGGATTATTAAGAACGTTTCCAATATTTTTTTGATTTAAATCAACTGCAATTTCATCAGGAACAATATCTTCTGTAAATTGTTCTTCTTTTATTTTGCTAGATTTACAAATAGACAAATCGATATCTTTAGTATCATTAAAAGATATTTTAAAGATAGAGTCGATATATAATTTAATGAAGTGAATATATCTAATATTATCAATATTTTCAATTGAAATATTAATATGGTTGTTAATATTATTATCTATTTTGAAGAGGAATCCAGGAGAATTTTTGATTTTTAATTTTCTATAATTAAAAATATTTTGAACGAGATTGAGAGATTGTATAGTGGTTTCAAATATTTTGGAGGCTTCTTCCGTGGATTCTATTTTGAAATTTTCTTTTAATTGTTGAATAATTTTAACAGGAGTTTCTTTTTGTTTAATAAGTTCAATAATGAAAGCATCTTTGTCATTCATTTCATTATAATTAGAAACTCTTTTATAACGGTAGATTTTTTCCTTAGTTTTATCACTAATTATGTTAAAAAAGAAATATAAACAGTTTTTGATATTACTTAAAAGTTTTATGCTTAGTTTGGATTCAATTTTAATAGTATAATTAAGATTAATAAGTTCAATATTATTATCTATAAGAGATGTAAAATATGAAATATTATTGGTATCATTATTAATATTTTTTTTAATTATAGTAAGCACAGGATTAATATTAAGTTCAATAATAGAATCTAATTGTTGAATATTAAGATGATTAAATAATTCAATTTTGACATTAATAGAGCCATAAATATCAATTTCGACAATAAAAAGTTTAACATTATTTTTAACAATTGGTTCGTCATTAAAAATGATAATAGAAATAGTATTATTTTTACCTGTAATTCTAGAGAATTTAATAATTAATTCTTTTGAGAGCAATGGTAATTTTTTATTATTTTCTTTATTTTTTTTATTACAAAAAAGTCTATATATATTTTCGTGTTTTTTTCCAGGATTATACTTGATAAATGGCATGATTTTGGTGCTATTAATAATTTTAAATAAAGATTCTAAGGATAAAGAAAGATTAATTTTAGTGTGTATATTAAAATTCAAATTTTTGATACCATTGATAGTGTAATTAAGTTCTGGAAATTTTTGAAAATTAAAATTAATATAATGTAATATATCAATAAATGAATTTTTATTTTTGAAAAGTTCTAAAGATATATGTTTATTGGTTTTATCCAAAAATGTTTTTTTATTTTTATTGAAAAGTTCTAAAGTATTAAGTTGATTAATAGAAATAAGAGGAAAATATAATTTAATTGTGATATCCTCTTCTAAAGATATTTTTTTAGAATAATTTAATACATCTTGAAATAAACAAATAAATAATGTATCATTAACAAGATTATATTCAAAAAGAAGATTACTGTTATTAGTATTAAGTGAAGTATTAATAATTGTTTTAATATAATTTGAATATTTTTTAACTTGAAAGGGGTTAGTAGTATATGAATGGGGTAATTTATTATTGATATTTTGGCCAATAGGAGTTAATATATTAATATCATCTAATTGTATGGAATTAATTGAATCAAAATCAAAATAGTCGGGTTCTATATTTTTATTAAATTTTAATATATTTTCATAAATTTCTATTTGCTCATTAACATTTAATAAATATTGTTTAAGGTTTTCATTTGTAATTTTAGTATTGTTGTTATCAGAAAGTATATTATATAATTCCGATGGATTATATTTTTTATTGATTAATCCATACATATAAATTTCTTCATAAGAAACTTGTAAAGGTAGTGAAATAGATTGATTATAATATTTTAAGAATTTAAATTTAATAATTTCTAATGTATCATCATAATAAATATTTTCATCAATGAAATAAATAGAAATATCAAAATCTAGTATATACTTAATATCTAAATTGCTAAAATCATATTTAAAAACGTCGTTAAATAAATCAGATCTAATAAAGTCTTTTGCATTTTGATATTTAGATTGAAGTTCTTCAACAGAGTAAAGTAAATTATTAGATAGGTATTTATTTTTTATGAATATGTATAAATCTGTTAAATTATTATTATTATTAATATAAATTTTAAATATATTTGACATCTATATAAATACAAGCATATAATTTTATATATTAATGTTCGTAAATATTATAGTTGCACATAGTGTTAATAAAGGAATTGGAAAAGATAATTCATTACCATGGAAGATATCTAGTGATTTAAAAAAGTTTAAAAATTTAACAACTGGTAATAAAAATAATGCAATTATTATGGGAAAAAATACTTATTTAAGTTTAAATAATAGGTCACTACCAAATAGAGATAATTTAATATTAAGTAGTTCATTAAACATAGATAAAAAAGATGAGAATGATAGTATAACTAGATCTTTTAAGAATGAGATAAATTTGAAAGAGTTTTTAGATAATAAAAATTATGATGAATTATGGGTGATTGGTGGAGCAAATATATATGATTTATTTTTAAATAAAACAAATATATTTGTTGTTAAAAATATTTATGTAACTTTAATAGATGAAATAATAGAATGTGATACATTTTTTCCAGAATTAGATTATAATAAATATAGTTTTATGAGCAAATCAATACATATTGATAATAATAATAATAATAATAATTATAATTTATATGATATAATTTATAGTAATAATCAGTAATCATAATATGGATTGTCTGTAATATTCATACCACAATATCTGGCAGGATTATTTTTATAATCAATCGGATTGTAAATATTGATTTTTTTGGCTTCAGTTAATATAAATTTAAAATTAGTCCAAAATTCGTCGCCATGACCTATAGATTTAGTAGCAATATGACTAACTTCATGTAAAGCAACATACATTAAAGTGTTATCATCAATAAGACGTCCTTTACTATTTTTTTCTGTATCTAAACAAAATGCAAGTTTTTCTCCTTTATTTTCACTATATGCAGTGTATTCACTAGTTGGTAAAGTTTCATAAATTTTGCGAGGATTATATCCTTTAACTAAACGTTTAACATTATCTTTTTCAGGATATTTTTCTCCTAAATGTTTAACAAGTTTATTTAATTTATTGTTAACATTGGCTAATTTATCACTGGACATTTGAAGTTTAGCTCTATCGCGAACGCAATATTTATTTCCATTTACGTCAGATATAATACATCTTAATTGGAAAGATTCAGAAGTAATATATATACGATATGCGATTATTATAATAAATATTGTTAAAATAGTATTAAAAATGAAATTATTCATTATAATATAAAATATTATAATAATAAACTATAATATTTTGTTAATAATATATTTATGCACCAGTTCCAATTTCTAATTGTTTTCTAAATTTATCATCTTCAATAGTTGAAATATTCCAAGGGCAGTTGGTATTAGTTCTTGGATTGGGTGGTTCAGATCTTAATTGTAAGTTAGCATTTCTTAAAGATGAACCTTGTGTGTTAATTCCGACAACTTGCTGTGGATTCAATAAGCTTACATTTTTCATTTCACCTACAGGATTCATAGTCGCCCAAGCACTATTAGCATCACTAGGAAGTAAATCAGCGGGGTTAGCGACGGGTTTATTCATAGCAGATGGAGTAGTAGCGGAGTTAGATGTATTCTGTGCAGCACCGTTGTATGGTGCATATGCATTTTGGCCAGAAGCACCAACAACTTTAACTGGTGGTTTATCACTGGTTCCTTTTGCTGGTGCAGGTTCAGTCATGGGTGTCATTCCTAATTGGAATACATTTTTATTGTTAGAGTATTGGTATAAAGCAAATACTAAAAATACTAAACCGACAATTCCTAAAACATGTTCATTTTTCAAGTCTTTAAAGAATTTCTTGAAAGCAGCCATTTATATAAAATAAATAATAAAATAATTTCTTAATTATTTAATTATTTTTAAAATTTAAATTTTAACTATCAAAATTTAAGAAATCTTCATCATCATCACTACTTTCGATATCTAGTTTATCTAAATTATATTTAATTTTAATATTTTTTGCTTCCAAAAAAGCAGCGATAGCATTTTTTCTAATTTCTTTTGCTTTTTGTTTTGCAGTTTTATAAATCTCTAAATAGATTTCTTCATGTGATTTTAAATCGATAATATTATCTTTGGTTTCAGGAATATCTAAAATATCAATAGTTTCTAAATCACCATTCATTAAATATTTTAATTCATTATTTTGAGATGATTCAGGTTCTTTTACTAAAGTAGATGTATTTTGTTCTATAACAATTTCGGTAGAAGTTTCAGGCGGATTAATTCTTTCTTGAGATTGAGATACTTCATTTGTAGTTAAAGGAATAGAATTTTTGCTAGATTCTTTAGTGAATTCATTGGTAGACTCATTATTAGATTGATTACTATCTAAAGCAATATTATCAGTAGATTGAGATACTTCATTTGTAGTTAAAGGAATAGAATTTTTGCTAGATTCTTTAGTGAATTCATTGGTAGACTCGTTATTAGATTGATTACTATCTAAAGCAATATTATCAGTAGATTCAGAATTATTATTAGGTGTTGTAGTATTAGATTTGACTAAATGTTTTGGTTTTTCAGTTTTAATAAGTAATTGTTTTTCAAATTCGTCAGATGGTAATAAGACCATCATTTGAGTTAAAAATATTTCAATAGTGAAGTTTTTAGTAGAAAATTTAATATTACTAATATTTACTAAAGGAATGAATTCATGATTGTTATCAAAATCATCAATTGAAATTTTATTTTCATTTTCATCATAGATATTTAATTTATCTAATTTGATGTAGGTTTTAAGTAGAAAATTTTTTCCGTGTTTATAAGGTTTCATGGTGGATAAAATTAACTCATCAATATCACTTTTTTGCATTTTAGAAGATTCATAAAACCATAATTCTCTATTATTGTAAATTTTTTCAGTACAGAATTTTTCTAAATTTTCAAAAAAATCAATAACGTTTTTTTGAGAAATACAAAAATTTAGTTCAGTATAAGTTTTAGAGGAACTTTTAATAATACCTTGTTTAGTAGTACATTTAGGTAATTGAATATATAAATTTTTATTAGTAATACCATGACTAATTTTGCTAACATAATTATTATTATTTGCGAGTGTCGGATTACTTAAATTTAAAATAGAAAAATTGAATCTTTCGTTTAAATCGAATACACTATTATTCATTTAATAAATAAAATAGAAAAATGAAAATAAAATAACACGCAAAAATAAATTAAATAAATTATAATTATTAATTTAAATAATATGAAGAATAATAATTTTATATACGATCAATGTTTAAAAACTCTAAATTCAAAAGAATTTAAGAAAGAAATAAAAAATTTTTTGAAACCATTATTAGATTATATTTTTAAAGAAATATCAATTTACTTATTTTTCTTTGTATTTTTTATTTTAGTAAGTTTTTTATTACATTTAGGAGTTTTAGTTTTATTGATTCGTTATAATAATAAAATGAGTAAAATATAATTTTTTTCTAGTAATAATATATAAATGCCTTTAGATATAATGAATGTTGAAAATCAACAAGGAGGTCGTCGTCTCAGACGTAAACCAACAAAAGGAAGAAAATCAAAAAGAGGAGGTTCATTTTTGGCAGATGCAAGTGTCCCGGCGGGTATATTTTTATTACACAGATATTTAAAAAACAGAAAATCACGTAAAGCAAGTAAAAAATCAAGCAAAAAACGTACACGCAGAAGAAGATAGATAAAATAATTATTAATTTTAAATATAAAAATAATTATTTAAAATTAATATAAATCAATGAGTTTAGAAGAAAATATAAAAAAATGGGTGGTCTTAGACAATCAACAAAAGAAATTAAATAAACAAGTAAAAGAATTAAGAGATCAAAAAACTGATTTAACAACAAATATAATAACAAATTTTTCAGAAAAAAATATGATATCACCAATAATAAAAATAAGTGATGGTAGATTAAGTTTAATAGAGACACAACATGCAAATGTAATAAGTTTAAAATTTTTATTAGATAGTTTTATAGAATATTTTGATGATGAGAACGAGGCAAATAAGTTATTGGATTTTGTAAAAAGTAAAAGAAAATTTACGAATGTATCATCTATAAAAAGAATATATAATAAAGAATAGATAAAATATAAATAGTATTAACATAATATAATAAGAAATGTTTAAATTATTAAGTGAATTAAATATAGATAAAAAAGATTATAAAAATTTAGCACTTTTACCAGGATTTAATATAAGTGAGCCTAATAATTTGAATGAAAAATTTACATTATTAAATAAAAAATTTGATGGTTCAGATATTTTAGATGAAAAAATATTTATAAAATTAATAACTATAGTAGATGAAGGTAAAAACAATTCTTCAAAAAAAAGGAGAAAAGGAAATTTAAAAAAATCAAAGCCAAGTAGAAAAAAAAAATAAATATATTTTAATGATAGATTGTTGTAAAACAAATAATTCAACAAAAAAATGTATAAGAAAAGAAGATAATAAAGTTTTTACATTTCCAAGAAGATTCTCTCGTAAAAAGTGTTTATGGTCAGAACCAAAAGGATTTACGATGAAAGCATCTTGTGCTCCATATAAAAATTGTAAGAAAACATATAAAGGTGGTAAAAAAAAGAAACAGGAATTTTTATATAATCCAAATGATCCAAAAAAATCATTTGATGTATATATTGATAAAAATCCAAATGACACAATACCAATAAAATACAAAACTTTGGATGATGTTAAAAATACAATAAATAAGTTGGAGAGATTATATAAAAGTGGTAAATATCCACATAAAAGAATATGGCAGGTGGGAATGATAATGTATGTAAGATTAAAAGTTTTGAAGAAAAAAAAGCCAAAAGAATATAATCTCTCTAAAAATTATTTTAAATTTTTAGGAAATCGTACAAAATTTAAAACAATTAAAGAAAGAAAACATTTAAAATTTACTACTTAAACATATAAATTTAATAGTATTACTATGATTAAATTTATAATCTCTCTGCTACTTGCGTCAGCCTGTGGATTTTCAACCAGATTAGTTTCAAAATCAAGATCTATTGTAATTAGGATGAGTCATATTCCTGATTATGAACCATCAAAATTAATAAATACTTTAGCGAAAAGTGCAGATGAGTTAGATAAATGGAATTTAAATGATTTTTTAACAGAAGTCTCTCAAAAACATATTGATAGTGTAAGTGTAATTAAAACGGCAGATATTATAAATTCTATGGTAGTAATTGATAATAAATATAATGGAAATGCACCAAGTTTAAGTAATTTACATTATTTAGAAACAGGATTACCAAGAGTAAATGATATAATTGTTGATTCTCTCATAAAAAATGATATTTATTACAAAATAGTTCAATTAGGTGCATCAAATTCTGTAAATGGAGCAAATCCAATAAGTTTTTTGGTGAATGCAGTACTAGTATATTTTCTGGCAACATCACTATTAGCATTAATTCAAAGAAGGGGTGGTGGTTTTCTGGGAGGTCCAATGAATCCTATGAATGCTAATAGATTAGAATCAAGAGAAGTTATTGATAGTTCACAAATTGATACAACATTTATGGATGTGGCAGGTTGTGATGAGGCGAAATATGAATTACAAGAAATAGTTGATTTTCTTAAGAATCCAGATAAATATTATGATGCAGGTGCAAAGGTGCCAAAAGGTGTATTATTAGGAGGTCCACCAGGTACAGGAAAAACATTATTAGCGAGAGCAGTTGCAGGAGAGGCAGGAGTATCATTTATTCAAGTTTCAGCATCGGAATTTATTCAGATGTTTGTAGGTGTAGGTGCGGCAAGGGTGAGAGAATTATTTAATAATGCAAGAAAGAATTCACCATGTGTAGTATTTATAGATGAAATAGATGCTATAGGTCGAAAAAGAGGAGAACAATTTGGTGGAGGTGGTAATGAAGAGAGAGAGCAAACATTAAATCAGATTTTAACAAATATGGATGGTTTTGATAAAACAGATAAGATAGTAGTTTTGGCTGCAACAAATAGAGTAGATATTTTAGATTCGGCATTAACAAGATCAGGTAGATTTGATAGAAAGGTAAGTGTAGGTATGCCAGATATAACAGGTCGTCGTAAAATTTTGGATGTCCATTTGAGAGATAAAAAGGTGAAAGAGAATACAGATTTGGATGAAATAGCAATTTTAACATCAGGATTTTCAGGGGCAGATATAGAAAATTTGGCAAATGAGGCAATTATTTTTGCATTAAGAGATAACAGAACGATTATAAATTCAAAAGATTTAATTGATGCATATGAAAAAATAACATTAGGATTACCATTAATAAGTAAAGATAAAAATGAGTATGCAGATAATTTAGTATCTTATCATGAGGCGGGTCATACAATAACGGCATTATTATTTAGAGATTTTTTTGATGTAAGAAAGGTAACAATTACAGCAAATACAAATGGTGCAGGAGGTTATACATTATTTACACCAAAAGACAAGTTTAATTCTTATCCAACAAAAAAATATTTATTAGCAAATTTGATAGTAACAATGGGTGGTCGCGCAGCAGAAATAATTTTGTATGATAAAATTTATAATAATTTTGAAAAAACAAATTATACAAATGAGAAATTATTTAATTCGATCAGAGATTTAGATATAACAACAGGAGCTAGTGGTGATTTAAAACAGGCAGATAATTTAGCTAGAAGATATATAGAATTATTTGGGTATGATGATGGTGAATTTACAAAGACTATTCAAACACCAAATAGTCCATATTTGTCATTAAGTGAAAATACAAAATCAGAAATAGATGAAAATATAATAAAATTAATAAATTTTGGATTAGAAAAAGCATTATTAATAATAGAGGCAAATTTAGAAGCATTTAATAAGTTAGCAACTGATTTAATAAGTGAAAGATCAGTTACTATAAAATATTTAAATAAGTTGAATGTAGATTATTTTTAGGCAGAGGGTATTTTGAACCAATTTTCATTATTGAAAGGTGAAATTAGAATATTACCGACTCTATTTTTCCAATATTCAACTCGTTTATCAAATAGTTTTTCTTTTTGAGTTTTTGGATATAATTCATTATTTTTAAGTAGATCACTTTCTAAATCACTAATTTTAGGTTTGTATCCATAACAATTAGAACCTAATTTAATGTGAGGATTAGATACATAACCACCATTAATTCCTGGTAATCCACAATCATATTCATGTCCTTCTTTTTTTTGTAATTTATCAAAATGATTTTGACTGGTAGGATATAAGCCTAATTGATCTTTAGTCCAACCAAAACTGCACCAACTAGCACCTTTTTTTTGTTCTTCTAAAACTTGTTCATAAGTAGCCATTTCACCGTCAAATGCTTTGCAAACGGCTTGAGCGTCATGATAAGTAAATCGGTTACCAGGTACGTGATAAACTTCTTTGAAATCATAAGATTGACCAGAAATATCTTGATTAATTGTAGATTCAATTTGTATTTCAGGTTTTTCATCAAAAACATTTTTTAATTCAGTAACAACATTAATATTAAAAAAGTAGGCTAAGCCATTCATAAATACTAATAAAATAAGTAATGCCCATAATATCGCTTCAAGAAATAGAAATCCTCCTTTTGGGAAATTTTCTGAATCGGGAGTTGAATTTCCTAAAAATGCAAAAATAACATAGTAAATAAGAATAATCAAAACTAATACTACTAAAACAAAGGGATTAGAGCCAAAACTATTTAATGTATCAAAAAAATCTTGTGTAATATTATTAAATAAACTCATATTATTATATATAAATAAATATTATATAAAATAATAGTAAAAATACAATTATTTTTAATTTTTAATTTTTTTATATAAATAACAATAACCTTTGTTAGTAATAATATTATTTTCATTTATTTCAGATACAGAAGTATCATTAAAATGATACCATTTATTATTAGCATTTTTAACAAATGCTGTATAATGTCCACCTAGACAACCTCCACTATGATTACAAACACCAAATAGATCATATTTATATGATTCTTTATCATAGCCAACAACATATTTACTTAAATCTAAATTACTAGTAGGAGTGGTAATAATAGTGTTTATTTTTTTATTAAAATTATTGAATCTTTTGAATGATATAATTAATATTTCAGGAAAACTCCAAAAATTAATACATTTATTAACATTTTCTTTTTGATTAGTTTTTTCATTGAACCAAGCATTATCACCAGTTAATGCTTCAGGTAATACATATAAATCCAAGCAATTATAAATATTACAAGAATGTATGTTTTGAGGAATTGGTAAATCAATTAAACAAAAAGGTTCAGGTTTGATAGATAAGGTTTTAGTATTATCTTCAGAATGTAATAATGAAACATGGATTCCATAAAATAAATTTAGTAATTCTGAATATGTTTCAGAATACATATTTTTAATCATAATAAAACATTCTTTTGCTAATTCATCAGTTTTATTTTGTGAAGTTCCTGTAATATTCATTTCAACTTTTCTTTTTAAAGAATTATGAAAAGCATCAATAATAAAAACTAAAAATTCAGGTAAATCATTTTGAGCGAATCCACTAAATAGTTCAATATTTTTACTTTTAGATATTTTTTGGACTGTATTAACATATCTATTAGGTGAAATAACACAGTTTTGAGACCACATTAAATTTCTTAAATTATTCCATTCAATTAATAAAATACTATCATCTACTTTGTTTATAGAATTAGCATCTATTTTGTCGAATATTTCATTTAAAGGATAACAATGTGATAGCATTTGCATACAAGAATTTAAATAACAAGTATTTCCTAAATTTGCTAAACCTGTTAATCCTTTATCTTTATATTTAGTTAAATCAATATACATTATTATAATATTAGTATGGTTTATATTTAAACATATTTTAAAAAATATATATAATTTATATTAATGTCCAATCCAGAATCAAATTACTATTATCCATACGATGCAAATATGAATAATTATTTTAATACAATAAATAATTACATATCTACTGTTAATAATTCAATAAATTATTTTACTCGTTGTAACGAAATAATTTCTAATATGTATACTAATTTGGATTATTATTATTATTGGAATAATTATAATAGAAATTATAATAATCGTAATTATGTACCATTAGAAAATAATAGAAGACGTCGTGTGTATAATGAAGAAATAAATGTTGAAAATAATTATCAACATGTAGTTCATGGAGAAACTAGAGTAGAAAATGACAATCAAAATGAAGAAACAAATGAAGAAACAAATGAAGAAAATAATGAAGAAAATAATGAAGAAACAAATGAAGAAACAAATGAAGAAACAAATGAAGAAACAAATGAAGAAACAAATGAAGAAACAAGACAAGAAAGAATAAATAGTTATTATAAGGAATTATCGAGACAAAATTTAATTAATGCGATAGTAACAAATATAACAAAAATAAAATATAGAGACTTACCAAATCCAACTGATACTATATGTGCAATTACACAAGAAGATTTTGAACCGGATGATGATGTTGGACTAATTGATAATTGTCGTCATATTTTTAAATATGATCCTTTATTAAATTGGTTATTAAGACATCAAAGTTGTCCAAATTGTAGACATAGTTTTTTAACAAATACAAATTTAATAAGATATACAGATACAGAAACAAATGAAATATTATATTTAACAAATTCACAATTTAGAAGGCATGTACTAAGACGAATATTTGGAAATTTTCTAAATAATAATCAAGATCGTTCAAATAATGTATTATCAGTAAGTTTTAGATAATCAAGGATTAAAAATGTATTAATAGTAAGTTTAAGATAATCAAGGATAAAAGTATTGAATAGAATGAGTTTTATCTTCATTAATTAAAATTAACTCAACAGGAGCAACAGGTTTTTCGACGTAGAAAATATATTTAGCTAATCTAAAAATGTAACTATTATAAACATAAATTTTACTTTTTAATAAGTATTGTGTTTTTTGTTTTTTAATTGATTTAATAAATAGAGCAGTATATATACAATAAATAGGTTTAACAAATCCTATATTTTTAGTATCAAATTCAAATTCAAAATAATTTTGAAAAGTATATAATTGTAACCAAGGTGTTGTAAAACTTTGAAAATCACTATTATTACAAATAGAGCCACTTAAATCAACTTTAATAATTGGAAAATTAGTATAATCATAAATTGCAACCATTCATTAGATTATAAAAATAAAAAATTTAATGAATATTAACAGGCATAGGTACAATAAGTGGAATAATATAATTGTTATTAATTAATTTAAATCTCTCAACTTTTATTTGTGTAGATAATTTATATTTATTATTTTTAAATTGTGTTACAGTTTTTTTATATTCAGAATATAAAATTGGCTCTTTTTTAATTTTTTCTTTGTATGTTTTGTAAGAAGAATTGTTTTTTCTCAAAGTATTTTCTAAAATTTTAATTTTATCAAAATTTTTTTTTAATTTAATAGCAAATGGATTGTTAATATTATTTTTATCATTCATAAATTTTTTTAAGTCACTTATATATTGATTCTCAAATCCTTGAATACATAAATAATTTTGTCTATATTTTCTCCATAAATAATTATTATCTTCATTGCATTTATTGTTAATTCCTTTATTTCCACAACATGGACATCTATTATCTCCATTTCTAAACCAACTAACTAAACAAGAAGTATGATAAGTGTGTTTACATTCAGGTAATGTATAACATGGGTGACATTGTAATTCTTCTTTACAAATTATACATTCTTCATTAGTATTAGTATTAATATTTAATAAATTAATAGGTAGAGTTTGATCCATTAAATAATAATTTAAATAATTTTTAAATTATTATTTTTATTTAAATAATAAAGAACCAAATGGAGAGAAGTAAGGTAAAAATACAGGTTTTTTATTTAAAACAGAATAAACTTTTTTAGAAACAGATTTTTTATCTACAACAACTTCAAATGCATAATTTTTAAACCAATCTATATCCATATAATAATTTCCTTTAAAACCAGTTTTCTCTCCCCAAGAATTTTCAATTAAAAATCCATTTGTTTTGCCTTTATCAAAATTATATCCTTTAATTACCACAGCATGATTGGGACTAGATTGCCTAAAATTGAGAGAATCACATTTATCCATAATATTATCAAATCCAAAAATATCATTATAATTAAAAGCATTAATATCAAGAATTCCATGTTTTCTGGATATAAATTTATCTGTATCCATGCCTATCCAAACTGATTCATTAGAATCAATAGATTTTTTAACAGCATTAATCATAATATCAATTGGTACATTAATATAATTTTGAAGTTTTCCTTCATTAACATTAAAAGCTAATTCAATATTATATAATTTATAAAAAGGAGCACTTTTACAAGGATAATTAATTAAACATATTTTATCAGAAGCATTATAAGGTACAAATTTTTTATAAAATTCTAATGGAGTTATATTTTCAATTGTTTTATAAACATCTTTTTTTTTACCTTTTTCATAATATTCCCAAGTAATTTTTTTGGGAGGTTCTCCTAAAAATAAAACTAAAATTTTATAACATTTTGATAATAATTCATTTTTTAATTTATTTAAATCACTGCTTTTAGCGGTTTTAATTTTATGAGCCGCAGTTCTTAAAAAATTATTATAGAAATTTTTTAATTCTCCACTATTTTTACTATGAAAATGGTCTTCCATATTTGTTTTTGGAATTATACCATATTTTTCTATTAAATTAACAAACATATTCCATTGACCTCCATCATGAGTTAAATTATCTAACATATAAATCATTTTTAAATCATTTAAACTAGTATTTCTATTTTTAATCATAAAATTTAAAAAATAATTTGCTTTTTCTAATTTATCATAAAAAAAAAGATAATTTTGACTAAACTCAAAATCTTTTAACTTATATTTTTTAATCATAGGAATTCTAATAACATTTAAAAAAGCAAAAATCCAACATCTACCACTATTATGTTGATCAGTAATTGTAGTTTCACTATTTATCATATTTTTAAATGTTCTTTTTTTATTTTGTAGGTAGTCAGATTTAACAATTAAATTCTCAAAGTAGGTTTTGGTGTTAACATTTTTAAAAACTTTATTAGTTCGTGTTTTATTAAACTTTTTAGAAAATTGTTTTAATTTTTTACTTGTAATATTTTTGGAATTTTTATGTTTCATATTATATTATCGAGAGATATTTAAATTATAAAAAATTATTTTTTATAAGATTTTCTTTTCTTTTTTTTATTTTTTTTCTTCTTTTTTTTTGTTATACCTCTATTTCTTGTTTTATTTCTAGTACTTCTGGTAGTCATAGTATGATTAGATGGGCGTGGTTGCATATATGATAATTTTCTTTTTTTGCTATAAAAATCTCTTTTAATTTTTTGTAATTCTGGTTTATTAAACCCTTCATCAGTATTGGGATTGAGATCTCTTGCATTTTTTAAAATACTATTTATTACTATTTCTTTTGCAGGTGTAATTTGACGATTTTGTAAAAAAATATCATATCCAGGTGCATCCCCATAAAAATCCCTAATACTTTCAGAATCTTGATCAATCATTGAATATATAAGTAGTTGTTGATTCTTCGAAAACTCCATACTATAATAATAAATTATTTTAAATCTTTTAAAAATTTATCAAATATTATTGATTTAACTTCTTTACAACGCAATTCTTCATATTTTTTAGCAAATTTTTCGGGTTCAGGCCATTTAGTTTTTAATTTTTCTAATTCTTGTTCCCAAGTCAATGTTTTTTTATTATTATTATTATATTCTTTAATATAAAATTGTTTTTCTTTAAATTCTTTAATATTTTCTAATTCTAATGCAAATAATTGCAATAATGGTTTCATTATTTGATTACTAATATAATGTCCAAAATCTAATTTTAAATTATTATTTTTTATAAATTCAGGTGTTTCTATTTTTTCTCCTTGTAATGCTTTTTTATTATCATTTTTAATATATGCATAATTGATTCTATCACCAGCACCAGGTTTATTACCTTGTTCTCTTAATCCAATTCTATCTGCTAAAACTTTATGTGCAATTTGTTTCGGATTTTTATAATATCCACGTAAAGATTTTGTGACTAACAATTTTTCAATAGGATATTTTTCTTCAATCATATTTTGTAGTGATTCATTAACAAATTTAATTGATTTTGGAAGACTTTTATCTTTCATTAAGATATTTACGACACCACCATAAATATCTTTTACAATTGGAGCATTATCTCGTCTTTTTAATACATTACCCATTGATTTTAATTTACATTTTTCAGGATCTTCTTCATATAACATACCATCATATCTTTTTTTAGATAATAAATTAAAAGGCCAAAATGTTTTTTCATATTCTAAATCATGTGGTTTTTTAAGAAACTTAGTAGCTAATTCACCAGCCTGTTTAGCTAATTCAATAGTATATATTAATGCCTGTTTATTAATAATTCTTTTTCCTTGAGTAGTTTTTAAATTAAATTTAAAGAATACAGAATCTGTATTATGAACTATAATATTTCCTATACCCGCCGCAAAATGATGATTTTCTGTTGTTAAATCATATACATATCTATCTTCCTCATTCAATGTTTCTGTTATATTAATAATTTTTTTAACACAATCACAACATTTTCTTTGATAACTTTTTGTACAATTAATTCTATATACATTAATTTTATCTGTTCTTGTATTTATTGATGTCTTATAATCTAATGAATTTGCTAATAAACATATATGACTTGCGCTTAATTGATTTTTTTGATCAATTCTAATATTACCAGACTTTTTATAACCATCAGCATCATATAATCCTTCCCAAAATGCTTCTCTTATTTCTCTATTAGAATTTAAAATAATTTCTGGAATAATTTTGGAATTTTTATAATACATTTTATTTCTATAGTTTTCTATAAATCTCTTTTTTTCACCAAATTTATCAGAATTGAAAGATAATTTATTTACACCAGAACTTTTTAGTGTATTATAAACTTTCCATTCAAACATAGGATATACCTTTTCACATAAATTTAAATATTTTCTAAATAATTCTTCTGATGAATTATTTAATGCCCAACTAGCTTTTTTACCAGAAGGACAATCATAACAACAACAACTACCATTACCAAAGAAGAATCCCATTATTTTAGCTTCTTCTATTGATAGTACAGACTTGTTTTCATTATTATCTAAAATAAGTGTTTTATGTAATAATTTTGTTCCAATTTCTATATTTTTAGGTGATATTATAGTTTCATCATCTCTTAATAAAGAATGATCATCTGTAACATCTACTAAACCAGTATGAGTTAATACTCTAATAATATTTTTACTTGAATGAAGTTTATGTTTAATTATTCGTTCTAATTTTGTCCAACCATTATTAGTCCAACTTTTAATATTTTCTTTTAAATTACAATACAGTTTTTCTTCTTTTCCTTCATCTAAACAATTATACCATCCTTTACCATATTTTTCTCCCAATTCTTCAATTGTTAATGCTTCTATTTTATTATTAATTTTAATATAAATAGGAGTATATCCCATTACACTGTCACCGTATACACACTCTGCTTTAGTTTTAACAATTGAACCATCACTAACAGTTATTTCAATATTATCATAACAACCTTCAATTACATCTTTTCCATAAAATAGTAATTTTCTACCAGTTGCAGTAGTTGATGCGGCAACATCTTTTTCGTAAAATGCACTAGTTTTAGCGCCGCATTGGCCATATAATGAATTAGCAGTAACTTTAATACTTAATTGTCTTTTATCATAAATATTTTTTTTGAATGGATCTTCTTCTTTAGCCATTAATTTTTTAGTTGCTTTACGAGCACCTAATAATTCTTCTAAAATTGCGGGCATAATTGCTTTGCCTTCTGGAAATTGTGCAAATCTACAAATTTTATAACCAACTACGATTTTTTTAGCAGCAGATTTAGCACTAGTTCTAGAATATTTGTAAGTATCATATTTGACATCAACATAACTATAATTAGGTAAATTATCATAAATATAATTACTATCTTTATCTTGTATTCCAGTTGAATTGATTAAATTTCCACTTAAATCATATTCTTTTGTCCATACTTTACTATCATGTGATAAATTTTCACTAATCATAGATGAAGGATAAAGAGAACTATAATCAACACATGCAACTGGATCTTCTAAATATAACCCGGTTTTAGGATTAAAAACATGGGCACCTTCATAACCATCGTCAGCTAGTTCTTTTTCAATAACAGGCATTAAAGTATTTTTTTCGCCACATTTTTTTGAAACATAACTTTGTAATTTTATTCCTTGGCCTCTAAGAAGTAAGAAATTTAATGGAACATCACATAAATTAGACATTTCAACTTTATCAGTTATAACATCAATTTTAAGTAAAAGCCAAATAACATTATCACAATCACCAAGACAATATTTACCGACAGTAAATCTATCAAAATCAGATTTATTTGCTAATTCAAATATTTCTTGGGGGGATACGTCATCTTTAGCTAATCCCCAATTAATTTTATAATTAATAAGATCCAATTCTTCAACACCATTAATAGTAAAAGATGCATTAGTTAAATTAATAGTTAATACTTCAAATTTTTTACCTTTTTTATAACTATTAACAGAATGACTAATTTCTTCAAATTTAACAAAACAACCACATGTTAAACCAGTTAAATTTGTACTGAATATTTCAGTAGTATTATTAGTTTTATTAATTTGTATTTTTTTAACACTATCACTAATAAAATATGATGAAACATAATCTAATTTATTAGAACTAAGTGTAAATTCTCTTCTAAAAATGACACACATATCAATAATTATTCTTCCAGGCATATCAACATAACTTAAATTATATTCTCCACTTGCTAATATAATTTTGTTTTTAGCAATATCTTCTTCTCCTGTTCTCCAATCTTTATTAATACAAACTTCATCTTTATTTCTTGATAATTTTAAAAAGTCATGAACACAACCTATTTCTTTTGCTCTTTTGTACATAAAGTCCCAATCAAAACCATTAATATTATATCCAGTAACAATGTGTGGATTTTCTAGTTGCATAATTTTTGTAAATTCTAATAATACACCTTTTTCATTTGGTTTTTCAATTATTTTGACATAATTTTCTTGAACCCATTGTTTATATTTATCAGGAATTTTACATCCACCTTTTACAATAATATATCTAATATAAGGTTTTTTTTCACTATAATTAATGAAAGTCATACCAATAAATGTGACTATATCACCTTCTAATTGTGGATAAAATTTAGTCAATGCTTTGTTTAATTCTAATAATTTTGTTTCATATTCGCATTTATCATCAGTTATAATTTCAAAAATATTAGCATTTTTATTATATTTTTTAACGTTTTTAACTTTTTTAATAAATTCAATTGGTTCATCATCATTGTCAGATTCAGAATCAGACTCTTCAATTTCTAATGTATAATCTTTTCTATTTTTATCATTAGCAGGAATATATTTAATAAAATTATCAAAAATATTATTTAATTGTTCTTTACTAATTTGTTTAAGTTTTGGATAAACTTTGTCTATATAATTAATATCTTCATAACCAAATGCAGCAGAAATTTGTTTTTCAAATAATTTAATATTATAATTTTGTTTTTCTTGTAATTCATTATAATGTTGTAAAATGTTTGTAGCTAATTTTTTGTAATCTTTTATTGGAACAGGAAAATCACCGTGACTACTACTTGCTTCAATATCAAAACTACAAATATTATATTTAACAATATCATCTTTTTCTGCTTTTTTAATGTATTTGTGACTTATAATATATTCATATGCACAATGTGTAGTTTTTTTATTAACAGTTTTTACTTTATTACTAGGAAGTAATACCCATCCAGATGGACTAATTTCTTGGAGATGAAATAATTTAAGTAAAGGTGGAATATTAGCTTCATAAAGGTAACAATTAGTATTTTGATATATGTATCCGTCTTTTATTAATTCTCGATTAAAATAACCATTTTCAAAGGTGTCTTTAAAGAAGATTTTTTTTGCTTTATTAAATGCTCCATTATTAGTGAAACTAATTCTAACAAAATTATGTAATTTATGGTCATCAAAACCATATAATTTTTTTCTTTTAATTAGTTTAGATTCAACGATAGAATCTTCATAATAATTTCCCATTTTTTTCTTAATATGTCCAACAAATTCAGTTCTTGTTGAATCGGTCCAATTATCACCAACTTTAATATAAAAGAATGGATTAAAATCTTCTACTAAGATTGAACCGGTTTGTCCGGAAGAATTTATACCAAACATTTGAATTATAAATTTTTTATTGTCTTTATATGGTTCAAAATTAGATTTATCAAAATCTGTTTGTTTACTATATCCATCATATACAATAAAATCATAAAGTTTAAACAATTTAAACTTTATAGGTATTTTTTTAGGTGGTTCATTTTCATTTGAAGATGTCATTTAATATTATTATATGTTTTAGTTTAAAACTTTTTTCATAAATATTTTATCAATTTTAAAAAAATATTTATGGTTTTTTATCAGTTTTTTGAAGGTCTATATGTACGTTTCCACATAGGATTTGTAAAAGGTGTTGTATAATTTTGAATAGTTGCAGGGTCAATTTCACAAGTTTCTGCTCTAGATAAATTTTGATTTTGTTTTCTATTTCTAACAATATTAGCAAAATTTCTTGTTCTTGGAACTTTATTAGTATTTAAATTATTAACTAAAGGATTTTTAACAGATATATGTTTTTGTGAATTTAATTTATCTTGAACTCTTTGAGTATCAGTTTTACATTCTTCTTCAATTTGATATTGATTTAAAAATCCTCTACCAATAATAAAATTTTCATCATAAGGTTTAATTGATAAAAGTCTAGGGATATCATTTAATCCAATTAATCCTTGAATTTTTTTTCTAGAAAAGTTACTGCCATTTTTAGCAGGAATAAATGTACTATTAGTTACAGATGTATCAGCACCAGGTAATAATTCAATTGCTTTAGATAAAGTATCAATACTAGGATTATTACTAATTTCAATATTATTGTAGGGATATCTAAATTGTTCAGGTGTATTATCATCATAAGGGTTATAATATATGAAAACGCAATCAACATTTTTAAAATCACTTCCAGCAGGAGTAACAAAATTACTTGTTAAAATAATTTTATGAAAATTTAATAATAAGTTATCTCCATAATCATTTAAAGTTTGAAAAGATAAATCATCTATACTAGAACCGTAATTATAATTTAAGGTGAAAAATATATCAACATCAAATGTGGAATTATAGTTGAATCTAAAGTCATAATTTAAAGAATTATTTGAAATAGGTGTATTAAATAAAACAGTATCTGCATTTGATGAATTAACAGATGTTGAATTAAATCTAAATTTATGTTTTAAATCTAAATAAGAAATATCGGTTCTATTATTTATAAAAAATTGATTATTAGTATTAACATAACTAACATCAAATTGGTTGTTACTAATTTCATTATTAAGTAAACCTAAAGAGTTAAAACGATGATTATAAATATTTTGTGAAAAATCAGAGTTATAGTTAAGATAAAAATCAAGGAGATTAAAATCTAAATTTTTTTGATTTGATTCTTGAATATTATTGTAAAGAATATTAGTATAATTGTAATCATAGTTTTCTTCTAATAAATAATTTCTATTTTTAATTGTGTTATCGACATTAATAGAATTAATAGAACTACTAAAATATATTTTATTTAAATTACCTAATTTTTTAAAACTTAGAGTTTCTGTTGTTACTTCTTCAGATTGAATATCAAGTTTTATATTTGTATATAAATTTTTTTGAGTAATACCAGTAATAGCATTACCCAATGATAAATAAATCATAGAATTATCTAATCCAGAAGAATTAATAACATTAGTTGAATAAAAATTATTATTAAAACCTAAAATTCTAGAATTTAAATAAGTAAAATCACTAGTTAAATAAATTTTTCCATATTCTTTTGAAAAATAATCATAACCTTTTAAAATAATAAAATTAATACAAATATCAGAATAAGAATCGATAATATTTGAAGTTGAAGAAAAATTTGGATAATTAAAATTATATTTAATAGTAGAAATATTATCAATTTTATTGTATAAAAGAATATTATCAAAGTTATATTTATTATTTTGATTAAATTCAAAAGGAAAAATAGTAGATACATCCATAGCAAATATATGAGAATGTATTGGGCCATAATAATCAAATTTGAATAAATTAGTGAAATTATTTTCATCATAATTAATCAAATTATTAGAAGCAAAATTATTAGTTAAATTAATATTTTTAGGATAAATTTCTAATAAATTATTAGAAATTTCAGTAATATTGCTATTGTTTTGTAATGTAAAACTCAAGTCTATAAAATCAGAAAATTTGAATTTATAATAGTCACTATTTACAAATGGTTTATAAATATTAAAAAAGTAGGATAATCTGGTTAAATTTAAATATGTAGAATCATTAATTCCAATAACTTCATTATCAGTATTATTAATATTTAGAGATATATCATTAATATTAACGAGAGATAGATCAGTTATATTATTAATAGAATTAAATAAATATTGATTATTATTTGTAATATTATTAGTGACACTATATTTTGTAAATATTACTCTAGGTTTATTAAAATCATTATCTTTTTGTATAAATTTAATATTGTGAAATAAATTTTGTTGTGTTAAAAGTGTAACAGAACGTTTATTATCGTCATTGATTTTTGCAGATAAAATTACTCTGTTTTTAAATACTTCACTTGAAAAATCAGTTTCATTAAATACAGAATTACCAAATTGATAGAAATTACTATTTGTTGCTATTTCTCTCGGAATATAAGTTTTAATATTAATTTTTGTTCCAATAAAACTTAGATCATCATTATAATTAGAAGAAAATAATATAAAATGAGTTCTAGACGCATCTACAATATTAGTATATACCATATTTATTATTAATTATATATTAATCAATAATAAATAATTATGATTCTTTATGTATTTAATTTTAATTAGTTAAAGGATCTGTATTATCAAAATACCATTGTGGAGATAAATAGAAAGGTTTAGATTTATGAATACTTGTATTTTCTGCAATAGTTAAATCAGGTCCATCAGATGTAATTCTATATATTTCAAATGTTCCAATTGCATAATTATAGTATCTTAAATTAGAAAGATTGCCTCCAAATCCACCATTAAGATTAATATAAATGTTATCATAATTTTGTTTAACAATATTAGTTAATTTATGTCTTTTTGTTAAAGTTCCATTAACATAAACATCAACTATATTTTGTCCAGTTACTCTAATAACAACACAAACCCATTTTTTTATAGGAATACCATCAACATAAATATCATCATAATATTTATAAGGATTAGTTTTATTGTCGTTATCATGGAATACATTCATTCTAATTAACATTCCTAATACTGGGTATTTTTCTAATAAATTATCAGAAATATTTTTTTTGCCAGTATATAAATAAACTCCGGGAGCATTATTAGGTCCATATACTCCATCTAAAGTATCATCAGATTGGGTGGAAGAACCTTTATGGAAAACATGTTTAAAGTCTTTATTTTCATTGTATGTTAAATCATTTACATACATCCAAAATGCATAAGTAAATTCAGTTCCATCGTATTCATTTTTGCTTCTGTAAATTGGAACAGAATTTTTATCAGCAAATGTTTGCGGAATAGTCATAGATTGAGTAGCATCTTTCATACCTTTGATAATAAAAGGATTTTCAGGGGGAGTTAAAAAGAAAATAATAATTCTACTAAATACATAAAATAAAAATACAAATAAAATAATTATTAGCAATAAGAAAGTTGCTTTTGCTATTAATGTATTAGAATTTAAAAATTCACTTCCAGATGAAAGAAATCTTTCAGTACCATACGGAGTGAAAGCTACTATATTTTTTTTTACGTTTCCTAAAAAATTATTAACGTTATCCATTATTATTATATTTATATTATAATTTTATAATTTTTTTTTGAAACAATAATGATAATTACTTTAATAATTCTCTAAACTAATTATTATTTTTGCTATATAAATTATGATAACAATTTTTTTAAAATATGCTTAAAAAATTGTTATTATTAAGGTTAGATAGTAAATGAGCCTCGTTCTACATCATACTCTAAAAATGATACTTTCAATCCATATTTGTTATAAATAGATTTGGCGAGAGAACTACTAATTCCTTGTTTGTAAATATTATATGCTTCTTGTGGGTTAATAGCATTAGGTTGATATCTGATTCTAGTAATAAATCCTTCAAATCCATTATTTGTACTACCCAAATTTCCAATATAGATATTTTTACGTTTATTATTTTCCATTTTATTTCTATAGATTCCATGTAAAATAAATGAATTTCTTAATTTACCATCAAGATAAACATCAAATGTTTTTGTATCAACAGATAAAGTTAAACAATTCCATTTTTGAATTGGAATATTTTTAATTAAATATCTGGTAAATGTTGTTTTATTTCCAGCGGAACCATCTTTTTCTGAGTATGTTTCAATATCTAAAAATAAGTTATTTTCATATTTATCTAAACCAATATTTAAATTTTTGAAAGGTATAGGTTCAGTAGATAATGCTTCATGAGATGAACTCATACCAATTAGATTATTTTGTAATTCTGGAACTGTTTTGGAATTTGCTTTAGTAGATACATAAAGAATATTTTTTTCATTAGAAATAGCATTACCCCAATTATCAACATAAAACCAAACACTTAACATAAAATTAGAAGTATTATTTTCATTAAAATCTTTATTAGAAATTATATTTTTATTTGTAGCAAAAAATGATTGAACTGCCGAATCTGGTTCTTGAGTATTTGCTAAAAGATTTGCATTGCACATAATGTCATAAATTATATCTGTTGTAAAGAAAATTCTGCTAATTAAGAAAATTACTATTAAAACTAATACAGTTATAATTATAATGTTAGATACTTTCATTATTATTTAATATAAAGTAATATAATATTTTTTATTATATTATTTTATTTTCTGGTTATAATATTTACTAAAATATTAAATTATAATGAAAAGTTTTTTTGTATTTTATCATTTAATCTATCTTGTATAAAATTTACTTCTCCTTCACTAGGTTTTATTGTTAAATCATATATAAATTGAATATTACTTGGTGGTCGAGGAGTATCATAATAAAATATTTCTTTTATACTTCCATGGATTCCATTATCTTCTCCAATACTAATTTTGTCATCATTAAAATAAGGTGGAACATTTTTCTTTGATCCTACTAATTTTCCATCTATGAATACATCAATTGTATTATTTTGATAATTAATAGTGAATAACATCCATTTTTGATATTTAATTTTTTTGGTTTCATAAATAGTATCAGTTTGACTTCCTTCACTTGTTTGAGTTTTAGATTTAATTAATAATTTTCTTTTACGTCCATCATATAATATAACTGGCTTATTAGCATAATTAAATAATTCTGATTCTTTATTATATGCTAAACTTGTATTTTGAGGTTGTGGGTTTAAATAGACATAAAAACTAATACTATAAGTATATTTATAAGAAAATTTTTTATCACCTAAATATCCAATTAATGCTTTAATATTAAATTCTTGACTAGGTTCTTCATCAAATAATGTATATTTAGTAGCAGGTGAAATAATTTTATTTCTAATGGATTTATATTCTGTACTAAAATCTTGATATTTACCAATTACTCTTCTTTTGTCTAAATAATATGGACCTTTCCCTGCTAATAAATCATGTTTATTCATACTACTAATAAATTGAAATAATGACGGTAATCCTATAAATAAAGAAACAAAAATTATTAATAAAATAAATAATAAATATACTGAAGATGGTGTAGATTTAATATCTTTATTTATTTCATCTGCAAATATAACAAGTAAACAAGGAATAAAAAATATAGTGTTTTTGATAATACATAAAAATCTAATAATTCTATTATCCGTATTTTCACAATTTTCAATTACAACTGAAAAACTTTTAGCGAAAATAGATAATATAATAATTCCTATTATTAATCCTAAAATTATTTTTGTAAAAAAATACAAATACTGATAATTATTATATAAATTATATAACAAAATTATAGATAAAACTATTAAGATTATACTTAAGAGTAAGTATGAAAAAAACTTTATTAAGTTTTTTATTGGTTCTACTATAGTATCTTTAAAATTAATAGCATTAAATTTTTTTGTGTCAACTTCATTACCGTTTTTATCTTTTATTTTTTCTTCTGTTACTAATTTTTTACGTTCCTTATTATATAAATCTGAATTAAAAATTTTTCCTGGGTTATTTTCATGTGGTAGAACGGCCAAACCATTCATTTTTTTTTCATAATTATATTCCTGTTCATTCCTATAAACAAAAAAGTAAAAGATACTTATAATAATTGCTCCTAACAGTAATGAAATAATTTGGACGTATTTATCAGGAACATTAATTAAATTTGTTAAAATTACTAAAAGTATAAAAACTAAAGTTAATAAAATACTCACATAATATTTATAATTTGGAGAATTAACAACAATATCTATTATATTTGCAAAATAATCTCTGATAAATTTATATTTTTGCATCAATATTGAAAAAATACCTCCGGTTAATTTTTTTCCTTTTTCTTTTAATTCAGTTAAAGTTAATATTTTTTCTATAGAACTCATGATTATATTATTAATATATTATATATAATAATAAATAATTTATTTATAAATTCTCTAGAGCAGTTTTCTTGCCGTGACAATCTCTACATAATGCCACTAAATTATCTACATTATTTGAACCTCCATATTCTAATTTAGTTACATGATCTACTTCAAACCATGCTGGTAGTTTACATCCACAATGTTTACACTGCCAGTTTTGAGATGAAGCAACAAATTTCTTTTTAGTTTCACTTACAGAACGTTTTGTTGATTTTGAACCATTAAGAATTTTTTTTTGTTGGGCTGTTAAATTATTATATGGGTTTTGATTAACTTGATTATAATTAGTATTTATTGAATCTCCTATTGTTTTTCCAGTAAAATCTATAATAGGTGCTAACATTGACGTAGTTTGTCTATCAACAGGTAGATATTTAATATATCCATTTGCATTTGCAAAAAATTCTTTACTATTTTGAGGAGATCGTTTTAAATAAATATATACACATAATCCAGCAAAAGCAATAAAAGCCATTTTATAATATTTACTGTATGATTTAATTTTTGCTAAAATTTTACCTTCAAAATATATATTTGCTACAAAAATTAACACTATTATTCCTATAAATAGTTCTAATTTCATAATTTATATAATTAGTATATTATAATTATATAAACTTAGTATTTATTTAAAAAAGAAAAATAAATTATTCTTATTAGTTCTTCTTTTTCTTTTATTTTTTCTTTTTTTTTTTGTTACTTTTTTTCTTTTCTTTTTTCCTCCTAATTGTGTTCTTGGTGATTGAGTTGGATATTGAGATGGAGATGCTGATAAAGTATATATTTGTCTAGCTTTTGAAGGAAGTTGACCACCTGCTCTTGAGGTATCTTGTATTCTTTTACCTCTTTCACTTTCTAATCTTGATTCTTGTGCTTTTAAAGTACTAGGTCCAGCTATCATTGGAGGTTTATTAGAATGTGATTTTTCTTTGGATTTCTTTAAAACTAGAGATAATTTTCTAGTAAAACTTGGTCTTAAACCAGATGTATTTGCGAGTTGTGTTCTGGCAAAATCAATGTCAAATAATTTATCAATATTAAAATTATCTTCGCCTTCAATTGATTGTATTAAATTATCATATGTAGCACCAAAAATCATATTATGTTCTTCCATCTTTTCTTTTATTTCTTGAGTATCTAAAATACATATATCTTTACCTGTTGCTTCAAAAAGATTTTTACAATGGGCTTCAAAACTTAATACTTTCCTACCTAAATTATATATTAACTGGGACAAACTTACTCCACCAAATTTCTTTTTTTCTGCATTAAGAATAATATTTACTGCCTCCGAAATTTTTAAAGCACTACTACCTTGTTGTTGTGGTGCTATAAGAGCCAAAAAAATGTTAGCTTGAATACCTAGGCGTAAATATATATTTAATATATTCCAAAATTCTTCGGAAAATACAGGAAAATCACTAATTTTAGTTACCTTGGATTGTTGTTTCATAATTTCTCCTAGGAGTTTAATCAACTTTTCACTTTCTAAATTATATTTATTCAAAAGTATTATTAGTTGTCCCAATATACTTTTACATAAATTCCAATATTTTATTTTAATTTGTAAACTTTCAAAATTCTGATTGTAATGTTTGCGTACAAATTCTTTACTTATTATTTTGAATTTACTGTCACGATCGAATCTTGAATATTTTTCAGATAATTTATCAATATGCCTTTTTGCTTCTATAATGCTTTTTTGATCAGATTCTTCTTTATGTATAATTTCTTCTATTACTTTCCAAGCTGTTTTTAAATTTTTTTCATTCATAGTGTTTATTTCTTTAATCAAAGCTGGTTCAGCATTAGAAGGTCCAGCAGCACTAGAAGGTCCAGGAGCACTTGAAGTTCCAGCAGCACTAGAAGGTCCAGCAGCACTTGAAGATCCTGCATCTTCTTTTTGTGCTTCTGCTGCTGCTTCTGAAACTTTAGGTGCGGGCGCATCTACTGCTGCTAATGGTTCTGCTGATGCTGGTGGTACTGTGGGTACAGTTTTACTTCTTTCAAATCTTTTTGATAATGCTGATATACTTTTTTTAAATTTTGTTGATAATGGTCTCTTGGCTTTTCCCATCGACCCTGGTGGCTGTAGTAATTCCTTCTCCATCATCTCTATAGTCTCTTTTTGTTCTTCAAGTGTTTTTCTTGCAAATTCAACTCTTTTATTGTGACGTTCTTTAGTATCCATTTCTAACCCTTCAAGTGTTTCTTTCGAGTTTTTTAACAGTTGTATGTGTTCTTCATTTGTAAATTTACCACCTGTTTCTAACCAAGCTCTTACGCGAATATCTTCGTACCTTAATCGTTTACTAAATTTTCCTGTTTCTTTATCTAAATCACCCGAGTCTTCTTCTCTACAATAATCTGTGAATGTCGCTCTTTGATTAGCTTGCCGAAACTTGGTAATATTGTGTATCTCTTGTGCATCACCTAGAAATTTAGTAAACATAATCAATCTCTCCGTTTCACTAAATTCAGCCGATTCTGATTGTATATAAAAGTAGGCCGAAGGTTCACCGTAAGAATTTAATGCCTTTAGAGTCTCATCTTCATCTTCTAAATTATGAATTTCATGTACAATATCTGTTAGTCGTAAACGTTTATCATTTTCTATAGGAGAACGTGAAGAAGAAGGTTCATCACTTGATGCTGGTTGTAAAGCAACAAGCTCATAATCATTAGGTTGATCTTTTATTGCTACTCGACCTTTTTTTAGTGCTCCTAAAAAGTTAATACCAAGTTTTCTTGTTTTAGCAGGATTATAAGTTCCAGTAATTTTACTACGAGCGTTACTTAGTCCTCGTAAAGTACCTCTATGTAATCTTTGAAAACGTGTTTCTGTAGGAGCTTTGTCTTCTTCTTTTTCAGGTCTTTCAGTTCTTCTTGTTTTAGCAATTTCACCACGAGTGTTACTTAGTCCTTGTAAAGCACCTCTACGTAATCTTTGAAAATGTGTTTCTGTAGGAGCTTCGTCTTCTTCTCTTTCAGATCTTTCAGATCTTTCAGTTCTTCTTGTTTTAGCACGATTATAAGCAGTACTTATTGCTTGTCTAGTCTTATTTAGTCCTGATAAAGTGTTGCTACTTAGTTTTCTTGTTCTTTTTAGTGCTTTATAGGCATTACTTACTGGTGTAACTTTTAAATTAAGTTGAATAGGTCTAACTATAGGTTTATAATCTTGTCCTTCTAAGTAAGGTGGAATAGCGTAAAAATTTCTTTGGGCATAAGCCCAAGAATCTTCAGAACTTGTTGGAAATCTTGAAGGAGGTTTAAAGTAAACTAATACTTTTTCTTTATTTGGTCTTAAGACTTCTTGTTCTATTATTTTATCTGGTGGTGTCCAACTATCAATTTTTACACGTGCATAAAATGGTCTTAAAGATTCTTTGCGGTCTTTATGTTTTTGATATACTTTTTGTCCTAATTTTTTTGTTTGGAATTTTGCCTGATTATAATAATTATAACTTATCCCTTTTAATGGAGTAACTCTAAGTTCAGTACCTCCTTTTCTTGCTTCTTCATTTGCATTATAATTTTTGGGAACTTTAAAACCAACATCTAAATATGGTCCGGCTTCACTAGGTATATTTAATCTAGTAGTTAAATATTCTCCTGGTATTGGAACTTTTTGTTTTTCCCAAGCAATGTTATTAATATTTAATTTATACGTAAATGGTCTTCGGTAATTTATATTAAAGCGCTGATCTTTAAAGTCAAATCTTTTAGGTCTTCTTTGCTGGGCCGCCATTTCATCTTCCCGTCGTGATCGCCGATCCTCTATTTCGGATGTGTGAATGTCCGCATATGTGTCAATAACTCCACCCTTTTTAATTCTTTTTGGTTTTTTTTTCATATTCCTCTTTCTCCGTTTAGCCGTTAAATTAGATTGTCTCTTATTATAATTATATTTTTGTGTAAAATAGTTCATAATTATATATTGTAGACATTTTATTTATTACTAAAGTGCAAAAATATAATTAAAGAAATTAGTAAGATAATAACACTAATAAAAATATATTTATGTTTAGATTTTTGTTCTTCTTTTTTCTTAACTTCTTTTGGTTTGTAATCTTCATAAAATGCATCCATAGCTTCATAATATCCCATTTCTGGTTTACCTAAGAAAATATTCATTTTATTATGAATAAACCATATCCATTTAATAAAACTTTCTTTAGTTGATAAATAAGATTGTGGAGGGTAATTATCAATAAATTTAGAAAATGTGTTTCCCATATTTTCATTAGGTAAAAATAGAGGAAAATTCATAATTAAATCATAATATTTTCTTTTAGTAACATCGTTAGGATGATTAGGATAAGTTAAAGCAATTGTATATAAAAATTTCCAATATAATGGTCCCCAAACTTTCTCATCTAAATATGTAATCATAATTTATTTCTAAATATATTAAATAAGTTGTAAATAAACTTATTTAATAAAATAATAATAGAGAGATTTATACAAAAGCATATAAAAACATAACAACAAAATATATAGTTGAAACGAAGAATGAATTCAAAAAAAAATACATTCTGTAATAATTGCGGCAAGTTAGGTCATTTATTTCATCAATGCAAAATTCCTATAACGTCAATAGGTGTAATAGCAATAAGAAAAAATAATAATAACACAGAAATTTTATTAATAAGAAGAAAAGATAGTTTATCATTTGTGGATTTTATGCGAGGTAAATATAATTTAGAAGATAAGAATTATTTAATAAATTTATTTGATAAGATGACAGTAAGTGAGAGAGATTTTATATTAAATAATGACTTTGATATATTATGGAATTATTTATGGGGAACAAATATAACAAATCAATATAAAAATGAAGAAAAAACATCGAAGTATAAATTTAAACAATTAAAAAATGGTATAAAATTAAATAATGATTATTATAATTTAGAAGATATAATAAATTTTTGTGTTGAAAATTATTTAGAACCGGAATGGGGGTTTCCTAAAGGTAGAAGAAATTATCAAGAGAGAGATATGGTTTGTGGTTTAAGAGAATTTGAAGAAGAAACAGGTTATGATAAAAATGAATTAATAAATATAACAAATATTTTACCATTAGAAGAAATTTTTACGGGCTCAAATTATAAATCATATAAACATAAATATTTTTTAGGATATATAAATAATACAAATGAACCAAAAAAAGAATTTCAATTATTTGAAATAAGTAAAATAGAATGGGTAAATATAAATGATGCAGAAAAGTATATTAGAAATTATAATATAGAAAAAAAGAAAATATTAATTGAATTAAATAAATTATTAAAAAGTTATAAACTATATATTTAATATATAATGAGTAATACTCCAAAAAAAGAAGAAGAAATTAATAAAACAGAATCTCCAATTATTGAAAAAGAAGAATTAGAAGAAGGTAATGAAATAGATGAAACTGCAGAAGATAATTCTGAAGAAGAAAGTATAAAAGAGGAAGAGTCTGAAGAAGAAGAGTCTGAAGAAGAGGAAGAGGAAGAGGAAGAGGAAGAGGAAGAGGAAGAGGAAGAAGAAGATGAAGAAGGAAATACTCCACAAGAATTAGAAAGTGAAGAAAAATTTGTAGGAAGTTTAGAAGATGAAGTGTTAGGGAAAAAAAATTTAGAATTGCATAACTTATTTAAAAATAATATAAATAATTTTGATTTTGATAAAAGTTTATTAGAAAGAAATGAAGATAAATTAAGAAGTAAAAAAGACGCACAATATTTTTTAAATGCAGTTGAGCTATTAAATCAAAAATTACTTAATGAAAGTCCAAATGAGAGATTAGAAGAAGATGGTAAACTGTATATGATGGATTATTTATATCCTCAACTAGATGATAAAAATTTAAACTTAAAAATAAGTAATAAAAAAGAATTCAATGAATATGGTTATAAATTGAATATAAATGAAAATATTGAAGAAGAAGCAGAGAAGTTATGCAATAAAAGTTTTGAACTAGCACCACATCAAAATTTTATAAGAAATTTTCTATCAGAATTTACCCCATATAATGGTATATTATTATTTCATGGATTAGGAACAGGTAAAACTTGTTCAGCAATTGGTATAGCAGAAGAAACAAGAAGATATATGAAATATAATGGTTTAGACAAACAAATTTTAATTGTAGCATCTCCAAACGTTCAATTGAATTTTAGGTTGCAACTATTTGATGAAACAAAATTAGAATATGAGAATGAACGTTGGGTTATAAATAATTGTGCAGGTCAAAATATTTTAGATGAAATAAATGCACTTGAATCAAAAATTTCAAAATCAAAAGTAATAAAATTAGTTGATAATATAATAAATAATTATTATACATTTCTAGGATATATTGAATTAGCAAATTTAATAAATAAACATTCAAATATAAATAATATTTTAAAAGAGAATTCAAAAATAAGTAAAAAGAAACAAAATTTATTAATAAAAAATAAATTGGAAAAATTTTTTAGTAATAGATTAATAATAATTGATGAGATTCATAATATAAGAGATACAAAAGATAATTCAAATAAATTAGTAGCAAAGCAAGTAGAAAATTTAGTAAAAAATGTAAATAATCTAAAATTAGTTTTAATGTCTGCGACTCCAATGTTTAATGATTATAAAGAAATAATATTTTTAATAAATTTATTAAATGCAAATGATAATCGAAGTTTAATAGATATAAAAGATGTATTTAATAAAGATGGTTCATTTGTAGAAGATGAGGATGGAAATGAAGTAGGTAAAGATTTATTAAGAAGAAAATTAAATGGCTATATAAGTTATGTAAAAGGAGATAATCCATTTATTTTTCCTTACAGAATTTTACCTGAATTATTTGAGATTGTAAAAAGTTTAAAAAATCCAAGTTTTAAGTATCCTGTAAATAATATAATAGGAAATCGATTGGAAGAAGATACAAAAATAGATTATTTTGATTTATATTTATCAAAATTAAATAATTATCAAGAGAGAGTTTATAATTATATAGTAAGTAAAACAGATTTTAAGAATGAAAGTGATTCTTACAAATATACTTTATTATTAAAACCTTTAGAAGCATTAAATATTGTATATCCAAATAGGGAATTAGAAACAATATCAATTGAAGAAATAGAATCATTAAAAATAGATGTAAAAACATTGGTTGGAAAAACAGGTTTATCAAATATAATGTCTTATGAAGAAGATTTAAAATTAGGTTATAGATTTAATTATAGATTTATAGATGATAAACAACCAAATATATTTTTGAGAGAAAATTTAATAAATTATAGTTCAAAAATATCAAATATAATAAATTCTATTGAAAATTCGAATGGTCCTATAATAATATATTCTCAATTTATAGATGGGGGTTTAATACCAGTTGCATTAGCATTAGAATCTTATGGTTTTAAAAGATTTGGAAATTCAAAATCATTATTACAGAAAGCACCAGTAGAAGAGTTAGATATATATTCATATAAGCCAAAAAGTGAAGCAATAAAAGAGGGAAGTAAATTCAAATGTGCTAAATACATAATGATAACAGGAGATAAGGTTCTTTCACCAAATAAAGAAGAAGAATTAAAAGCTTGTAATGATCCAAATAATGTAAATGGAGAGAATATAAAGGTAATATTAATATCGAGTGCTGGTAGTGAAGGTTTAGATTTTAAATATATAAGACAGATTCATATATTAGAGCCATGGTATAATATAAATAGAATAGAACAAATAATAGGTAGAGGTGTAAGAACTTGTAGTCATAAAGATTTACCATTAGCAGAGAGAAATGTTCAAATTTATATGTATGCTACAATTTTATCAAATCCTACAATAGAAACAGTAGATTTATTAATTTATAGAAAAGCAGAAGAAAAAGCGAAATTAATAGGACAAATAACAAGATTAATGAAAGAAGTAAGTGTAGACTGTCATTTAAATTATGATTTAACATTATTTAATGAAGATAAATTTTCAGAATTAGTAAACAATAAATTACAATTAAAATTATCAAATAACAATATAGTTGATTACACAATAGGTGATAAACCTTTTACTGCGTTATGTGATTATATGGAAAGTTGTGAATATATGTGTTATCCAAATAAAGATGATTATGAAGTAAATGAAGATGAAGAAGATAATTTAAAAACATTTAATAATATGTATTTGGAAACAATTAATACCAAAATAATAAAATTAATAAAAGAATTATTTAAAGAAAATTATTTTTATAGTAAAGTAGATTTAATTTCATTAATAAATTTGAAAGAAAATTTTTCTTTATTAGCAATAAATAATGCATTAGATGAGTTAGTAAATAATGATTTGCAAAGAATAGTAGATAAATTTGATAGAAAAGGAAGATTAATAAATATTGATGAATTATATATTTATCAACCATTGGATTTGGATTATGAACATACATCAATTTATAATAGAAGTACAGAACTAGATAGTGTTTTAGATTCTCTAGTATATGAAATACCTGATAAAATAGAGAAAGGTGTAAAAGTTCAGGAAGAAAAAGTAGCAAAAGAAAGTTTTAAAGAAGGAGAAAAAATATTAATAGAAATAATCGAAAATTATAATAATATTATACAAGGAAATTTAAATTATGTAAAAAAGAAAGAGAAAAGTAAATATAATTTACTGGCTTATGTTTTAAATTTAAATAATAAAAATTCAAATATATTCAATTATGATTTAGATTTATTAGGAAATATTATTTTACATATATTAATTGATAATCTTTCATTAGATTTGTATAAAAATTTGTTTATATATATTTTAAATACAATTGAAGATTATAGAATTAGTGATTCAGAATATTTAAATATTATTGAAGCAATAAAAAAATATTTGGATGAGTCTATAATAACTTTAGAATATAAAGGAAATATATTAAAAGGTATAATATATGCAAATGCTAGTATATATGAAAAATATACATTATTACTAATAAATCAAGATTCAAAAGGTAATATAAAATTAATGGAAGGAGAACAATTGGATTATAATAGATTTCAAGAAATTATTGTGAGTAAATATTTAGTAGATCAGTCTTTATTTCCATCTGCTTATGCGTACATAGAAGAAGGTAAAAAATTAGATGATTTTTATGATTTAAAAATAATTTATTTTTTAACTGAAAAAAAAACATATTCAAATGGAAGAATATGTAATAATTTTCATAGAATAGAAGAGAAATATAATTGTTTTATGCATGAATTTTTACCAAAAGAACTTTATAATAGTTTAAATAAGAAGTTTAAATTAGGAACATATTTATGTGTAATAGCAGAATTATATTTTAGGTATTATGATTTAATACAAAAAGATGGAAAAAAATGGTTTTTTTCAATGAATCATGCGCTAATTAATAATAAGTCAAAAGTATCAAAGGAAAAAGTTGTAGTAAAAAAATAAAATATTAATTAATAATTATAATTAATATTTTCAATAATTTAAAATTGAATAAATTAAAGATATATTTATATATTAATATTAGTGATGAGCACAAGTAAAATTTATTCAAAAGTTATGTTATCTGATAAATTAGAAATAAATTTTAAAAATATTAATTCAGAAATATATAATACATTACAAAAAATTATTAAAAAAAAGGTAGAAGGAATTTGTATAGATGAAGGTTATGTGAAACCAGATTCTGTTAATTTAATTTCATATTCATCAGGAGAATTATTTTCCAATAATGTTAAGTTTGATATTGTTTACGAATGCTTGGTAGCAAATACAGTAGAGTCAATGACTTTTGATTGTATTGTTAAATCTATAACAAAAGTAGGAATAAGAGCCGAAATAAATGAAGCAGTAAGTCCATTTGTTATATTCATAGCACGAGACCATCATTTTGATAATGAATTATTTTCCAAAATAAATGAAAATGATATTATAAATGTTCGAGTTTTAGGGCAGAGATATGAATTAAATAATAAATTTATTTCAGTAATAGCAGAATTAGTAGATATAAATAATTATAAAACATCTAAAGGAGAATTAGAAAATGTAGAAGATTTAGTTGGTGGAAAAGGTCTAACAAAAATTAAACTTCCGACAAAAAAAAAGAGTGGTACAAATAAATTTAAATCAAAATAAATAATATATGTGGGAATTGAATTTTAATACCTTGCTTAATTGGATTACGGCTTTTACATTATTTGAAATACCTTTAGCCATATTTTATTATTTTATAAGTAATAAAACTGATGTGGTGAGAGATTGGTATTCAAATAAAACAATAAATATTTGGAATGTATTAGCTCAAGATTTTTTTTATGCATTTTGTGGTATAATAATAGCATTAAAATTGTTTAATTATTTTAATTTATCTAAAAATATATTCATATTTTTATTAATAGTGGTAGGAGTGCAAATAACAGGAGATAGTTTGTTTGCATTAACAATATATAATTGGCCAAAAAAATATGATACTCGATGGACAAAATATTTTAAAAATTATATAGAAAAGTCAGGTCCAAATGCATTAATTGGAGATGCGATATATGTAATAACATGGACATTAACTTATTTATTTGTTACAAAAAATTTATTATCTTTTGATAATAAAATTTTTATAATATTTTTATTTTTATTTTTAGTATCTGCATATAGTGAAAAATAATTATATAATATATTTTATAATTTTTTTGTATAAATATGTTGTAATTAAAAATAAGAATCCTCCCCAAGTTAAATCGATTAATCCTATATAAGTATTCCAATCTTTAAAGATAGCCATATTAGTGGTTTCATAAACTCCATAAATAAAGAATCCAAGTAAAAATGCGTCTAAAAATGAGGCTTTTTTGTAAATAATAAAATAATATAGTGATGAAATTAAAATTAAATAGCAAGCTATAGTTGGAAAAATTTTCATGACTAATGATGAACCTTGTATTTTTTTTATCATAGTTTGAAAATTATTGTTCATTAAATATAAAAATCCGGCATCTACTATTATAAATATTAAACCAAGTAATAAAAATTGTTTAAACATAATATATATATATATATTTAAAGAATATTAAAAGATAACAAAAATATATTATATTTAATGATAGCAGATTGTGAAAATGAAAATAATTTGTTAGAAAATGCAAATGAAAATAAAAATTATGATGAATTAGAAAAATTACGAAAAACAATAGAAAATTTAAATAATAGTCATCATTTAGAAATTGCGAAAATATTTAAATCAAATAATATTAAATTAACTGAAAATAATAATGGTATTTTTATAAATCTAAATAACATTCCTTGTAATGTAATAGTACAAATTAAACAATATATAGAATTTATAAAAACACAAGAAAAATTAATAAATATAGATGAAACAAAAAAAGTAACACTAGAAAATATTTATTTTAAAGATAAACAAGAATCTTTAAGTGAATGTGGATAATCTTTAAGTGAATGTGGAATATAATATTTTAAAACATATTAAAAATATAAATATAAATATAATGATAATATTTAATTATGTATTCTTTAAATATTAACAACACAAAAACAATTGATAATTTAGAAATATATATGTTAAATTCTATAAAAAATACTTCTGTTGAAATTGTTAAAGATGAAATAAAAGAAATAAAAAAAGAAAAACCTTACATTCCTAGAGGTAATATTCATGTTAATTATAATAAATTAAAATCAAAATATTATGAAAAACCTTTTAATAAAAAATTAATTTTAAATGATAAATTATTTTGGTGTTTTTATAAATTATATAATAATGTAAAAGATTCTGATTTAGAATATTTAAATACATTTACAATTGAAAAAGATTTTAAATTGTCTGTAATCGATAAACTTAAACAAAATAAAGATTTACTAAAAAAACATAAAATTCAAAAAAATAATGTTGAAAGTGAAATTACTAATGATAAACAAATCTCTCTAAATTCATTCAAAACTTTGTGTATTTTATATAATTTAAATATTATTATTATTAAAGATAATAATACGTATACACGATTTACAAATGATGGTTTAGAAAGTTGTATTGATAATTTAGATAAGTATCAAGTTGTAAAATTAGTTTATAAAAATTCTTCATCAATAAATACAAATTTTGAAATTATAATGAATATTGATAAATTAGAACTTGAAAATGCATTAAATAAATATTATTATGTTAAAAATCTAGAAAAACCATTAAAATCTTTTAGCAGTTATAAATTAGATGAAATAATTGAAATTGCCAAAAAATTAGATATTCAACTTAATCATGATGATGGTAAAAAGAAAACAAAAATGGAACTTTATTCTGATTCTCACAAAAAATTATCATAAATATATTTAAAATTGATTTATTATTTAAAAATATAGTAATAAATAATAAACCAATATATATATTATGTCAAAATCAAAAGAAATAATAAAATCAAAAGAAATCTTAAAAGAAACTTCTAAAGATGTTATCTCTCAAAAAAAGTTTAAAACTGTAATTGAGTCAAGTGATGATTCAGATAGTACAAAAAAATTTAAAAGATTAATAAACATGTATTTAGTTAATATGTCTAAATTAACTGATAATATGGTTCCTGAATTAGAAGTAAGATTTGGGACAAAAAAAATTAAATCTTTAACTAAAATAGATTTTTATAATGTTATTAAGAGTTTATTAAATCATAATTTCACCAATACTCTTGAAAATTATTATTTAAAAATTATAACTGATAATGAATTATCTAAAATAAGAACACAAATTAATGGTTTTCCAAATATTCAACATTATTGCAAATATAATACAATTCAAAATTTACCTGATCCTTTTAATGTAGAATTTATTGAAAAAGATTATTATGTAAATGAAGGAGTAAAAATTTATCCTTTGGATTTTGATGACTATAATTTTCGTATCTCATATCAAATTGAAAAAATTTATAGTGCAAATGATGAAACCATTAAAAGTATTAATGATAAATGGACTTCAACAAAAAAAATTTTTCGTTATATAAAACGATTTGAGTTTACTCATCCTGATTATCCGTTTTTAATACATTGTAGTATTGTTAAAACTTCTAGAACAAATGGTGGAAAACTTATTCCCCAATTTAATATAAAAGATTCTGATGTATTTAATTCTTCTGAACAATATGAAATAGAAATAGAATTAAACAATATGAAAGTAGGTATTGATACGCAATTTTCAACGGGTCTAATAATTTATCAAAAATTAAGACAACTTATAAAATATGTATTAATTGGAATTCAACAAACAAATTATCCTGTTTCTTTAGTTGAACAAAATGAAATTATTAGTAATTATTTAAAAATTACAAAAAATAAAGATTATGATGAAACAAAAAAACCTTATAATAGTGATTTTATAGGTCCATCATCATCTACATTACAAATGATAAATTTAATTAATGAATCTGATATAAATGAAACTAATAAAACAATCCCTAATATACGTAAAAATTATACTGTTACAGATAAAGCAGATGGTTCAAGAAAAATATTGTTTATTAATGAAAATGGTAAAATTTATTTAATAAATACTTTGATGAACATTGAATTTACAGGTACATTAACCGAAGAAGATGAATTATTTAATACTATTATAGATGGAGAGCATATTACTCATGATAAAAATGGAGAATATATAAATTTATTTGCTACATTTGATATATACTATATTAATAATAAAAATATTACTGGATTACCATTTGCTAATTTAGAAACTGCAAAAGTTAAAGAAGATGATGAAGAAAAACAAGACGAAGAGAAAAAGACTAAATCCAAAAAATCAGATTTTAGATTAGTTATTTTAAAAAGTGTAATAAAAAAATTAAATCCATTATCGGTTATTCCAAAATCTAAACCTCCAATAAATATTGTAACAAAAAAATTTTATGCAAATAATATATTTGCAGGTTCTGCTACAATTTTAAATAATGTAAAAGAAGGTTTATTTGAATATAATACAGATGGATTAATATTTACTCCTGCTAATACTGGTGTTGCCAGTAATAAAGTTGGATTTGTTGCACCAAATTTTAAAGTGACTTGGAATGAATCATTTAAATGGAAACCACCAGAATTTAACACTATTGATTTCTTAGTAAAAATTCAAAAAAATGATTATGGCGCATTTAAAGAAAGTTATATTCACAGTGATGGTATTAATTTAACAAAATCAAGTCAATTTCAAAAATATTATACTTTAATTTTGCATGTAGGTTTTGATGAAAAAAAACACGGGTATATTAATCCATGTAATGATGTTTTAAATGATTATATTGTAAAAAAACTAGATTATGATTCATATAAATCAACATATAAACCTGCACGTTTTTATCCTACTAATCCTTCAGATGAAACTGCTGGATTATGTAATATCATTGGAAATCTAGATGAATCAAATAATTTAAAAATTTTTACAGAAGAAGGTGAAGAAATTGAAGATAATACAATTGTAGAATTTAAATATGATCATTCAAGAGAATCACAATGGAAATGGATTCCTTTAAGAGTTAGATATGATAAAACATCAGAATTAAGAAGTGGAGGTAAAAATTTTGGTAATGCTTATCATGTTGCTAATTCAAATTGGCAATCAATTCATAATCCAATTACAAATGAAATTATAACAAGTGGTAATCATCTTAAAATGGATAATAATGATGATGATGTTTATTATAATAAAGTAAATACTAAATCAGAAACTCGTTCATTGAGAGATTTTCATAATTTATATGTAAAAAATATGTTAATAAGTAAGTTATCAAATAGTGGAAGTACTTTAATTGATTTTGCTTGTGGAAAAGCCGGTGATTTACCAAAATGGATTAATTCTAATTTAGCATTTGTATTAGGAATAGATTTAAATAAAGATAACATTGAAAATAGATTAGATGGTGCTTGTGCTAGATATTTGAATTATGCTAAAAAATATACTACAATTCCAAAAGCTATATTTATAAATGGTAATAGTTTTATTAATATAAAAAATGGAGATGCATTTGCAACAGAAAAAAATAAACAAATAATAAAAGCCTTATTTGGAGAAGGAGCAAAAAATGAAGTAGTTTTAGGTAAAGGTGTATATAATAATTATGGTATAGCTCAAAATGGATTTAATATTAGTTCAATACAATTTGCATTACATTACATGTTTGAAAATGAAAGTATATTAAATGAATTTTTAAAAAATGTAAGTCAATGCACTGCCTTAGATGGTTATTTTATTGGAACTTGTTATGATGGAAATAAAGTATTTAATTTACTAAGTAATGTAGAAATTAATAATTCAATTAGTTTAATGAGAAATGATAAAAAAATATGGGAAGTAACAAAAAAATATAGTAATTCATTTTATGAAGATGATGAATCATGTATTGGTTATGCGATTGATGTATATCAAGAAACTATAAATAAAACATTCAGAGAATATTTGGTAAATTTTACATATTTAACAAGATTATTAGAAAATTATGGATTTGCTTTACTTTCAAAAGATGAAATCAAATCACTTGATTTACCAAATTCAATAGGATATTTTGATGAATTATTTGAAAATATGGAGTCTGAATTAAAAAAAGATAAACGAATTGCTAATAAAATTGGAAATGCTTTAAATATGTCTAAAGAAGAGAAACAGATATCATTTTTAAATAAATATTTTATATTTAAGAAAGTAAGAAATATAACAAGTGAAAGTTTAGCTCCTTTAAAAGAAACTGATCCGAAAACTCAAAAAGAATATGTAGAAGAATTTAATGAAATTGATGCAACATTGAATGATGTTGAAAAAGATACTGCTGAAGAAAAATCAAAAAAATTAGCAGAAAAATTATTAGGTGAATTAGATACTAAAGAATTAGAACCAAAAGAAGAAAAACCACAAAAAATTAAATTAACTATAGAACAAAAATTAAAAATAGCAGAAGAGAAGAAAAAAGAAAGAGAATTACAAAAACAAAAAGAGAAAGAAGAAAAAGCTTTGAAAAAAGCAAAAGAAAAAGAAGAAAAGGAAGCATTAAAAAAAGAGAAAAAAACACAAAAAACTAAGAAATAAATAAATTTATAAAAAAATAAAAACACAAAAACTAAGAAATAAATAAATTTATAAAACAATCTAAAATTATTATGTTAATAATTATAGTTAATAACATAATATGGCGTATATTAATATTCCATCTCTAAATTATACTGACTTAAGATTCAATTTTGTATTAAAAGATGATGACAATAAAGAAGAAGAAATTTTCATGTCTAATTCTTTAAATCATTATTTATCAAATATAAAACAACAAATAGATGAATATAGTAATTATTGGGATTACTATAAAAAATTAACTAATCCATATGAATTTATTCATACTCAGGTTCCAGAAATCAAATATTCTATATGTAAATATAAACCTTTATCTCGTTCTTTTTTTAAAATGATAGAAATTATAAATACATTTTCTTTTTTATGTGAAAAAAATACTATAAATTGTTTTCATTTAGCGGAAGGTCCAGGTGGTTTTATTGAAGCATTTAATTATAAACGTAATAATAAAGGAGATAAATATTATGGAATGACTTTAATTTCTGATAATATAAATATTCCATCTTGGAAAAAAAGTTCACATTTTATAAATAATAATAAAAATGTAATAATAGAATATGGTTCAACAAAAACTGGTGATTTGTTTATAAAAGAAAATTTAATTTATTGTAGTAAAAATTATGCTAATATGATGGATTATATTACAGCAGATGGAGGTTTTGATTTTTCAGTAGATTTTAATAAACAAGAGGAATTATCTATGAAATTAATAATTGCACAAATATTTTTTGCAATAATTATGCAAAAAGAAGGTGGAAATTTTGTATTAAAAATATTTGATATATTTAAATTTAAAACAGTTGAAATTATTTTTTTATTATCGAATTTATATGATTATGTTTATATTTACAAACCTTATACAAGTAGAGTAGCAAATTCAGAAAAATATGTTATTTGTAAAAATTATAAAAATAATAATGAATTTATTTATAAAGAAATTATTAATAATTTTGATTATTTATTAAACAATATTGATAATATATATTCTTTGTTTAATATTACTTTACCTAAATTATTTTTGAAGAAAATAGAAGAAATAAATGCAATATATGGTCAACAACAAATAGAAAATATTAATACTACTCTAAATTTTATTAGAGAATTTATAAATATTAAACATAATAATTATAATCTTTCAGATAGTGAAAATTATGAAATAGTAGAAGATAAAGAATCTAAAATAGAAGATAAAGAATCTAAAATAGAAGATAAAGAATCTAATATATTATTAGAGAATAATTTCTTGGAATCAAGTAATATAATTATTCCAATTCCAATTCCAACTTCAATTCCAACTTTAATAGAAAATTCGAGAGATACAGAATTAGTTAATGATCTATTTAAATTAGATTCAAATAATAGTTCATATACTAGTCCAATTTTAAATCCTCAAACTAAATTTAGTTATTTAAAAAATGATGCTAGTTTTGTATTAAATCCAAAATTATCAAATTTTGACTTAAGTGATGATAGTGATAATGATAATAAAAGTTCTTCTAATAATGATGAAGAAGAAATTTTATCTAATAATTTAAAAAATACTAAATCAATAAATGTTTCAAATTATGAAAAATTTAATAATAAAATTAATGTTTTAAAAAATATAAATATTCAAAAAAGTCTTAATTGGTGTAATAAATATAATTTTCCAATTAATAAGCATTTTTTAAATAATTAGTGTTTTTTTCCTTTTCTTCCTTTTCTTTTTTTACGAGTTCCTGATCCTTTTTTTTTTGGACTAAATGTTTTTGCATTTGCATTTAAACTTAGTCTTTTTGCTAATTCTAAAATATTAAGAGGTCTTTTGCTAGATTTAGGTTTTCTTAAAAGAACTCTACTAGCTGGACTTAAACCACTACTTAAAAGTTTAAATATAGGTAATTGTTTTTTATTTTTTGGACTAAATGTTGTCGCTTTTGGATTCAGAGTGCTAGTTAATGCTTTAAACGCAGGTAGTCTTTTTTTTGAACCTCCTTTTCTTTTTGTTTGAGCCATTTATATATATTATCAATAAAAATAATTTATATAAATTATTATTTTAGAATTCTAATATTTGAATATTTTTTACTTTTAGTTTCTCCATTATCTAGGTAACAAGTTAAACAACCTGGCATTATTGCTAAATTATTAAAAGTATCTGAACCCGATGATTTATTGTGAGCAGTGGTTCCAAATCTATTATAATCAGTTGTTGGTAAATAACATCTTCTTGAGTCTACATCTTGTGCACAATATTTGATGGCAGCTGTTCTTGCTGAACTTGAAATTGATCCTTGAACTTGATATTTAGTATTTGATGGTACAAAAACTGGAGTACAGTTATTAATTACAGAACAATCTGGATAAGATGTAAGATTTGTGTTAAATTTAGTTAATGGTAAATTTTGATTAAATGTTTTACATTTTTTTCTTAATAATTCTTTGTTTGAAGCATTATAATTCTTATCTATTACAGTTGTAGAAGGTTTTATAATAAAACAATTACCATTACTATTTTCTAGATTTTTATCTCTACAAGTAATATCATTTAGATCTAATAAATAATTGTATCCTTTTTGATATAGATTATTGCAGTCAGCCGTTGATATAATTGTTCCTCCTGGTTTATCTAAACTTCCAATATAAGATTGATTACTAAATCCTGTTGTGCTATTATTTAAATTAGTATATTGCTTTCTATAATGCCTAATAGGATTAGCAATAAACTGACAGTTGTTAGTGCAATCTTTTACTGAGTCTGGTATATCATTTTTAACATTTTTAGGAACTACAACTGATTTATTATTTGAATTATTTTTCCACGATTGGTATGGAATTCCTCCTGGTATCCATTTATTATATGCATTTTGGGCGTTTGCATTTTTAAAATATAATCTCATTATTATAATAACATAATATAATATTTTTATATATATATATATATATTTGTAATTATGAATTTTAAAAAATTTTTGAAAAAAATTAATATACCATATTTAATTTTAATTGTATTATTAATATTTGGAAGTTTATATTTTTTAACTAATAATTTTAAATTAATTGAAGGGAATAAATTAAAAGATAAAGGAAAAGATGAAGAGGGCGCTAAAGAACAAGTTGAAGCACAGTTTATAATAACTGATGAGGTTTTGCCTCCTTCAGATCATGTTACTGAAGGTAGGTCAGTAGGAAAATTTTAAATAAAATAATAATATTACTTTAGTAAATATATAATATTATTATATTATAATTACTATGTCTAATCATAGATGTATTGTTGATGATTTTGGAGGAGAGAAACATCCCTATGCATATTGTATTAAACCATTAGATCAAATGATTGATTATGATAAAATAAGAAGAGAAAGTAGTGCATTTAATATGGTTGGAATTACAGAAGGAACTCAAGGAATTGTAAATTATGCAACTGCTTTAGTTTCAGATCCTAAAAATGCAATTGCTAATGAATGTGGGGCTAAATTAGGAAATAGATATGCATTAAGAAGTAAAATGAAATGTAAAAATATGGATGAAAATGTACATATTTATATAAATAATGTAGCAGATTATAACTATTTAACTCAGAGAGAAGATACAAAAATTGGAATTATACCTGCAACTGTAGGTTCAGCACTTCAAATTAATGGATTACCTTTAATAAAAGCATTATATGAAGACCCACAACAAAATTGTATTAAAGTTAATTTACCATGTCATTTAGTTGATAAAAATGATTCTGCCAACAACTATAGTGGTGATGTTAATGATGTACCTATAGCAGTAAGTCAATATGATGAATTAGAGGCTACTGGTAGAATAAAACCAACTGCTGAACAGAGAGCTTTTAGAGAAAATTTAAGAAATGAAAATTTAGAAAGTTATACTAATTTACATGAATCAATTCATAATTATTTAGATAATAATCCACATTTATTACCAAGTAAAAATTTAGAAATTGATGAAGATAATAGTTACAATGAAGATTTATTATTTAATTTGTATTATTTATTTTTATCAGGATTTTTATTATTTTTGGTATTTAAAATTATTAATAAAAAATAAACTATTCATTTAAATAATTATAAACCATATTATTATTGTTTATATTTTTTATTTCGCCTGATAATATTGAATCTTCATACATTTTTCTTAATACATCATTTGGTGCATCACTACCAACTTTTATTAAATTTTTGCTTCTTAAATAATTTTTTATATCTTGTATTGATTTTTGTTTTAAAATAGATACTTCGTGTTTAATATTTTTTTGAGTATCTCTATTTTTTATAAAAACTCCAACTGTATTTTTACCTTTATTTTTTCCTAATTTATAGGTAAATTTTTTAGTAGTTCTTTTAATTTTTGGTATATTTTGTAAAGCAATGTCTTGTTCTTTTTTTAATTGAAAAGGTTCTAAAATATTATTTTCAGGAATTTCATCTATAAAAGGTTTATCAGATAATTCTATTATTTGATTTTTTTTTGATATTTTATCTGTTTCTTCTTTTAATTTATCTAATTGTTTATTATTATCTAAATTTTCTTCAAGATTATTAATTTTATTATCAAAAGTTTCAATAAATTCAGGTTTAGGTTCAGGTTTAGGTTCAGATTCAGATTTAGGTTCAGGATTAGATTGAATTTGGTGTTTTGCATCATTATGTACATTATTTTCTAAAACAATTTTGACTTTTGGTTTTAAATCTGTGTTATTTTTTTGAGTTTTATTAAGTTGTCGGTAAGTTGGTTTTGAGCCATTTTTTAAACATCCATAATCAGTTGATAAAGTTTGTTTATTTTGATTTAAATCATCAGGTAGATTTAAATTAATTTCTAATGATGATATGTTATTATTTTTAAAAGTAGAATTTTTTTTCTTTTTTTCTTTATTTTTTTTTGCTAAATCTTGAAGAAAATTGAGAGATTTGTTAAATTCTCTCTCAAAATCATTATTTTCAAATGTATTTTTTTCAAATAAATTTTTATTTTCTAATGTATTTTTTTCTTTTTCTTCTTTTATTACTTCTTGTTCTTTATTTCTTTGATAATCTTTAACTTTTTTCATCATTTCTTTTTTTATCTTATTTGCTTTTGAAGAATTTTCTTCATCTACTTCAGGTTTCTCTCTATTTTTAAAAGATTTTGCTTTTTTTTCTTTCTTTCCTTTAACATTTAATTTAAATAAATCGGGATTTATTTTTAAGGTTCTATTATTTTCAGACATATTATTATAAGTTCTTATTTATAATAATTATTTTTTACTAATTTTTTTTATAATAATTATTTTTTACTAATTTTTTTTAAATTGATTAAAATATATATTAAAACTATTTAAGAATATACAAAACTTACTTTATTAGTATGGATGCTGAATTTGACAAAAAAAATACATACGACAATCTTAATACTTCAGAAGAACCATGGGTTTTCATTGAATCTTATTTTAGAAATCAACATCTTAAACAACTAATTCGTCATCAACTCGAAAGTTATAATTATTTTGTTAATACACAAATTGAAAATACTATTGAAATGTTTAATCCTGTTCACATATGTTCTGATCATGATTATATTAAAGAATTAAATCTTCACCGTTTAGAAATACATATTACATTTGAAAATTTTAATATTCATCGACCACAAGTTTATGAAAATAATGGAGCCACTAAAATTATGTTTCCACAAGAAGCACGTCTTCGTAATTTTACATATGCTGGTTCGATGACTGTTGATCTTAACATTAAATATACAGTTAGAAATGGTGAAAATTATAAAAATGTTTTAAATTATCAAAAAATCCTCAAAAATATTCATATAGGAAAATTACCAATTATGCTTCGTTCTGATATTTGTGTTCTTAATCAATATAAGCATTTAAATAGCAATCAAACTGGTGAATGTAAAATGGACCCTGGAGGTTATTTTATTATTAATGGTTCTGAAAAAACTTGCTTGGGCCAAGAACGTGCTGCTGAAAATCAAATTTATTGTTTTAATGTATCTAAAAATAATACTAAATGGACTTGGAGTGCTGAAATGAAATGTATTCCTGCTTGGAAATGTATTTCACCAAAACAAATTAATATTATGATTTCATCTAAAAATAATGGATTTGGTAATGCTATTTATTTACAAATTCCTCGACTTAAAAATCCTATTCCCCTTTTCATTATATTTCGTGCTTTTAATATTATTAGTGATAAAGATATTTGTGATAAAATTATCCTCAACATTGAAGATAAAAAATTTAAAAGAATGCTTTATGGTCTTCAAGGTTCAATTGTTGATTCTAATAATTGTCTCACATATGATGCTGCTATTAGATATATCACATCTAATGTAATATACACTCCACTAAATGTTGATAAAGAAACTGGGTATAAACGTAAAAATGAATTTGCTTTTGAAGTAATTAATAATGATATATTTCCTCATTGTAAATCTAATGAACAGAAAATTTATATGTTAGGTTATATGACAAATATATTACTTCAAACATCATTTGAATGGATTGAACAATCAGACCGTGATTCATATATCAATAAACGTATTGATTTAACTGGTTCTCTTATTAATAATCTTCTTCGTAACTATCTTAATAAGGTTGTTAAAGATATGCAGAAACAAGTTGTTAGAGAGATAAATTCTGGTTCTTGGAAATCTAATGAAGATTATGAAAATATTATTAATAATACTAATATTTATAAAATAATTAAATCTACTACTATTGAAAATGGTATTAAAAGAGCCCTTGCTACTGGTGATTTTGGTATAAAACAAATTAATAGTAATAAAGTTGGTGTCGCTCAAGTATTAAATCGTCTTACTTATATTTCTAGTATTAGTCATTTACGTCGTGTTAATACTCCAATTGATAAAAGTGGTAAATTAGTTCCTCCTCGACGTTTACATAATTCATCTTGGGGATTTCTTTGCCCTGCTGAGACTCCGGAAGGAAGTTCTGTTGGTATTGTCAAAAATCTTAGTTACATGACACATATTACAATTCCTTCTAATTCTATTGGTTTATATGATTATATTTTACCACTTATTATTAGTATTGATACATTAGCTAATACTCCTAAAGAATTATATGATAAAGTTAAAGTATTTATTAATGGTGCATGGGTTGGTATTACCAATGAACCATTAGAACTTTATAATAATTTAAAACAGAAAAAATACAAAGGAATTATTAATATTTATACATCAATTATATTTGATTACAAATTACAAGAAATTAAAATATGTAATGATGCTGGAAGACTAACTAGACCATTACTTAAAATTAAAAATAATAATCTTGTCTTTACTAAAGATATTATTCAAAAAGTTCATAAAAATGAACTCTCTTGGAATGATCTCCTTTATAGTGGAAAAATTACAGAATCTATTATTGAATATATTGATTCTTATGAACAAAATAATTCCATGATTGCTATGGAACCCGAACAACTTAAATCTAAAGATTCTAAATACATTTTCCACTATACTCATTGTGAAATTCATCCTAGTACCATTTTTGGTATTTTAGCATCTTGTATTCCTTTTCCTGAAAATAATCAATCTCCTCGTAATACTTACCAAAGCGCAATGGGAAAACAGGCTATTGGTATGTATGTTACTAACTACGATAATAGAATGGATAAAACTGCTTATGTTTTATCTTATCCTATGAGACCTCTTGTTGATACACGACTTATGAATATTATTCAACTTAATACTATTCCTTCTGGAGAACAAGTTATAGTTGCTATTATGAGTCATTCTGGCTATAATCAAGAAGATAGTATTTTATTTAATAAAGGTTCAATTGATAGAGGATTATTTTTAGCAACAATTTATCATACTGAAAAAGATGAAGATAAAAAATTATATGGTAATGAAGAAATTCGCTGTAAACCTGATAAAACAAAAACTAAAAATATGAAATTTGCTAATTATGATAAAGTCAATACTCAAGGTGTCGTTCCTGAAAATACATTAATCAAAGATCGTGATATTATTATTGCTAAAGTTCTTCCAATAAAAGAAAATAAAAATGATTATACAAAAACTATTAAATATACAGACGAAAGTTACGTGTATAGAACAAATGAAGAAACATATATTGATAAAAATTATATTGAATGTAATGGAGATGGTTATAACTTTTGTAAAGTTCGTTTAAGGAATTATCGTAAACCTGTTATTGGTGATAAATTTTGTATTAGAGAAAATGCTTTAATTTTAACTGATTATGGATGGATTTCATTAAAAGAGATTGATATTAATAAACACAAAGTAGCTACATTGAAAAATAATAAAGAATTAGATTATGTTT